CATTTCGTAAAAGTTGTAATTAAAAATTCGGGCTACAAGTCCGCTCAAAATAAGGGGGAAATCACTATGTTATACGTTACAAAAAATGGTAAAATCACCCGCAAGCCAGAGGTAAAAAAATATATCAATGCTTGTTACACTTGCTCAGGGTGTATGTCTTGCATGTACTCTGATGAGTGCAGCGCTTGGAAAACCGATTTCCAGGATACCTCTGCAATTCCACAGGTGGAAGTAGAAAAAGTAACTGCTTCCATGTCACTCTGTCTGGGACGCCATGCAATTCCAGAGGCTGTAGACGGTGCAATCTACCCTACAGAAGTGAACCCTCTGGAAGTGGGCGAATTGGAAGTACAGGCAATGCATGTTTTATCCGCAAGGCACATTGCATATCTGAACCTATATGTTACAGGTTTAACTGTGGCACTCATTGCGGTACTGAATATCTGCCATGAAATGGGTATCCATGTTACCCTGTATCACTATGACAGGGAATCGGGCAAATACTACGCTCAGGAGGTGAAATAACATGGCAAAAATCGAACATGCACCCAAATTTTATGTGCGCTTACGGAAAGGTACACCATGCAAATTCCCGGAAGATTTTACAGTATTTCCTGGGTCAGTCTATGGCAGATATGCCAGAAGTGGGGATAAATCTAACTATGTGTTCTGGGTCTGCGATTGTTACCAGTTAATCAACGGAAAACTTCCAGTGCATATTTATAACAACGGAAGTTGGAAATTGGAACTTTGCGCACCGGTTCACCCATGCTACAAGTATGTGCAATCTGTCATTTTGAGTTTAGGGAAAGTGCCTAAAGTAGAAAATGATTATATGTCATTTTCTACGGTTCAGAACTTAATGAAGCATGATAGAAAACGCAAATGCGGATCTGGTGGAGTACGTCTTACACCATTCTGCGGACAGGTCACAGACTACGAATGTGCAAAAAATCCTCTGCATGATTTCCGCAGAGTATGGAACTAGGGAAGGGAGAAAATAAGTATGAGTATGATACAGATACAGAAAATGTGCGTGAATATTTATCACGACTATATAGGCATGGGTAGAAGGCAGAACATGGCAGATAAAGAGGTCCTGTCTTTAATTATGCGTGAATACTGCCAGTCTATCATTGACTGGGAAGAAGTAAAGTGGCTTTGGATAAAATACCTGGAAAAAGGAATTTTAGATTTTGCCGGTGCTATCAGATTAGCAGAAAAAAGAATGGAGGTAGCGAAATGATGAGTTTTGTTTGGGTAATGTGTGTATTTTTCGGCGGTATGGCATGTGGTTATTTACTTACTGATAATAAGGAGGATTAAGGATATGAAAAGAGAAATGACTAGAGGAGAAATGAGACTGTATTTAACTGGCAATGCCAGTGTGTGGGTAGGCAAGACATTTGCACATGGTAAAAACATGCGCATGGTATCCAGGTTCACAGAAGAGGCAGATTATACCTGTGAGTATGATGGTGAGGATCTGGGTGATGGATTCTGTACACATGATATAGACGAGGCACTTGACTGGTTATTCGGTGTACGGAAATCAAACTACCAGAAGCATTATTTCTACTTTGCGACTGGGGAAAATGTAAAATCAATCTGCTTTTACACATCAGAGGACGCATGGGAATTTGTAAAAGAATACGCAGATAGCGGTTATGACTGCGTAGTAGAAAGATATATCTAAAGGCAGACCAGGCTCTGCCAGCTCTGAGTTATGGAAACCGCTACGAGGTTCAGAGTAGGCAACGGAATTTATTTCGGCTAATATCCATAGGCAACTTGTAAACCAGTATAAAAACCGTTATACTTGACTTATAAAAGTGAAAGGCGGTGGAAAGGAATGGAAGAAATGAGTGATAAAGAGTTACTACAGAAAAACGTAGAAGAGTTTTCACGCCTACAGAGTTACATGATACTGGCAGAAAAGGATTCTAATGTTTACAAGGCAATGAAAGTACGCTATGTTGAACTGAAAGTGATTTTAACAGCATGTGGCGTAAATCTTACGGAATTGGATATTATAAAAGAATAATCCATTCACACCAGGGGCAAGGGATATAAAAATTCCTTGCTCTTTTTATGCCTAAAAATAAAAGGCAAAACACAGCGAAAAGAGGTGATTTTATGGTGAACTGTTTACGGGCATAGTCTGCCCAGAAATGGAGGATTTTTCATGGAAAAAATCAAAGAATGGTCTGTAGCTCGTAGAATCGAATCATTAAGGCAAATGGATCGTATGTTATCTGAAATGAATGTTTTCACACGGTATACCATTTGGCAAGATTGGGGCGGCGGGTTAAAGGCAACCGCAGAGGAAACACACGCAAATTGGCAGCGTATTGCAGAAGATGACGAACTGTATTCAAACGCAATTTTTTGTTATATGGTTTGCACATTGGAAAAATATACACTTGCGAATTTTAAAGACTTTGACAAAAAATAATCTGCGGTTAGGGGCAAGGGAAACTTTGCCCCTTTAAAAATAAGTGTAAATATGATATGCTACCTAAAAAGGGAGGCTAGTATATATGCAGGTAGTATATGATAAATTATTTGATAAATTGAAAGAAAATCACATAACACAAAAAGATTTTTTAAATTCAGGTTTTAGTGGTTCAACATTAAATAAATTAAGAAATAACCAATCTGTCACAACGGAAACTCTTTGCCGTATTTGTGATTATTTCCAGTGTATGCCAGATGAAATAATGGAATGGATACCAGATTCCGATTATGAGGCAAAGCGTAAAGAGAAAGCAGAGATTGAAAAGCAAATAGCAGAACTTCAGGCAAAATTGAAGTCTTAAAGGAGGCAAATCATGACCATAACCGGTGCATATATCAAAGACAACAACTTCACCACCATCTACACCGCAGACACCATGTACCAGATTGCTTGTAACACAGGTGACTGGTCTTACGTAAAGGTAAATGACCGTTTACCAGACGGTCATATCTTAACACCGGAACTCTTCCAGGAATGGAAGGCAGAATGTACTGAAACAGGTACGTTTGAACTCTCAGAAGAATAAGGTAAAACCAAATAACCACGCAAGCAAAGGCACCCACCAGAGAATATCTAGTAGGTGCTATTTTTATAGGGAAACCTAAAGCGAAACGGAGAATAAAATGATATAAAGTCCTTGACAATCCTTTCGATGTGATATATCATATCAGTACAAAGCAAGGAGGACAAAAGAGAAATGCCAGTATTGTCACGTTATGAAGGATACATTATAACCATGAGACTTAGAAACAAGGAACATAATCCGCCACACATTCATGTCGCATACGGAAATGATGAAGCTATCTTCACTATTTCTGATGGTAAAATGTCAGACGGAATGATTCCTAAGAAGGGGCAAAAATATATTAAAGAGTTTATTCTCCATTATCAAGACAGATTGATGGAAATGTGGGAAACGCAAAACTTTGAGATGTTGCCACCTTTAGAGTAAAGAGAAAGGAGGACAATAATGTTCTACAAAATCAAAAATGTAGCTGCGTGTGATGATTATACATTGCGCGCAGTCTTCACGAATGGAATTGAAAAAGTATATGATATACGGAAAATGTTCCCAGTATACGCACCTATGAAAGAATTAGAGAACATCGAACTTTTCAAAAAGGCAAAATTAAGTCCAGGTGGGTATGCGGTAGAATGGAACGATGAACTTGACCTTGATGCAAATGAGATCTGGGAAGAGGGAACAGAAACCGGAAACAAATACTATTTAAGTCCTAAAGAAGAACTTGCAGCAGCAGTAAGTGAGGCAAGAGGTAAACGGGGCTTGTCACAAAGAGATCTGTCTAAATTGACTGGCATTCAACAGGCAGATATTTGCAAACTCGAAAATGCAAATTCAAATCCTTCATTTAATACTTTAGTCCGAATTGCGGAAGGAATGGGAAAGAGATTAAAAATAGAATTTGTGTAAGAGAGGTAAATAATTGAATAAAGAACGGGAACACTCCGTATAAAAGTTAATTTTGTGCGGAGGGTAATATAACGGAGAGTATAGCATCTATAGAAATATAGGTGCTATTTTTATATCTAAAATTAAGGAGGCAATGCAAAATGAAAAAGCAGTATAACGTATTAATCCAGGACAAAACCGGTCATATCTCAATTGAGATTATCACGGCAGAAACACGGTTTGAAGCAATGCAAATTGCAGAAACCTTAAATAAGGGAATTGCAAGAGATGCAATTGAGTGTATTTAAGGAGGTAACGCAAAATGAAAAAAGAAGATTTATTTTTCGGACCATTAATCTGCGGAGCTACATTAATAGCAGCCAGTGCGTTCTTGATCGGCGCAAGTTTAGGAACCAAACAGGCAGAACGGGATTTATATCCACTGCCTACAGTTGTAACGGAAATTGACCGCAGTATAGATAAAGTAACTTGTACAGATTACAACGGATATGAGTGGTCATTCTACGGCTGTGAGGATTGGCAAGAGAATGACATCTGCACTCTGCTTATGGATTCACGGAAAACGGAGAAGATATATGATGATGTCATTGTACAGACCAGATATTCTGGCAGTGTAGAATCTATGGTTGATATGGAAGCTGTGACCGACTTCCAGGCAAATAATGATGCACTGTATTTGTATCTGGCAGACGGTACAGGTTACTACTGGGAAAGATAAAGAAGGGAGAATAAAAGTATGTGTCAGAAAGATTACAAAGAAAAACGGTTCGCAATGACTGCTGCAAAGCAGCTGGGTTACGGAGATGCAGTCGTGGAACGGATTAGACAGAGCAATTCGCTCTATGAGATTGATCGGATCATGAGAACAGCAAGATTAAATATGCCATATAGGTAGGAGGTAAAGCAAATGACAAAAGAACCAGAAGTAGTAACATATTATACACTTGAAGAAGCACGGAAACTGATCCGCAGAGAGGATGTACGGAAACGGAACTTGCTCTTACGGAAATTCACACAGAAGGGAGTGGGAGTTGCAATTATTGTAGCAACCATTCTGACAAAAGAGATTGCAGCAATCGTATTTGCTATGATGTTAGGGCTGTACCTGATTTTAACCAAAGAGAGATGGATGTAGGGATTATTTTTGCTTGACAATATGGCATATATGCCATATAATACTCATACAAAAGATACACCGGAGGAATTTATGAGTAAATTTGAAGTAGAGTTTTACGAGCTAGACAACGGAATTAAGCCAGCAAAAGAATTTATACTTTCTCAAGCACCTAAAATGAGAGCAAAATTGTTTGGGATGGTTGATATTCTGGAAGAAAATGGTACTGAGTTGAGAAGACCATACAGTGCGCCATTAGGAGATGGTATATTTGAATTGAGATGTATATTCGGGAATGACATTGCAAGAGTTTTATACTTCTTCTATTATGAAGGTAAAATAATATGTACAAATGGTTTTATTAAGAAAACTCAGAAAACGCCGCCAGAAGAAATTGAAAAGGCAAAGAAGTATAGAGCAAGATTTTTAGAAAGGAATGGGAAATAATGAGTGAATTTAGGGAACTTTTAAATGAACAGCTTAAGGACCCAGAATTTAAGAGAGAATGGGATGACATCCAACCAGAAATGGATGTCATCCGGGCAATGATTAAAGCACGGAACGAACAGAATCTGACACAAAAAGAGCTGGCTGACAGAATCGGTATGAATCAGGCAGACATTTGCAAACTTGAAAACGGAACTCGAAACCCGTCTTTAAAACTTTTAAAGAAATTAGCCAATGGACTAAATATGGATCTTCGGATCCAGTTTGTCCCACGGAAAACATCATTACGGGGATAGCCTGCACATAACTCTTGCAGGCGGAGCGGAAATACAAAATAAATTCTAACGGTATTAAGATAGCATCTTACAGAAATGTAGGGTGCTATTTTTGTACCCAAAAAATAAAAAATTAAAGAGAAAAAGGAGAAAATATTATGTGTAGAATCAACGGAAAGAAATTAGCAAACTTTAGAACAGAGAACGGAATGACACAGGCACAGCTGGCAAAGAAGTTGGGTATGACTGCATCTACTATTTACAACTATGAAAGCGGAAAGTCAACTCCATCTGATGAAGTGGTAGAAAAAATCTGTATGCTTTTACGTATTAACAAAGATGAAGTTGAAATCAAAAATGTAGATTATGATTTCAAATCTGGAAGTAATAGCATAATTGATCATGCACGGAAAGTATGGAAAGATAATCGCCACAGAACACCTGTTGATACAGAAGAATATATTTCAAAACGTAGAAAGGCAGATGAAACCGAAGAAAAAGAAATTGTTGAAATCGAGTCAAAACTCGAACAGCCGGTATCTTTTGCAGGTAAAACATATATCCAGATTAAGCCGGTTTATATTCATGTTCCAAATTGGCAGAGAAATACAGATTTTGCAAAGGCAGAAGTAATTGCAAGACAGTATGATCCTAACAAGTACGATCCAGTAAAAGTATATAGAAATAATGGAAAATTATATGTTTCAGATGGCGCCCACAGAGTAGTTGCAGCGGTTATGAGAAATGAATTAATAAAAAAGGACTTGATGATTATTGTTGAAGTTCTGGACTGCAACGAAGAAGAAGCAAGAAAAATCTTTTTGTATCAGAAAGCAGGCAGAAAAGACATGACGGTAAGCGATATGTACAGAGCTGCTATTGGTAACAAAGAAGTTGACTATATGAAGTTAAAAGAAATCTGTGAAAGCAATAACATCCAGATTACAGCAGAAGAAAATTTAATCGAAAATCCAATTGGTAAATTAACCCCTTCCAGATCTGCATTACGCCTTGCAAATGCAAATAATAATATTATGCAGACTGCAATTGGATTAATGAAGGATTTAGGCTGGACGGGATCACAGAAAAATGCTTTTACAATGAGAAACTTCCATGTACTTAGAAAATTACTGGCTAATTATGGAAGTGATGTAGAGCGTCAGCTGTTAGTGAACTGCAAAGGCGCAGCTTTCTATGAGGCAAAAGTAGCACCAGTTAAGAGTGATGCGGAGTTATATGACATCTTATCAAGTGAAATCAATAAATAATATACATAAATTTTGAATAATTATACATAGTTAGACTTTGCGGGCAAGGCAACTTGTCCGTGAAGATGTGATTATGTATCACAAAAAATAAAAGTGAAAGGAGAATAGTATATGTGTCAAAAAGTGAAAATGGCACCTGTGTCAAAAGTGAAGTTTACTCAGGCTTTACGAGGACATGGCTATGTACTTGCCCGAACTAATGGTGGTCACGAGACCTGGAAAAAAGTAGTCACTAAGACTTGTACGATTCCAAGTCACGGAACGGATATTTCAGCACCATTAGCGAAACGGTTAAGCAAAGAACATAATTTAGACTTGTTTTAAGGAGGGAAAAGAAATGGCAGATTACAAAGTACGGTTAGTTGCTGGGCGGTATTGTCTGGCAGAAACAAAAAACAATTGGATTGTAGGTTGTGGCTATAATCCAGACAGACCAGAAGGACAGCAGTGGGAGCAGGGTGAATATTTCTCTAAGGCAAATGGTTTAACTGGTCTCTTAAGTTTACACGAAGCAACGGAATATATGTATAGTCGTCTGGACGAAAACTACATTCCAAGGGAAAGGTTAATCGAATTGGCAACACGGTTTAAGGACTGTGCCAATGGAGATGAGGATCTTGAGTATGTAAAAGATGATATGGAAGACAACGAGCTTAAATTCTTTGAGATGGATGAGAAAACAACAGAAGATATGGAAATTGATGATGATATCTTGTTAGAGGAGAATGATTTATGATGCCTACATATTCATTAATCAATTATTTTGATGTATGGGGAAATGCAAAAGATGGTTGGGAAGTCAATAATCTCTGTACAGAGAAAACTGGGATCACCATTACTGATGATGCGACCGATAAAGAGATTTTAGATTATCTTGTGCAGATTGGTTTTCTCGCTACATCTGATATGCGAAAGGTAAAAATAGATACTACTGACGGTGACATGATGGAAATTTACGCAGTTAAAGGTATGCAGCCTTTAGGCAGATTGCAGAGGGAATGGAAATGAAAAAGAAACCACGGTGGAAAGATTTACCTTTTGATGAACGGATGGATAAGAAGTTAAAACAGTGGGGATTATCCGAAGAAACACGAGAAAGGGTAAAACAGAAAATTAAAAAACGGAAACAATTAGTAGAAGTATAAAATTCGCATTTCTTTAGAAAGGATGGTAGATATTATGAGATTAGCAGTAACATGGGAAATGGCAGGATATGTAGATGTAGAAGCTGATACATTAGAAGATGCAATGGAAAAATTCAAAAAAGAGTGTGATTATATTAAGCTTCCAAACGGAGATTATGTAGATGGAAGTTTTAGATTGTCAACAGAAGATGTTGATGAAATGGAAGCTATTGTAGATTTTTAATGAAACTAAGATTTCAGGAGGAAAATATTATGGCAAAAGAAAGAGAATTTATTTACAGCAAAACAAAAGAAGTTGGAAAGTTAGGTAATGCAACTGTTGAGATTGGTCATTACACAGTAGACGGAAAAGAGATGGCTGATAAAGTGTACATGGTAACATCTTACGTCAAGAAAGACGGAACTGAACATTCCAAAGCAACTGCGATCTGTACTGTGGCAGAAGCAAAGGAGTTAGGCAAACTGCTTTCAGAAATTTAGGAGGAAAAAACAATGTGGACACCATGCGATGAACCAGTAGAAGAATATAACGAAGAAACCGGCAAAATGGAAATACAATACCATTGTCCTTATGCAGATACATATGTTGGATACGAAGATGAAATGTGTAGAAACTGCTGTGGACTTGGTGTAGACGAATAAGAGGAGAGCAACGATGAGAGATTTAAGACCTGGTGATGTAGTACATTGCCAAGGTATTACTTGCACAATTAAAGAGATTGCATGGCAGGAACCGTGGGAATGGAGAGAAGCGTATTACTTAGAGTTTCGTGATACAAATGGTGTTTATAGATCATGGAAACAGAACTTTGACGGCGGTTATGCGGAACTGAAAAATGAATAGAAATATTAAAGGCAGTTAGGAGAATAATCTACTAGCTGCCTATTTTATTACAAGAAAGTGAGGAAACGAATATGTATGATTTTACAAAAAACGAAATGGAAATTGTTAAAGACAACTTGATGGCATTTATTGCAAACTTTGGTAAACCACGGATTACAAGAGGAGACGATGGAGAAAGCTTCTATGTATTCACTGATGGTTCAGATTCATGGAGACAGTATTGTTACAACATTGATTATCTAAATGGATGGTTATATGGCTGTGTTCAGGCAGCTTGTGGAAATCCAAAGCGAGATGAAGAAATGAGAGAAATGTGCGATAGTGCAGGATTCAGAGAAAGATATGCAATTATGCATGGTGAAAGAGAAGTGAAAAATATCAGTGGTTATAAATGCTATGTATTTACATATTCAGAAAATGATGAGTATCAGGATGCAAATGGAGCTACTTATGATACGGTAACAAAAAGTTGGATTGGTTAGAAAGGCAGGTTGATTAGCATGAAATATATTCCAAGAAATGAGTATTACAAAATAATTAGAGAAACAGGACGTATTCCAGATGAAAGCGAATATGAAATTGCAGACTTAGATTTGTCAACATATCCATTAAACGAAGATACAAAACGGATTGCGAACGTAAACTTCATGGAAGAAACAGAAGATAGAAATGGAAACTATATGTTGAGTGGACATTGGTTTTCAGATTTGAGTTATCATTTTGCAAAGAGATGCAAATTCGATTTAGTTCAGGTAAATGGATATAGTTCTTATGCTTATTCAGATGAACAGATGGCGGTATTCACATACACAGAGGGAGATATTTATCTCACATTATTTACTGATAAAGCGAAATATGAAACTGAAAAGGAAAGAACAATTAAATTTTATGAGGAGGTATGTTGATTATGGCATATAAGAGAAAAACTAAAGATTGTTATGCAATCGAGGGAAATTGTGGTTATGGATGGGACATTGAATGTAATTGTGAAGATAGAGCAGATGCAAAAGCACAGTTGAAAACATACAGAGAGAATGTAAGTTATCCTGTGAGAATTAAGAAATGGAGAGAAAGGATTGATGATTAGTATGAAATATACAATAGACACATTAAGAGAGATTAACGCAAGATTTTGTGGTTCGCATATACTTATGAATTACGATGTAGATAAGGCAAATATATATGTCAAACTTATAGAAAATACACGATCTGAAAAGACTCCAAGTGTAGGTGATTGCGTTAGATATACAAATGAATATGGAGATTACTATGAAGCAGCTCATATTGAAAAAGCAGATGTGAATGAAATTTATATCTGTGAACGACCATATACACCTTTTGTTCATGAATACGAAGGCAGAATTAGTTGTAATACAAGTGGTGGAGCATGGACACATTTACCAACAAGAGAACTGAAATATATAGGTAAAATTGAAAAGAGATTTTGTGATTGGGGTAATTGTGGAGGCTGTGCAGATGGTGCTATTGATTTTATAGCAGAAGTAAGTTTATGGGAATATGTAGATAGTAAAAATCCTTTTGTAAGTGAAAATGGATATAAGTTCACAACAAAGGATTTTGATAAACAGTATATATCATTCAATCCTAAAGATGATTCACATTATGTATATTTTGGAGAAGGTTGTGCCTGGAAAAGTAAAACAGATTTATATGCTTATCTGAGAACATATAGAGCAGAAATTTTCAAAGGACATTGGCAGAATCAGTTCATTGTGTGGACTTGGAAAGAGAAACAGCATCATATATCACCAACGGAATTTGATAGTCTTAAATTAGAAGAAGATACATTCCTGATGAATGGTGACATCATGAGATGTAAAAGAAAATATGATGAAATTACCCATACTGTACACACATATTATGTTTGGTATTGGGACGATCCAACTAAAGACTTCTTTGAGGCAAGTGCAGAACAGAATAAAATAAGAGAAAAATATTATACACTTGATAGAAAAATTCCAACATATATTGTTGCAAGAGAAGAATTAAAGTCTGGAATTGAAATTCCAAAACATAAGGAGGTGTAATAGTATGCAAATTCTTGATAAAGCCATTACACCAGATGGAATAGAAATTGAGCTTAGAGATTTAAGTGGAGAACATAAACTGTCAGATTATAACGGATTGGTAATTGTCTTTCGTACAATTGCAAAGAAAACATTTCCACCTAATCTTGGATGGTATGCACAAAAAGGAAAAGAATTTCATTCATGTATTTGTTGCTATAAAAATTATACATCAGATATGTTAAAGGCAGATTATGAGAAATTAAAAAATGGTACAAAAACTCTTGCAGATTTGAAATCATATTTTTGGAATGGAAATAGAGATTGTTATGTACTTGGGTTGGAAGGGAGTAAAAGTTATGCTGAAAACATTAAAGGAAATGTTAATTGAAGCGGGTTATCCTGAAAGCGAAATGTATCATCCTTCGTATGGATCTGATTTGTATGTATATGTAACACCGCTTACAACAAAGGTAATTGAAGAATGGTGTAAGGCACATGATTACAGAATGGCTTGGCATTGTCCTACATTTAAAGACCAGATAACAGGCAAAATGATGTATGATTGTGCATTTCAGTGGTATGAAAATTAGCAGATAGATGAAATTTTAGATCATCTTTTACGGATTGCATCGGATAATCCTCATCTCGAAGGTAAATGGGAAGAATATCACAAGGGCGTATATCAGGACAATTATTATGATTCTGTTGATGGAATAGAGTATTTAGTTCAGCATGATATTGTGACGAATACATGCGTATTATACGAATTGAAAGGGAAATAAAAGGTATAAGTATGCATAAAAATTTTTATGGATGGAGTTTAGAAAGTGTGCATGATGGAACTGTAGATACAAAGTATACAGTTGAATATATCAACGATTCTAAAATTGCTGATGAATTAGAACGGAGCGGCGATCCGGCTTTGTATAACAAAAGAGAATTTGATAATGCAGATGAAGCGTTTGCCTATTATTTGAGATGGTATATGGATGATACATGTATCATTTTGAACTTGTGGGAAACGATTTATGTAAATAATGAAATGGTTCTTGAACAGAGAATAGAACCAGTTGGCTATACTAAAAATATTATGCGTGAAATTGTCAGTAAAGAAATGAAAATGCGTATGGAAACTGCTGAAGAAGAAGCAGAACGGTTAAAGACTTCGAATGAATTGTATAAGAAGTTTATTGATAAATTTAACGCAAAAGAAATGTTTAAAGAATTTGTAAAACAGGAAATGGAGGTAAATTGATATGAAACTTGAAATGTCAACAGATTTTCTTCATTTGATTGAACCTGGGATGTATGGAACAGAGCTGGGCGAAGCCTTATATGATGTTGAAGATGAATACATAAAGGATTTTAAAGATGCAGTCGTTGATTATGGTATTGATAAAATCAACGAGATATTATCAGAAGAATCAATCGTAATATTCTTTGGAAAATGCAAAGCAGAAAATGGAAAATTAAGTAGTCCACGGTTTTACAATTACGAAAATGACTCTATTGAATTTGATTTGATTGTACCTGATAAAACAATTGATCTAATACGCAATGCAGAATATAATGATGAGTTCTTTAAATGGACTAAAGAGAATTATGGTTCTTATGACGGATTCATTTCTTTCTTTCCTTATTCTAAAGAGAAATTTGAAAATGCTTTAGAAACTAATGGATTGGATTTAAGCCGTGCGGTTGCGATGGTTATTATGAAAGCATTTGATCAGAATTTTTGTGAAGAAGAAATAAATAAATGTCAAAGGGATTTTGAAAATGATGTAATAGAAGAGGTGGAATAGAAAAATGACAGGTGGATGGGGATTTGAAACAATTTTTGGAACAATTGGAGAAGAAATCGAAGATAAAACTTTTGTCGTTATTCCAAAAGAAGATTCATTAGATGTGTTACGGAAAATACAAAGCGATCTTGCCATGACTCAAATCTTAGAAGGCTCTGAAAATATAGGAGATGTTCTATATAGATGCGAACTCATGGAAGAGGTAAATAAAGGTTTGAGAGAACTGGAAACTTTGATGAAATAGACTGGAGGACGAAATATGGGTGCTTGCTATGATGTGGATTTAAAAATTAAATTCAAAGAACCTAAATTGGAAAAGAAAGCTGCAGGTGTAATGCAGAAATATATTAAAGAACATGATGGAAAAGATACAAACTTCTCATTAAATACATTCGCTAAAGAGAATATTGGAACGGATACTTTTAGTGATTTATTACGGATATTTACTGCTGGGTTTGCATTTTGGCACCCCTCAATATACGGTAAATGGAGAATGGGTTGAATACTATAACGGATTTGATGCAAGTTATGGTTGGGATCGTGTTATGGCAGATATGTTTGAAATGATTGCTCCATTTCTTTCTGATGGATCAGAAATGCATATTTGTTCTGATGATGGTTCTGGTTCTTATGTAACAGTAGATGGAAAGTGTGTATAAAATAATCAATTTAAGAAAGGTGAATATTTTATGAAAATGAATAGTTTAAAATTAGCAGAGAGAATTTGGGATTGTATTTCAGATGGTTATGATGATGAGGAATACAGAGAAGAGACAATAACAGCTTTATATAATGAGCTTTCACAGATTGATGGTAATAGTTATATTAAAGCTGCATTTGTGGAATTATGTGAAACAATTGAAGAGTTAGAAGCTTAATCGGAATAATTCATAAGCACAGAAATGGAGGAATAGAACATGGATAAACGGATTCCAGAATATACGATTATAACACGGAACAAGGTGTTAGAAAACGACATAGAAGATGTATTAAAAGAGCAGAATGAGAAGAGGGAGATTCTTGGATTATTAAATGAAGATGGCTACATTTGTCACTTCTTCAATGCTGGTCCCGAATACAAAATAGTTTCAAGTATTGATGAAGCAACTGAATATCTGAATATGAAAGACGGCGCAGATTTAGTTCAGTTCTGTAATGGAAATTATGGATTTGTAGCTTATTGCAACGGAAAAGAAGATGCTTTTGAGGTTATAGGATGAAACAAGAGTTTCATTGAGAAATGGGAGAAAATAATATTATGAGAACAAATACAAAAGAAAGAAAAATCAACGCAAGACAGTGGTATTCGCTTTTGATTAACAGCTATAATTCGAAATCCGCAGTTGTTGTACGAAGATGCAAAAGCTCAAACCCGAATATCAACAGAGTTCAGTTATTAGCATGCAACACAATTGGAACGCCTGTTATAATTTCTGAATCAATAGATGGAATAAGAGGTTGCCTTTATGAGTTGTTTCAGAATATCAAACAATTAGATGTGGTAAAACTTACCATGAAAATGACTTCAAAGAATGGCTGTCAGAAAACTACAACATCTATCTTACATACAATGACGGAATGGTTTTGATGTTTGAGAGATACGATGAAGAATAAAAACAATGAAACGATGATTTAGTTGGCTTAGAAAGAGAGGAAAATATGAGAACATTAAATTTAAGAATAAATTTCTTTTGGGATGACGGAGATGATATGGAGACATTTGAATTAACGGTGCCAAGCAACGTAAGTAATGCGGAAATACTGGACACACTAAAAAAAGAACATGAATATCTCTGCGAAGAAGACGAGGAAGACGTTTATGGGAAAACTGGAAGGACACCAGAAACATTACTAAATTATATATGTAATAAATATTATGGGTGGTCATGGCGTGATTTTCAATATGATATTGATGTTAATTTCAACTAAATAAAACGTAGATATCAGAAACGGAGGAAATATGATGAAGCGTGATTTAGTAGATGAATTATATAAAACAGCATATAAACGATATAGAGACAAATATCCAAATAAAGATTTTGCATCTATTCCAAATTTTTTAGATTCACTTTGGTTTAGTATTGAAGGCGAACTTAATAGAAATGGATATAATGCTGCAAGAAAATATGTCGAAGAAGCAGACTTAATTGTATTAAAGTAAATAAAACGGTAATTTCTTAATTGGAGGAAATATTATGGATGATATGCAATTTGCTAAATATAGTTGTGAAATCAGAGAAGTATTAGAAAATGTATCAGAAGAAAATCTGGAAATACTTGTTAGAAATGTAGTTGCTTATGCAATTTCAAACAATCGTGGCAAGACAAACTGGACTGCACAAGAACTATTTGTAGATGTTATTCCAGATGAATTGATAGCGGAAATATTTAATGAAGAATAGTAGAAAGTGAGGTAGATGTAAATGAAGAAATACACGTGGGATGAAATTTATAAGAGAGCAGATGAATGTTGTTTTGGAGAGGATAACTTAAAGGTAAAGGATAATGCGAGAGAAAATGTGCGTTGCCTTGCACTTGAATACGGAGAAGAAGATTTGGAAAAAGCAGAGTGTCCAGAAGATGAAGTGGATTACTATTGTGATAAATACAATATTTTGTTTGATGAAAATGGTCACATAGTTGATGGATATATTGATTATGCCAAACTTGCGATTGCTATAATCAATGAGTTTGAAAGTGATAGAGAGGAATCAGGAAGAAGAGAAATCGAAAAAGGAATGAGACTTCTGCTTAGTAAGTATGTTTCTAAAAATGAAAGAAAAATTATTGATGATGTTTTTATGACTCTTACTGGTTGGAACTTGAAATCATTGTTAGAAAAATCAATAGAAATTGATGATATGGAAGTGTGATGTAGAAATTATGTAGATGAAACAGCAATTTAATAATTTGAAAGGAGATTATACTTATGAAAAAAATTATTAATGGAAAAATGTACAATACGGAAACAGCAGAGAAATTAACCAGTTGGGAACACAGTTACAGATCACAGGTTGATTGGTATGAAGAAATGCTCTACAAGAAGAAAACAGGAGAATACTTCTTATATGGAAATGGTAATGCCGGAAGTAAGTATGCAAGAGAGACAAGTCAGAACTGTTATTCTCCTGATGAGACAATTATTCCTATTACCGAAAGCACGGCAAGACGTTTAGTGGAAAGAAATGCAAGCGTAGAAGAATACATCAGAATTTTTGGTGAACCAGAAGAATAAGAGAGGAGAAATGATTATGTTAGGAAAATATTTGGATATTAGTACATCCCATTTAAAAGAAGAGACACTGAATAGTTTAAGCGAAAATAAAATGCCTTATAGTTATGATTATAAAGAGGGCATATTCATTAGCGTACCTGATAAAGATATTATAGGGAAAGAAATTCGTAATCTGCCATCAGATTTAGTTGTATTGTTAGAATATGCTTGGGAAAATGATGTGCTTTTAATCCGGTTGGATACGGATGGAGAGGTTGTTGATGATCTTCCTGTATACGAATGGGATGAGGTAAAATGAAACGGAAATTTCAAAGACAAAGGAGAAAATATGCAAGAGAAAATTAAGCCAATGGAAGTATTTATGCAGAATACCACACAAGCTATAGAAAAGATAAGAAATGAATCAAAATCAGATGAAGAGTTTAGGGAAAGTATAAAAAAAGCAATAGAATATTTTACAAAAATGGAAACCTCGTGTGACGATATTTTAAAACCAGTAGTAAATATAGCACTAATAATGTTAAGAGGACAACTGATTTAGCTAATGAAAAGCACATTTCTTAAACGGAGGTATTTTACATGAATCCTTTATATAATACAGGCTGCCATAAATCAGTACATGATTTATTGGAAGAAAGAAAAACAGAAATCTTTACCCAGATGGAAATTTTAATAATGGATTCTTTAAAAGAAAATCTTAATTGCGGTATTGATTTTATTGTGACAAACGAAGATAAATTGTATGGACAGGATCAGCGTGAATTATTTAAAGCACTAAATCATTTGAGTGAATTACATATTATTAAGAAGCGAAATTGTGATGGTGATGCATACGAATGGGATGACAAACACGCATTGTTAAGAATTTTAAATTGAGGTGATTATATGAACGGAAGAATAGATTGGATGGAAATGATTGTAAACGCACTACCAGATTATTCAGATGGAATTATATGGTCAGACGGTGGAACAGAAATACTCGTAAAAACAGAATCGGCAGCGAATACAATTGCAGATTTGATCGAGGCACTTTATAGAGCGCAAGGAGAAGAAGTTCTTATCAATACTGGGTATTATGATCCTGAAGAAGACAAACGAAATAATGAGGAGGATAGGTATACCGGTTGGTGGTATGTGAATATTGATTAATAGATGAAAACCGTGTTTCAAGGAGGTATATATGAAGCGATCTAAAATTGTAAATGGAGTTGAGTTTGAGAATATCTCAGGGTATGGGAATTATCCATATTATAATCCAAAAACCCAATCAACATTCACAAAACCAAATAAATATAATTATTTTGTAGAAAATTGGAAGCGGATTTGGAAATGGTGGGATGAAATACCAAGCAGAAGACCAGATGATTATATTTTTATATCCTCATCTTATGTAGGTGGAATAATCACTATTGATCGAGCTATCTATGGATTTAAGTGGACAAGACAAAATAAAGAAATATGGTATATTTCTAGTTATTTAATTTAATAGGCAGCAATTATAAGACAGGTGAGAGATAATCATCTGTCTTTTCTTTTGGAGAATATACTAGCAGGAGGGAAATTTAATATGAAATATATTTTAGTTTATGCAGATACAGTGGATGAATTAAGAGAAAATGTGGTGGATGATAATTTAGCATATCTTTTGGTAAGTGAAGATTGTCTTGATGCTTATTTGGAAGCTCATGGGTATGATAGAGATATATGGCTGAACGAGTATATAGCGGAAGATACAGTAGATTTCTATAATTTCGTTATAAGTAACGAATGGAAATATAAAATCTCATTATATGACAAGTATCCAAGAGATAAAGAAATTGAGTTCATGGAAGATGCAAATACCACCTGGTACAATGATGATATCAAAGGCATGTTGGAATTTTATCAGATTGACCCGACAGAAGAAAATGTTATGAAAATTGCTACATCAGAATTTGTACGAGGTTTCCATGATCGTTTAGTTGAATATGGAAATGAAATGATCGCTGATAAAGTAAGAGAGGTGTTTGATAAATGAGAAGAACAGCAAGTGAAATTAAAAAGCAGACGGAAGAATGGTTAGATGAACGATGGATGATCACAAATATGGAAGATGCAAGACCACAGGATATAGGATATTATCTTGGTGCTTTGAAGGCATTGGAGTTTGCTGGTTATGAATGGCAGAGAGATGCAAAAGGAAAACATACTTTGTATAAAGGAGCGTGATGATATGAATAGAAAAATACTTTATAGAGTAGTTTTTCATAATGAATTAAATGATGTTTATATAAGTATTGCAATGGAATATAACAAAGGAGATTTTTTGTTAGATGATTATGGAGAAAAATTATTAAATACAGATCAAAGAATTGAAGCTTATGATGAATTATCAAAATATGTATCGGAAGACTTTATTCGCGACACAGTAATAGATGAGCTGATAGAAGCTATAACAAAATAACTGATGAAAATTGGATTTGGAGGGAAATTATGACTTTATATGAATATATTAAATCAGCTCCTGACGGAGAAGAAATTGCAGTGCATGATCAGGATTATGATATGGAAAGTTATTTTTATAATGATGATGTCGATGGTGATGTGTGGCAAGAAGATATGCTAAAATTGGCAAGGTTATTAACAGTAATTGAATCAGCTGGAAATCATGTTACTGTTAATTTTTCTGATTTAATAGTAAGGAAATTAGATGAGTTGGAAGCTGCAAATTTATTTATCAGATGCAACACCAATGCAATAATGAATGACATAGACAATATCCTTGCGGGCTATGTAAGCGAAGAATGGCTAACAAGATTTGTAAAAGTGTTAAGTTGATGGTCACAAAATAAGACAAAAGTGATATAATAAAGCAAAATATGTAACATAAAATACATAATCAAGGAGGCAATATTTTATGATCGGAACATTAATATTTTTAAGCGTTTTAGGTATTAGTGGATTGAGTTGTTTAAGTGACAATCATTATTGTAAAAAGACAAGTATTCACAAAGAGGGGAATGATACTGTATGGTATGACAGAAAAGGTAGAGAGATTAGGAATGGAGAATACACCACTTATAGGATAAGAGAAGATAAATATGGAAATTTTGGTGGACAGGTAGTTGGGTTGAAAACTGGCACAGTTTACGAGGATAAACTTTCTGAAGAATATGCTTTTCATAAATCAGAAGAGAAACAATGTTTAGAATTTGCAAAGAAAAGTGATAATCTTGCATACAATAAATATTATCCTCAATATAATAAAGCTTTCACAACTGAAATAAGTACAGGAAAAATTATTTCTTGTCTGTGGGAATATAAAGAATTTCCTAGTGGTGAAACAAAATTTAGAAAATATTATTTTAATCCAACAACTATGAAATGGCCTAAAGGAACTGCTCCTGGTGATATGGGAATAGAAATTACAAGAGATGAATATGCTCGATTAAGATGTTTTATGTGTACTGCAACTACATTCCCAACAGATTATGAAATGAGAGAAAGACTTGGAGATTGGATGTTGACATCTAATAAAGTAAATTAAGAAGTAAATGCAGTGCAGATATAGCAAAGTAAATATAATTAAAATATAACAAAAGGAGAATGAAATTATGATCGAATTAATTAGTTGGGCAATTGCTTTAGGTATTGTTTTTGGACCATGGATGCCATGGAATAGACGGTAAATAAAATTGAATACAGAGAATACATGTAGGAAGGTTGTAAAATGCAGCCTTCCTATTTTAGTACAGAGAAGAGAAAGGAATAGAATAATGAGCGCAGAAGAATACGTTAGGAATGCAGCCAAACGGAATGGTTGGATTAAATATTATATGTTGGAACGTCCAGTGAGTATCGGAACACAGCCACAGAAAGGATTCATGGATTTTATCAACTATGATAACAAGACAAATGTAAATGGTATATCTGCCTGGGCGGAAGTATATTATGATCGGTTACTGGATCAAGAAGAACTGGATAAATATGAGATGGTGAAAGGAGAAGAGTTATGAGTCACATTGTAAGAATTATTTCAGAAAGAGAACGGAGACAACAGTCAATTTATGAACATTGTTTTCATATTATTGGCGCACCATATTATGAAACGCTTGGGTTTGGATGTGATAAAGAAGGCAATTTAACTCAGACGGATGATATGGAAAGTAAACTTAGAAATTACAATGATTGTGCCGATCATCCAGAAAAATGGGAAGATATGGGTATACGAAAAAGGTCTTGGTGGTATACAGAGCCAACACATGCAAAATGCAGCTGCGGGTATGAGGTTATCCTTCAGGGAGATACATATTGTGATGGATGCGGACAGTTGTACAATCAGTTTGGACAGGCGCTAAAAGATCCAAGTGAGTGGGAAGAAGATTGGTAGAGAAATCTGGTGGCTATAATATTGCAACCTATGTTATAATATTTATGAGAGGTTCGAAATATGATGAAATATTTTTCAAAAACAGGTCAAGAGTGGGATGAAATGGCCAGAAAATAAAAAGAAACTCTTTGTGTGCGGGGAATACTATATCTCTAGAATTAAATCAAGGATCAACCCCGCCAAAGAGTTTCTGAAAACATTATAACATAACTATCGAAAAAAGAAAAGAGGTAAAATATATGTCTTGGTATGAAGGAAAGCACTCATGCGGTCATGAGGGTGGTATAGAGCTTGTGGGCACAAAATCCTACAAGGAATGGAGGGCAAAACAGTATTTTTCCGATTTGTGTCCAGACTGCAAGCAAAAAGAAAAGGAAGAAAGAAATAAAGAGATTGCAGAACAGTATGATATGCCCGATCTGAGCGGAACGGAAAAACAGATCGTCTGGGCAAATACAATAAGGGCAGATTTCCTGGACTATTGTGAAAAACACGAATTGGCGGCAGAATTCTTAATCAATACAAAAACTGATGCAAAGTTCTGGATTGATAATCGGGATCATATCTGTGATAAAGAGTTTGTGCTGTGTTATGAGGATATTTTGGAAAGAAAGCTACAAGCATCAAGATTTCTGCCGGAAGATACGATCATACCCACAAGCCAGAAATATTATGATACAGTAGAGATTACAGAGTATGTAGATTTAGGTGGTGTTGATCGATATATAAAGCTTTGCTACATGAAAAATAGCGATTTCATAAGCCTTGTTAAAAGTAGAGGATATGAATGGAATCAGTACGTAGGAGGATGGTGTAAATCATTGCCAAAAATTGTAAAACATGATTTTGAAAATGAAGCGATTGAAATAGGCAAAATATTGTTAGATAATAGGTTTTCTGTTTGCGTTCATGATGAGAATATAAAAGCAAAATTAGAATTGATTAGAGAATAATATAATTAGGAAATAATAGATTCATTTGGAGTGGAATTGTCGTAAGGCAGTTCTGTTTCTGATATAATGGAGAATATAATATTGAGGTGATTTGTATGGAATATCCAAAAGAAATTTACTTGGATGGTTATACATATACGCAAATGTATGAACATGAAAAAGGTGGAATGTATTATCATTCAGAAGAATGCAGCGATGTTATTACAGGTTCATTTATTAGTTTATATCCAGATGGAAGATTAACATATTTATGGGATGGATATGAACATGAATATGGAAAATATGATTTTGAAAATAATAAAAAGATTGGAGGATTATAAATATGTTATATACAATAGTACATACAGTAATTAATAATAAAGGAGAACACCCAGAAGCAAATGCAAGGGTGCTTGGGATATATTCAAATGAAAATGTTGCTATTAATGAAGCGGAAAAATGGATTAAGAATACAAAGACTTCTGACATAAATGTAAAGAGAATAACAGACACAGAATGGTATTTTTGGTATGAAGAGAATGGAAATAGCTATGGCGGTTATGTAGATGTATATGGAAAAAGATTAGACGAGCCAATTGAATAAACCAATGAAACCAAGTTTTCTTTTGAAACAGAAAGGAATTATTTTATGAAATATGCAAATAGATTAACTGATGAAGAATTAAGAAAAATATACAGTTTATTTATTGATTCAGATGGGAAAATCAATGAATTAAATATTACAAGAGATGAGCGTTCTATTGGGCTTGAGGGATATGTAGAAATTCCTGAATTTGAAGAAGAGAGATTGAAGGAAGACCCAAATGCCACACTTATCATTGATGATGATTATGAAATTACCGATTATGATGTCAAAGTATATCACCATTCGGGTAATTGTACGCCAGATTATAGAAGATGGATGTATGACAAATTTGGTGATGAATATGTAAGAGATTATTTATTTAATGACTAAGAAATCTAAGTTTACTGTGATATTGGAAAGGAATGAGGTATAAAATTATGATGACAGTAGGAGAATTAAAAGACATTCTTAATCAATACGATGAAGATCTTCCAGTATGTATAGGAATGATTCAATCATTTGGAAGTAATTTTGCAACAGAATTAGATGCTGTAGACGAATTAAATGTAGATGACTGGGAATATGGAGAAGAAAATAAGGTAGTATTAACTCAAGGAAGTCAAATTGGAATTGTTGATTATAGAAATGGAAATGAATTTTAACTTTCTTTTGATGATTGGAGGTAGAAAAATGGAAAATGAAAATTTAAACTGTTATGGATATTTATTAAATTGTCCAGAAGAAATGCTCGTAGATATCAATGAAACAATGAAAGATAAACAAACAACTATAAATTGGAACAATTTTAAGGTTGGTGATGCTTTTTATGCAGAAAATACTTACAGATGTGTAATGGTAGATCACGTCATGAAAAGAATTATGTTTGTAACTGAAGAGGAATATAAAAATGAGTTTGAATTAAGATATAATAACAATAAATATAAAAAGCCAGATATGAGAGAAAAGATAAAAGAATATATTGGTGAGCTTGATACAGAAATTGATAGGCTTGAGGGTTTATTAAAAAATACTGATAGTCCATATGATTTACAGATTAAAGGTAGGCTGAATGCAATAATCGAAGTGAAGAATGATTTACTTGGTAGATTAGAAGAGGCGATATAGGTGGCAAGAATAATAGATAAGCCAAATAAAATAAAAGTGAAACTCATTGTAGAAGTAGAAGCAGAATTCTATGATGATGAGTCATCAGAAGAAACATTAAGATATTGTGTTGAACAAGACTTGGAAGATGCAGGATTCAATGTTATTGATGTTTCAGTCATGAAATGACGATTTCGAAAGGAGATAAATAATAATGAAAATTCAGATTGTAATTGAAGCAGATTTTAATGAGGAAGAATTAGTTAAGCTTAAGGATGAAAAAACTGGATTAACACCTAGTAAGGGAGAATATGCAGATGGTATAACTGTGGGACATGACAATGGAATTGGCATGATTCATGTTTATAATCCAACAGAATATGGAATGAAAAACTTTAAAGGAATCGGAGCTGATATCTTATCAAATGTTCATGTTAAGGATGTAAAAATGATGAAGTAGATGAAAAATTGCTTTCATCGGAAACGGAGGATTTATGGTTCATTGTAATAGGAACTGTGACAAATGTAAACAGTTAAATGTGAAAGTCGATGATAAAGGATATCCGTGGAGTATGAGTGCTTAAAATATGGAGATTCAGTATTTCAGGAGAAATTTAAGGATACTAAAGAATTTCCTAATTTTAGTACCAGATAAAACAGACATTTTAAGTGAAAATGGAGATGGTTAAATGGATTTAGATAATATAACCGATATTGAAGTTTTGAAAAGTGCATTAAAAAAGTACATGGTTCAAATGAAAAAAGATGCACATTCAAATGATGGCACGGATTATCTTTCTAAAGAAGGGCTTTGGTATTATGTTACTCAAGATGAAACAGGTGTGACAATTTATTCAGATAATATGGAACACGATTGTATTTTTGATTATGATACCGCAAAGAGATATTTAAATGTAGGATAAAAAATTAAATAAAGGTTGGTTTCATTGATGGCTTTGTGTATTGAGTGTGTATAAAAACGTTGACATTACACAATAAGTGTGTATAATATATGTATAAGGAGGCAGACACCCATGAAAAGAACGGAATTAGTCAGTGGACTAGAAAAAGGTGGTTTTGTCTTTGAGAGACACGGTGGCAGTCATGACATATATGTTCGGGGAAACGTGAAAGAAACAATTCCGAGACATAAAGAAATTGATGAGCGTTTGGCAAAGGCAATACTAAAGAGAAATGGACTTTTATAGTCCATTATTTCTTTAGTATCATATGAATATCAATAATTAGAGAATGGAGGTTTAAAAAGATGAAAAATGTATATCCTGTATTCTTTACAAAAACAAATGAAGATATATTAGTTGAAGTTCCAGATTTTGGAATTTTAACAGAAGGTAAGGATATGAATGATGCCATGAATATGGCACGAGACGCAATTGAATTAAAATGTGTATCAATGGAAGATGATAAAGAAGAAATTCCAACACCATCTGAACTTAAAGAATTAAATCCGGCAAATGGAACCTTTGCAGACGATGGAGAAACCGTGGTCTCATTTGTAGATATTGATTCTACATTATATAGAAAGAAAATTGATACAAAAACTGTAAGAAGAAATGTTGCCTTACCAAGCTGGTTAAATTATGCTGCGGATCAAGCAGGAATTAACGTGTCACGGATTTTACAGGAAGCACTTATGAGAACATTAAAAGTGGAGAATAGGATGTAGCTTAATGGAAAATTATATGAATCCGCCTGTTGATTACCAGTGGACTGATCGGGATATTATAAACGAATATCAACGCTGTCAAGATAAGAAACAAGTGGCAAAGATATATCTGATCAGTGTAAAGGAAGTGACGGAAATCCTAAAACGGAATAAGTAAATATGGTTCTTATGTAGAAGTAGAGAAATCTGCTTCTATTTTTTTTACGCAAAAATTGAAATCAATATGGAGAATACATAGATAGGAAACTATTGGAGGTATAAAATGCAATACATAATAACTAATGGTGAGAAATATTTAAAACAGAATCCTCAAGCTGGATATTTGGTTGTGGATAATTTTAGTGATGCATCAATATGGCAAGTAAAAGAAAAGGCAAACAATGTAATAAAAACCTGTCCATTATGTAGGACTTATGATATGGAAACCATTGAACTTACAACAAATGATATTGAAGATACTCCTATCAACTATGATTTAGAAGAAAAGATAGGAGAAATTGAACGGTTTACGGAACAACTTCAAAGCCGAAGAATTATACTTCTAAAGTTGATACAGAGAGAAGATTTAAAAATTGTAGACATAGAACATGTTACTGAGTTTAAAAATTTAGGAGCTGCGGCTGGCTATAAGATTTACAAATTACTACATGACTGCAAATGCAGAAGAAGGGGTTATAAAAATGAGCTGAGGCAGATAGATGGTATTCTTGGTAAAACATTAAATGCAAAAGGAATTATATGTATGAAAAAAGCAATAAAAAGTGTACAGGAACAGAAATATGAGCCTCGGATTTTAAAAGAATTATTTCAGTAAAGGAGAATGATTATGGAAGAGAAAAGTAGATATGCAACAAAGAAAAAAGGTAAAACAGAAGTTCAGCCATTATGGAATATGGAAGATATTAAAGCGGTTATAGAATGGTTTGAGAAAAAAGAAGATTGGGATGGATATTTTATCACCATGTTAGAGCTTCTTCTTGGTAGACGTATTGGTGATACTATCTCTATGAAATGGTCTGATCTGTACTACGAAAATGGAAAGCGAAAAGAAGCAATTAATACTATTGTAGAACAGAAGACAGGTAAAGTCACTGAATTGCCAGTAAGTCATATGACATATGAAGCAATGGATATTTATTTAAGTCATGCCGGTATTGATCCTATGGAGCATTATGATGAATTTCTTTTTAAATATGAAGCGAAATCAGCGTGGATTCAGCGATATGATAATCCAGTATATGATAATACAGATATAGAAGAATGGTGCAGGTTTTTAGGAAAGGATTTTACAGAAGATAGAAAACAGAAAATCTTAAAGGATTTTGAAAAACAGAAAGAATATAGGACTCTTGGCGGTTACTTATATTATGAAGTGGAATGGAATGATGTTGTAAAGTGGCAGTCTGATGATTATAGAAAGAAACTAAAACAGGCTGCGAAGGCTATTGGCATCACAACACCCGTGTCGACTCATAGCCTTCGTAAGACGTTAGGTTACTGGACACATAAAATGCATATGTTCGATCCGAACTGCCTGCTAACATTACAGAAGCTTTTTAATCATGCAGACTTGAAAACTACAATGACTTACATCGGTTTGATTGAAGAACAGAAGAGAAGGTATCTGGAAGATCACGGCGAATTCATTAAAAATGTCCTGGCTGGCAAGGGAGATGAAATCATTAAAAACATGCCGGTCATTTCATTAAAATCAAACGACTTTGGAAATGTAATTACGAATGTTATCAAGGGAATGCAGGAAGGTAAAGAAGCAGTTGAGGTTTACCAGATTGCCATTGATATGGCAAACGAGATGAGAATTGCATAAAAGAAAAGCGGTGCTATTTTTTAGCATCGCTTAATTCCTTAATCTGTTCTATTAGCTTATCATATTTATCATTTGAAATGATAGTATGTTTACGCATAAAAGAATGTACTATTTGGTTTGCAACGTCTTGAGCTATTTGAGCCATTTTTTCTTCATCTTTTGTATCAACGTTTACTCTTATTGGAGCATTTGGATCATTTGGATTATTTAAGCTAACAGTAAATGTTGATTTTTGAGATTTTTCTTTTGGATAGTTGATATCAAAAACAGTGTCAGGTGAATCGTGCCATTTTGATATATCATCATTAATAAGAATATCATTCGGAGTACAGTGAAAAGTATCACATAAAGAAGTAAGGACATCGAAATTTATTCGTGTCGTTTCACTAGAGTATAATTGTTTTGCGGGATTATAATTTACACCTATTGCTTTTGCAAATTTGTTGATATTACCGTCAAACATAGTATCTACATAGTTTTTTATATTAAGTCTATACATTTATAACCTCTATAAAAGTGAAAATTAATGTCTGCAATAACAGTATACAATAAAAGAATAAAAAAGTAAATTAATGTCTACAATAACTCTTGACATTAATTGTAGAGTGTAATATACTAAAATTGTTCAAAGGCAATACATATGAACAGAGAAAGGAGGCAGACGAAAGATGTCTGAATTAATGCTTCATAGATATGATATAGTTGACGCCGAAATTAAAATCCGTACATTATCAGGATCGATTCAGGTAAAAAGACGCCCATATGTTTTAGTGGGTAACGAGCAAGGCACAAAGGCTGCCCCGATAGTTATTGCAATGCCTTTGACACATGTTATAAAAAAAGAAAATCTTCCTGTACATGGTTGTATAGAGGCAAATGGAGACACAGGTCTCGCTTCATATTCTATGGTTCTTGGTGAGCAACCGACCACTTTGGATAAAAAACATGATATTATTCGTAAAGTCGGAACTGTTGTTGATCAAAAACAGAAAAATATGATAAATAAGATTTGCTTTAACACATTATTTATGGGAGAAGACATTAACTGGAAGGAGGTATTGGCATGAGCGAGATAGGATTTGTTACTGTTACAAAAGAGCTAGCCAAAAAGATTATTGATAAAGCTCCTGGAGAAATGGTAACTATTATGACATGGAGCAGATCTACATTAGTTCATCAACCAACAGAAAGAAAGAAAAAATCATATGGGAAAAGTCTTGTTGATGTAGCAAGAGAAGTAACGTTTGATGAAAATGAAATCTTTCAAACTTTATATATAAATGGAGAAATAAGAGACCCAGACTTATTGAGAAATATCATCCTTCCTAAATTAAAACCCAAATTATAAAATCGAACAAATGTTCGATAAAGTAGTTGACAGAACAAATGTTCGACTATATAATAGCAAATGTAAAGAGATTCCAGAAGTGGAAACGGAAAATAAAAAAAGACTACCATCTGATAATGTGGTTGCCGCCACAAAACAGATATACGGTAGTCTTGATACATAAGTACCCCATCAAGATACTATGCAATACATATTATACTTTGTTTCATTTCATAAATCAAGTTAATCAAAGCAAGTATCTGCTGAAATTTTCCAATCTTTATTTTTATAACAAGAGAATATGATTATAGGGCTGTCGTCAAGTGGTTAAGACTCGACACTTTGACTGTCGCATACGTGGGTTCAAATCCCACCAGCCCCGCTAAATCTTTGTGGACGCACAAAGGTTGTATTTCGTGTACGCAAAATACAAATGTAACCCGTAAACAAAAGTTTCGAAATTCCTAATTACATTACAAAATCACACAAAACCAGTGGTCAATAAAAGGCTGCTGGTATGGATCGTTAGCTCAGTTGGTCAGAGCAGTCTAACAAGTAGAAAACGCAGGTTCGAACCCTGTACGATCCACTATAAATAAGTAGAAAAGAGGTAGATTTTTATAAGTGTGCAATTAAAAAATACATATGAAAACATGGGAGAATATTATATTGGTTATACTCCTAAAACAAAAGAAAAATTTTATTTTGATTCTAAAAATTTTGATATTGTGAATCAGTATCGTTGGAAACGTCTTAGTAATGGAAATATTGCGACTATGATAAATAATCATAGTATTAATATGTCAAAAATTTTATTTGGAGACGGTCAATATGTGTATAAAAATGGAAATCGTAAAGATTTAAGAGAGGAAAATGTAAGTTCTGTTAGAGGATATAAAAATAATGGGAAAACTTATTTGAATGGGTATATAGCGATTTATATGCCGGAACATCATAGAGCTTTTGACAACGGATGTGTATATGAGCATGTTTTAGAAGCAGAAAAAATGCTTGGTAGGCAGTTAAATAAAGAAGAATGTGTTCATCACAAAAATTTCAATAGGCAAGATAATTCTCATGAGAATTTAATGGTTTTTGCTACTAGCAATGATCACATTGCTTTTCATAACGGCGCGAAGGCGATTTTAACAGATAATGGTAGTTATATTGTGGAAAGGAAAATAATTCCATTCTATAGGTACAATAATAGAACGGTAGAGGAAATAAATAACGACATAAAAGATAAGGGGAGTATATATATTCCAGGAAAAGAAATATGTCCATATTGTAAGAAAAATATAAAAGATCGTAAAGCTGTTATGTGTATAGAATGTCGAAATAAAATTAAAGCAAAAAATATACCACCAAAAAATGAACTTGAAAAACTTTTATATTTAGACTCGTTTGTATCAATCGGTAAAAAATTTGGTGTTACAGATAGTGCGGTTAGAAAATGGTGTAAAAAATATGGACTTCCATATAAAAGCAAGAATTTACATGAGGCGGTTCGTAATATTTACAAAAATAATTAAGTAAATCCTGCATGATCCATTGATAAAAAGGAGGGAAAAGGAAAATGGACTATGTAATCAGAAATAATAGGGGAGTTTATATCAAAATCGATTCAGGTGGTAGACCTGTCTCATGCAATTTCAAAGATAGAACACTGATGGATCGCAACAAAGCAAGAAATGTTTTAAATTCGCTTCCAAAACATATGAAGAAAATGAAATTCTTCATGGAAGCCATTCCTGAAATCCCTCCGAGAGTAATTGAGACGCCACAAACGTATAAACCATCTGAGAATATTACTCGTTGGGTGGAACAATTTGGAACCTGCGGAGATATTTTCAACTCGGCTGTAAAACGAAGCAATGAGCTGATCGGTATTCTGTATGATCTTGATAAGGGATTGCTTAATATCCTTCATTCAATCGAGATTGAGAAGCCGAAAGATTTATATACAGGCTGGCAGCTCTATAAGGCTATCCGTGAAAACCGTACTCAGCGTAGAGAAACAAAAGATGAAATCCAGATTATCCAGAATGTTCTGACGAATATCAATCCAGAATGTGTTCAACGTGAACGGATTCAAAAAGCCGTGGATGGACTTTTCCATAGAAAATATACATATCGAATCATCGAAGGAAACGAAGATGATGAGAGTGAAACAGAAATACATAACAATTAGGTAGGTTCAATATGGGAAAAGTAGAAAAAATAAGTCTGAATGAAAAACAGATGGAATTAGTTACATATTATTCTGAAAATGATATGGCGAGATTAAAACGGATTTGTAATCCAATCATTAATATGAAGAACGTAGATCAGAAGGATTATGATGACTTGTACAGTGATGCACTGAAAGTTCTTCTGGAAAGTGTTCAGACATTTGATGAAACAGCAGATTGTTCCTTTAATACATTTCTTACAGGAAATATTAAACGGTCATTCTATGATTGGAGCCGTGATCAGCTGACTTGGAAGCGGTGCAACCTGGAATATGAAACAGATGAAAATGGAGAGATTAAAAAAGATAAGAATGGAAAACCAATAAAAAAGAAAGTCTATGATGTTTCTATGGATGTTCCATTGGAAGATGGATCTGATTTAAGAGAAAAAATCCCGTCCAATTTCAGTGTAGAGACAGAACTTGGATTAAATGGAGATGATTCTGTAGAAAAGGTAAATATACTTCTTGATAGTATGCCACGGTTACAGAAGCGAATTACTATTTTGAAAATGAGGAAAGTTCCTGTAGAAAAAATTAAGAAGATCTTAGATATATCGCAAAGCGATTATGAAAACGCAGTAGAGCGGATTAAGAGAAATGAAAATATGGAAATGTTTTTAAAAGACACGAAATATAATATGGAGGAATATGATATGAAAGACAGAGTAATTGCTATTAGCGAATCCGAAGATTACAGAATGGACAAATTACCAATGTTCACATTATTGCAGCAGAAAAAAGATGGTGACATTAACTGTAAATACATTTTACAGAGAAAACCATTTCAGTGGTCAGAAGAAGAAGCGAATCGTTATTTCTGTAGAATATTAAGTTCTCTTCCTGTTCCTGAAATCGTTTTATGTGAGCAAAAAGTAAAGGAATTGATTATTGCATATTTAATTGATGGTTTACAGCGTTTATCTTATGCGGAGGCATTTAGAAATAATCGTATTAAAATTGGAAGTGTAGGTGCAGAAAGACACTTAATTGAATATAGAGAATATTCTTTAGACGAAAACGGAAATCGAATTTTAGATGACAACGGATTTCCAACTTACGAATTAAAAGTATGTGATGTTATTGGAAAATACTACAAAGATCTTCCTGATGAATTAAAAAAGAGATTTGATGTATTTAATTTCAATGTGACTAAGTTTTTTAACTGCACGGATCAGCAAATTGCGGATCACCTTCGCGACTACAACAACCACTCATCTATGAACAAGGAGCAGTTGGGACTGACCAAGATTACTACCGTAACAGCTGGGAAAATTAAGAAAATCTCTGAGAAGAATATGTTTTTCAAAAATTGCTGTAAAATCACTACAACTAATGAGACTAAAGGTAAACTGGAACGTGTAGTTGCCGAAGCAATTATGCTTTTGTTTCATAAGGACGATTGGAAAGCTAAATTGGAAAATGCCTATAAGTATGTAGATGAAAATGCTACAGACGAAGAGTTTGAACAGCTTAATTCTGATTTAAACCGTTTGGAATTAGCAATTGGAGAAAATAATAAGGAAGTTACCAAGTTATTTACTCCAGCTGCCATTCCAATGTGGGTAGCGGTATTCAATGAATTTACAAAGTATAACATTGAAGACAATAGATTTGTAGATTTTCTTAATGCGTATGTAACCGATTTAAAGGATCGTACAGTAGATGGTGTAAGCATGAAAACTTTTAAATCAGAACAGAGTAAAAAGAGAACTACCATCATGGGAAAAATCAATCTATTGGTTACTCTTATGAAGGATTATTTACATATTGAAGAAGTAGAAGAAACAGAAAATACATATGAAGAAGTAACTAATGAAGAAGTAACTGAAAACGAGAATAATACAGTAGAAGAGACAACAGAAGATAATGTTACTACAAAAGAAACAGAATCAGTAGTAACTGAATCACAGTCAGAAGAAGATTATGAGTTACAGTTTGTAAAAGAGGTAGCTGATCCAAATGTAGAACAGGAAGACATTGAACTGTATAAGGATTTTATTGACGACTATCTTAAGTTAGACTCCTGTGTATACAAAGTTGGTATGCCGGTATTGTTAGCACTAATGGCATATGCTTGTAATGCAGAGAAAGACGAAGAGTTTAGTGAATGGCTCAATGAAATGGAAAAACAGCATAGAATTTTCACAGGTTCAGAGAAAGATAATTATGAGAAGTTGAAAGCAGAATTTCTTCAGTTTTTAGATTCTCATAACAATAAAGCAGCATAAAAAATACATAGAAAGAGGTAAAAGATATGGCAAAATTGACGGGTTATTATGAAGTGGCGGAAACAATTCAGAGTGGTGGTAGATATTATTACGCAATCTACGAGGATTATGTTTGTTATCAGGTAGGAGATAAGATTTTAGTTTCAGGAGCATGTCACAATATCTTGGAAATTACTTCTATTCTTACACCAGAAGAATTTGAAGGAAAAGTAGATCTTACGGCAGAGGTTATTTGTAAAGTTGATACAAAGGCATATGAAAAACGTGTTGAAGAACGTAGAAGAAAGATGAAACTTAAGAAAGAATTGGATAAAAGATTAAAAGAAATCGTTAACGAAGGGAAATATGAATGGGCAGCTGAGAAAGATCCTGAGTTTGCTAAGATGCTGGAAGAATATAAAAAGATTGGAGAGTGATACATATGGAGAACAAATTAACTACTACTACTACTTCATTAAAATTAAATTACAAACGAGATATGGACAAAGTATATATAGAAACACCAATAACTTGTACGTATAGTGGAAGCGTAGGTCTTTCCACGGCTACGAAAATATCAAGCGGCACTTTACCTATTAAAAAAGAGCCTAATGTAAAAATCAAAGATGTAAATATCATTGTAGAGAATAAAGTTGTAGAAGTAACTTTTACAGATGGAGATAAACAGAAATCAGTTTGTCGAGAGCCAGATGTGTTCAGTTTAGAGATGGCAATTTCTATTTGTATCACAAAACATGTACTTGGTGGAAGCAATTTATATAATAAGGCAGTTCGCAATGGTCTTAAGTGTTATGAAAATAAGTTAAAGAAAGCAGAAGCCGAAGAAAAAGAGAAAGAAAGAATTGAAAAACGCAAGGCGAAGTTAGCTGCTTATAAGAAGCGTAGAGCTGAGAAACGAAAAGAAGAACAGATCGAAACTCAGAAAGAAGCATATCTGAGAGCGATGAGAGATTTCAACAAAGAACTTTCTGAAGCGAGTTGTAAGTAATACATATGGGCGGTAGAAATACCGCCTTATTAGAAAAAAATGCATAAGATAGGAGAAAAATAATATGGTAACAGATCTTTAGAGGTAAGTAATTTCAGAGGGTTACAAAACAAACACTTTGAAGCATTGAAAAACTATCTTGTTTTAGAGGTAAGTAATTTCAGAGGGTTACAAAACTAGGAGCATTTATTGGTGGACAGCCGGATAGTTTTAGAGGTAAGTAATTTCAGAGGGTTACAAACCCTCAAAGTAACCTTTAAAAATTATAAGTGTGAATTAAAAATAGACTTAGGTTACTACGTTATAAAAAGATAATATACCATTATATCGCTCTAGTAATGACTATATCATTGATATTTAAACATGCATTACACTAAAGATACCAAATGCAAGTGATATCAATATTATAAACTTTTTATAACATTGTCGAAGAGCATTACCGGCTATATGCCGAGATTATTTTAAGGATAATATATGAATTATTTAGATTTTGTACTTATGGTAGATAAGAATAAAGTTCCTTGTATTCCAATTAAAGAGAGTACGGCAGCATATTTATTAAGACATAATAAAGCTAAGATTATAAATCACGATCCAACAGTAATACAAAGATTTGATGAGTATTCGGCAGATTATGAAATAAGAAATATATTTGAATTAAAAATAGATAGTGGTTATCTAAATATAGGTTTTTCTGTAAGTGATAGCGAGCATGAATATCTGGCAGGACAGGTCAATCTGTTACAAGGAATGAGTGAAAGGCTCACTGTTAGGGCCTCGAATCGCAAATTTAAACGAGCTAGATTGAGATATCGAAAAAATAAGAATGTAGATTATAAAATAGTTCATAATCCTACGTATAAAAATGGGAATCAAGATGGATGGATTGCTCCATCTATACAACATAAAATAGATTCGCATATTCGGTTAATAAAGAAAATTGCGCAATGGGTTCCAATAGATAGGATAATTATTGAAGTAGCGAAATTTGATATTCAGAAAATGATCGCAGATTTGGATGGAAGAATAATTTCTGGAAAAGATTATCAAAATGGAGAAATGAAAGGGTATGAAAATGTTACCGCATATGTAAGGGATAGAGATAAACATATATGTCAAATGTGTTTATCGAGTGGAAAAGTAAAGAATAAAAACAACGATACTATAGAAGTACATCATATTATTCCAAGAGCTGCTGGCGGCACAAATCGTCCGAGTAATCTTATTTGTCTTTGTCATCATCACCATCGTCTGGTTCATTCCAATAACAATAATAATAAATATTTTAGGGAATTGCAAAATAAGAAGATGCCTGATACCTATAAGGATTCTACTTTTATGAATATTGTCAGATATAAAATCTACAATGCATTATGTGCGGATTTTAAAGATGTAGAACTTGCTTATGGTTATGAGACAAAAATTAATCGTAAACTTATAGGTTTACCAAAGTTCCATTACACTGATGCGGTATGTCTAAAAGAATGGAAAAATATCTCATTAACAAAATTCATTTATATAGTAGATCAGAAAAGATGTAATGATAGAAAAATGGAAAGCTTTTTTGATGCGAAATATATAGACATACGAGATGGGAAAACTAAATCAGGAACGGAATTATGTTATACAAGATTGGATAATGCATCGTCTTGGAGGACAACATGTAAAAATGAAGTAGATAATCTTAGACAATATAGAGAAAAGAAGGTAGAAAAAGGAAAACAACGAAGAGAATGTCATTTTTATTGTTTAAAAGCTGGTGATTTAATTTTTATAAAATCAGGAAATCATAAAGGTAATTTGGCAGAAGTCAAAACAATGCAAATTCATAAAGGTAAGTATAAAATATTTTTTACATATAAAAATCAAAAAGTAGATAATCCAACCATTTCATTAAGTCCAGAAGAGTATGGACAGCTTAAGAAAAATGAATGTTCTAAAGTGAAGATTGTACGTACAAGACGAGGTATGATTTGGAGAAAATATAATAGGTTGGAATACGAGAATACATATAAAGATCAATATGATAAAAAATAACATACATAATGAATTCGAAATTTAGAAGGAGAATATGCAAATGGGAGCAATGATCATAACTATAATTTTATGGTTATACATCTTAGGCTGTGCCATTATAGGCATGTCATTCTTGATGAGGGTAACAAGTCGTGGAATTACAGAAGGGATTTTTGGTATATATCCTAGAAAATATTTCTGGATTAAAGCAATCGCAAAAATTGCAATTATAGTTGTTTTCTTTCCATCAATTATTTTCTTTATAATCGGAGGGTTTTTATTTTTGATAGCGATATTTATTGAAGAAGGTATATAAAATACATATAAAGAAATTTGAAAGGAGAATATATGAGTAGAATATTCAAGACATGGCGTGATCCATATGATGAAGGATTTTCTACATGTCGCAAGAAAGAAATTGAAATTAATCCAGGAGTGATAGTATTAGTTGGATGCAATGGAGCTGGTAAAAGCACATTGCTCCACAATATTCGTGAAGAACTTAAAAAAGAAAATATCCCAACTTTCATTTACGACAATGAAAAAGATGGCGGGCACAACTCTATTGGTGAGAGCATGTTTTATGGAGATATTGCATTAGGTGCAACCGCTATGTGTTCTTCTGAAGGAGAGAATATTTCAATAAATCTTGGTAAAATTGCTTCTAAACTGAGAAAGTTCATCCAGACTGGCGATAATGGAGATAGGTTTAATAAATTAGCTAGACTACTTTCAGATGAAGAAGAAGAAATTGAAATCGCTTCTAATGAGCGATGGATCCTATTAGATGCTATGGACTCCGGTTATTCCATTGACAATGTTATTGAGATGAAAGATTTCTTCCAGATGGTTTTGAATGATGCAAAAACGCATGGAATGGAAGTGTATATTGTAATCTCATCTAATGAATATGAGTTAGCACATAATTCAGATTGTTTTGATGTTATGGAGGGTAAATATATCCGGTTTGACGGGTACGAAGAATATAAGAAATTTATCCTGAAAACTAGAGAAAAGAAAGATAAGAGATATAAAACGGAGGAGAAATAGATGAAAGGTTATATAGATTTTGCAATGGGTTTCTTAGGACCAACTGCAGTTGCTACAAAACTAATTGGAAGAACGAAATATATGGACTGGAATAAGGTTCAGAAAATTGTAGACGAAAATCCAAATTCAGTAATTTATGCAGGACTTCGTAAAGATTGGAATAACACAAGTGGTTTAATCTTCGCAAGAGGAGAATATTACAATGGATATGTTTATGGGTGTTCTAATTGGGCTACTCCAATTGTTGATGTAGATGGCAAAGAGATTGAATGCTGGACATGTGAACCAACAAAAGAGGATAGTGGAAAACCTGATTGGTGGGGAAATGGAAGCGAATTACTCAGCGAATTTGATTTTGATGACTAATAGAGGGAATGAATGAAAGCAATTTTACGATATATGGATTATGTAGAAGACGGCAAAATAATTTTTTCTGTATTGAGCGAACATAATGTTGAAATTCTAAGGACAAAACACGATGCATCAATTTATCCTAAAGTTACGATTCGAATAAAAGATAACGGTGAATTAATGGAATTACTTCATGACCTTAATTATAAATGTTTTCATGAAGTAAGTGTTGTAAAAATAAAGACGGAAGCCGGAATTATCGAAAGGATTAAGAGAATATTTGAGTAGATGAAAACGATATTCCAGAGAAAGGTGAGATAAAATGGGTGAATTGAATTTAATACAGATTGCAAGAGAACTTTTAGCAATCCATGAAGAATTTCCTTATCATTTAAAAAATTATAATGATAACAGTATCCGTGATTTTGTTATGGAAACCTTCACACAGTTATGGGGTAATACAAGTGGAGGTTTTGAAAGCATGGGTGGTGCAGCAATGATTATTCAGAGAACTTATGTATTTATACCTACAGTTAATGATGAAGATTGTCAGGTGTATTTTGGAGGAGCTTATGCATATTCAGTTCCATATTCGAAAGAATTTGAGGATGATGTTAAATCGCATAACGTAGCTGGAAAATATCATAAAGGAAAATATTTAAAAGGAGATAAATAATATGGATGGATTTATGGAGTTTAAGGAAGCTTTACAGGAACATTTCAATGAAATGCAGAAGGATACAGACAAATTATTCGAGGTGTTAGTAGATAAGGATGAGCTGTGGAATACTTATTTAAACAGTTTTCCAGCGGGTACTAACCCTATCTACCGTGAGAGAACTGAACATGATTGTAGCTGCTGTAGATATTTTATTAAGAATATTGGCGTGGCAGTAGTTATTAAGGATAACCAGATGCATACAATTTGGGAACTTAAATTAAATGACCCTACATATCAGACAGTTGCTAATGCGCTGGATAAATTCGTAAAAGCTCATGCAGTTTCCGATATTTATTTGAGTAAGTTCAAAAAGATTGGAACAGATTATAACTTTGAAGAAATCAATGGTAAAGCTCATAGATGGGATCATTTCTTCTTAGAACTTCCAGATAAATTTGTAAATCGCACGAGTTCTTCTAATGAAGAAATCAAAGGTCAGTTCCGTGATACCAGAAATGTGTTTAAGCGTTCTTTAGACGAAATCACTATGGATGCAGTTGATACAGTATTAGAGCTGATCAATTCCAACACCTTATATAAAGGCGAAGAGTGGAAAGGCGCTCTGACTGAATTTAAGAAATATAAGAAGGAATATGACAAGTTAACAACAGCAACAGATAAGGCTCTGTACACTTGGGAAAAATCCATTAAGGCTGGTATGGCAATTGGTCGTATTAGAAATCATTCTATCGGAACTCTGCTTGTAAATATCAGTGAAGATATGGATCTCGATTTAGCAGTTAAAAAATATGAGCAGATTGTAGCCCCCGCCAGCTATAAGCGCCCAAAGGCAATTTTCACTAAAAAGATGTTAGAGGACGCAAAGAAGACCATTACTGAGCTTGGTTATATGGATTCTTTACAGCGTAGATTTGCTACTTTGAATGATATTTCTGTAAACAATGTTTTGTTCTCTAATAAAGAAGCTGCCAGAAAAATGACTGATGCAGACGATATTTTTGGACAGATGGAAAAGGATGTTACTGTAAATCCAAAGAAGTTCTCTAAAGTTGAAGAGATTTCTGCACAGGATTTTATTGACAAGGTGCTTCCAACTGCAAAAGAAATCGAGGCATTTGTAGAGAATAGGCATGAGAAGAACTTTGTATCTTTAATCGCACCAGTAAATCCAAATGCAAAGACAATGTTTAAATGGAACAACGGTTTATCCTGGGCCTATAGTGGCAATATTACCGATTCAGACATGAAACAGAATGTTAAAGCTGCAGGAGGTAATGTTAACGGTGTGCTTAGATTTTCCATCATGTGGAATGAGGCGCAAAATGATAATAGTGATCTTGATGCTCATTGTATTGAACCAGATAGTAATGAAATCTATTATGGCAATTGCAGGAAACCTCGGATGTCTAGGATGGGTGGGCAGCTTGATATTGACATTACTAGACCAATGGAGCAGATGAAGGGCAAACCTTCAGTAGAAAATATTACATGGGCGGACAAATCTCATATGAAGCCTGGTACATATAGATTCTTTGTACGTCAGTTTGCTGCTAGAGGCAGTAAGGGATTTAAAGCAGAAATTGAGTTTGATGGTGAAATTCATGCTTTTGAATATAATCATCCTGTATCTGGTGATGTAACTGTTGCAGAAGTAATTCTTGACGAAAATGGAAACTTCTCAATTAAAGAAAAGCTGAACGGTACTTCGAGTGTTTCTAGTCGTGATATTTGGGGAGTTCAGACCAATCAGTTTGTTCCTGTATCTGTAATTAGTTATAGTCCAAATTATTTTGATGATCAGAACGGAATTGGTCATAGACATGTATTTTTCTTCCTGAAAGATTGTGTAAATACTGAGGAGCCGAATGGATTCTATCTTGAGTTCCTTGACAATGATTTAATGAAGCATAAGAGAGTATTTGAAGCTCTTGGAGAAAAGTGTCACGTACAGGATACCGATAATCAGCTTTCTGGTATTGGTTTTTCAATGACCAAGAGAGCGGAACTTGTAGTCAAAGTAAAAGGCGCAACTGAGCGTATCATGAAGATTAAATTTTAAAAATAAAGGAGAATATTATTATGACGAACAATGAATTATTTGTAAAGGCAACCCGTGAGAATTTTCAGTTTCCATTTAGAGGAATGGTAAATGTTATTGATCTTTGGACTTTATCATTAAATAACTTGGATTCTGTTTTTAAGGCGCTTAATGCAGAAGTAAAGAAAACCGAAGAAGAAAGTCTTCTTCATACTAAGTCAAAGGAAGATGAAGAACTTTCCGAAAAGATTGAGATTGTAAAATATATTGTCGGCGTCAAACTGGAAGAAATTAAGGCAAGAGAAGACGCTAAGAAAAACAAGGAAATGAAGCAGCGCCTCCTGGAAATCAAGGCCAAGAGACAGGATGCGGCATTAGAGAATATGTCTGATGAAGAATTAGACAAGGCTCTTGCTGAATTAGATTAATAGATTTTGTCGAGCTAGATTAACAATATATCAAGGTTGGTTGGCGTCACAATCAATCAACCTATTTCTAAAATACATAGCAAAGGAGAACGTGATTATGACGAATTATGAAAGATATAAAGATGAGATTGATAAGGTTTGGGAAAGTGAAGATATTGCTTGCTTTACAAAAAATGGCGAGATAAAACCTTGTTGTGAAATAGTTTGTCCTGAATGTGAATTTAATGGAGAGGAAGGTTGCAACTCAAAATCACAGAAATGGCTTGTATCAGAATACAAAGACCCAGCAGAAGATGTAGATTGGAGTAAAGTGCCAGTAGATACACCTGTGTTAGTAAGGAATTATGAGACTGATAAATGGAATCCAAGATATTTTGCTGGGATTAATGAGAATGGAAATGTTACTGCATTTGACAGCGGCGCCACATCTTGGTCAAATGACGGAGAAAACCTTACTATAAATTGGAAACAGGCCAAACTTGCCAATCCAGACGATCTGAAGAAATCTGAGTTTCATCAGGAGAAGAGAAAATATACTGATAAAGAATTGATCGATATGTTGGCCGCAAATTACGCTGAAAAAGTAGATAATGACATATATTTCAATCAGGAAAATTATAAAGAGTTTCTTGAGGCGGTATATTGGTTTTGGAAATGTACAACAAATAATTTCAATAAAAGAAGTATCGCAGAAGCAATAAATAAAATGCTTAATTTGGAATTTAAAGGTGACTTATTATGAAAGAAAATAAAAAACGATTAATTGGTTCTGGATTATATCTTTGTGGATTTGTTTCGTATGTTACTTTTATGGGATTATTGAACAAGTGTGGAGGCAATGCTGGATTATATGGATTAGGTGCCTCCATTAGTGCAGTTGTTTTTTGCGGTGCATTGTATAGTTTACATTAGGAGGTTTATATGGGTAAAGTCGGGAATGTAGAAGTTGAATGGAGCGGTGGATATCCATGTTTGTGCCATGGCAAATGGACATTAAAAGTAGATGGAAGAGACGTTTCAGATAAGATTCCAGAAGATCTGAGAAAAGATGACATGAATACATATAAATCATATCGAAAATGGCATTTTAATGAAGATTATCGTGAAGAATGGGAATATTATAACGATGGTCTGAGATGTGAAGATTGGATCGAAGTCAATGGCTATTGGCTCAATAAGATCGTTGCAGACAAAGATATTCAGAAGTGTGTATTCTATGCAATTAACGAGGAAGATTGGAGACATAACAGTTGCGGTGAATGCAGCTAAGAAGGAGAAAAATATGAGGTTAAGTGAAATTGCAGAAAATATTGTAAAATATCATCCAGACTGTTGTATGGCAAAGAATTATGAGATTATAAATGGCTGTAGAGAAGATTGGTATGAGGAATCATTAATCGAACCACTTATGAGCTATTGGATGTATGAAGATTTAGACTTATGTGGTTGTGGACGCCCTGAATATACATATGAAGTAATCAGAAAATTTTTACATATTCGTCATGATTGGCGAGAAAATAAACTTGAATATACCGAAGTTCTTAATAGGTATAAAAGAGATTTACATGTTGATGACAACGACAACAATCAATTTGGATTGCTTCAGTTCATGATGTATATTTTAGATGAACATGAATTCGTAGAGCATGGTAGTAGTATCACAGGTTGTTGGCTTACCGAAAAAGGTGAAATGCTATTGGTTACTTTAGATGCATGGCATGAAAAGAATATGAAAACAGAAGCCGATTAAATGTTGGTTTCAATAGGAGAATCTAATGGATATATTATTCGGTTACGACTGTATAGATAGTTGTGATTGCGATAAAAGTAGCAGTTGCAAATATGCTAAACATAAATTTATTCCATTTAAAATTTCACATTTACTATTTGTTTATCCAAGATGTATCAAATTGAGTGGCACAAATAAATGTCCATACAATAAAACAAGAAACTATACATGTGCAAGTTGTGCCAATAGTAATTCATTCGAAGAATGTGATATTCCTTTTAATGAGAGAAAACCATATATTCCTAAAGATAGGTGGAAGAAATATAGTAGATGTGGTAGTTATAAAAAATGTAAATGGGCAGATGACTGTTTATATGATGGTGTGTATGTAAGCAGAAATCAGCTCTAACTTGTTTAGAGTGTTAATTATTATCTACTACTTATTATATCTACTATTTATATCTGTGGCAGTTCTTGCAAAATTTTACATGAACTTCATCTGAGTTTTCAAAAGTTATTGTCAAAAAATGTAATAACATCCGCCATAGGAAAATATGATTATTCCGCTGCGGCGAAGCCGCCTATCCGGAACAATGGTTTCCTCATTCCGGACAGGTGGTGTAAAAGCACCCGTAATATTCAAAAATACAAAAGGAATAACAGAAAGGATATGCACCCGAAGAACCGAACTATATAGATATGTCGGTATTCGGTGCGGCAAGTTAAGATAGGAGTTGGCTATGTTATTAACAAATAGATTTCCAAACGAAAATCGCTCAGGTCTTCAAGAATACTATTGTGACTTAACACGAGAAATAGATCGGCTTCTTGGATTATCACCAGATCAATACTGGAAGCATTATATTCTGGCAGATAGCACAATGCTAAAGGACAAGTGTCTTGCAATTAGAATTCCTGGCGGTACAGTTGGTGGAATTTGGATTGATGATGAGAATATTATTACGAAGGTATTTGTAGACACTGAGTATTATGTTATTGAAGAATATCCAATAGATATTAATGAAAAACTGGCACATTTTGTAGGAGAGAAGATTGAATTTGTTGATTAAGAGAAAGGAATAAATATGGGAACAGATATTACTATGTTTGCAGAAGTACGTAAAAATAAAAAATGGACAAAGGTAGGAAGTGTATTTAAAAATCCTTGGTATCGCGAAGATAGAGTAATTGACGAATGGAATCGACCATATACTGATCGACCTTATGATAGTCGAAATTATGATTTATTTGCAATTCTTGCAGATGTAAGAAATGGAACTGGTTTCGCTGGATGTAAGACTTCTTATGGGTTTAATCCAATTAGTATGCCCAAAGGACTGCCAGAAGATATTACTGCTGAAGTAAAAGAACTTTTATGGGGTGATGGATATGCAAACTCATATTATACATTAAAGGAATTGAAAGATTATGATTGGGATCAGAAAGTCATTCATGTAGGTGTTATTAGTGAAGCTCAGTATATAGAAATGAAAAGAACAGGAAAGAATCCAGATAGTTGGTCTGGCAATATTTCTGGTTGGGATATTGTTGTAGTGTCGGCAGATACGATGGATAAGATTTTAAATAAAACCATCAGTAGGAATAATCGTGTTAAATATTATGTACAAGTGGATTTTAAATCAATTACATATAGAGAGTGTTGTGACAATTTTTTAGAAAACACAATTCCAGCGTTAGAAAAACTTGTTCCTGATGGTGGTACAGAAGAAGATATACGAATTATCTTTAATTTTGATTGCTGAATTACGTGTTTCGTTAGGAGGTAAGAAGCGATGTACATAGAGAATATAGTAATAGGAAAGCCGGTTGTAGATCTACAGCAGTTATTTGCAGCTGATGAAGATGATTGGGATAGGACAGAAAAAGAAAAGACTTATTTTACGGAAGAGCGATTCTTGCCAAGAATTCTTGTTGATATTGGTATTTATCCATCTGTTAGTGAAATCCGTAGAAACAAGCCGCAGTTGATGATCACTTTTGACCATTTAGATTTTATTGATGGATTAAAGGTAAGTAAAAAACGAAAATTATGGATTGCGATTGGAGAATAGTATTATGGAACTTGTAGGATATTGGTTAATGATGTTAGTCGTAACAATTTTTATTGTAATAATATGTGGCTACGATTTTGATTTCAAAGAAAAAGTTCAAATATGCTTAGGCGAAGCAATTTTAATGTCAATGTTAATTATCGCCGCATGGTTAATAACAGGTGGGAAATAAAATGGTAGATAGTAAATCATTTGACAGAGATCTATTCTATCGCCTATGCGAGAAATATGGTTTAGAGTTATCGGATAAATACGACAAACCAATGATAAAAGAATCTGATGGTACAGTAAGACCATTAACTGATAAAGATGTTTTAAATATATTGAAGGTGGGTAGATGAGATTTAAAGGAGATATTATCATCACAGATCCGTGTTATATCTGTAAGGAAAAAGAGCAAGTTGGAGAATATCCGAAAAGAGATGATTATTTTACCTATGGGACAGATATTGAAAAGTATCCTGATGCAGTGAGAGAAGTAATTGATATTAGCAAAGAATGTCCAGAAATGATAAAGGTGCTAGAACAGATAGATAAAGTTTTGGGCTATACAGATCCTGAATATCGTAAGAAACATCCAAGAACACATTATGTATCTAAGATATATGAGGAATGCAATAAGAAATACAAAGAAGCATTGAATAAGTATTATGAGCTAAATAAGGATGATTGGGAAAAGTCTAATTTAGGTGAAAATATGGAAGTCCTTGGAATTCATACATATATTAGTCGTGATACTTTATATGGTGATTGGAGTTGTACAACTTATAACTCTGATACCAAAGAGAAACTTGGAGAATTTTGCGCCGATGTAGGTGGGGTGGCAGTATTTCTTCTGGATGAAGTTCTGAAGTATAATCCAGACTATGATGATTATATTACCAAACCATGGACAACCACATTGATCAAGGATTTTGATGGAGAAGTAAACTTTGAAATTATTGATGACGAAGTTAGTGTAATTGGTAAAGGAAATATTAATTTTGAAACACACCAGACAGGATTTTATGAGAAGATTCGCACAAACTCTTACTTTGTTGATAAATGGGTGGCATTTCGTCAGAAAGGCATGAGACCTGTATTGCATGGTAAAGTTAGAAAGGTAGACGATTCTGGCCTTTGTATGATTAGAGGTAAAAGAGCAAAAATACGATTTGCCAATGTAGATGATATAATTGGTATCTATGATAAAAAGTCTGATTGTTATGCAGTTAAATAAAATTTCTTGAAGCAGATCGCTTAAAATTTCCATAAATAAGAGAATAAATAGGTGAATATATGATTGATGAGATTAAGAAAAAAGTCAGTAGTGGAGAATATGATTTTCTAAGAACCAATGAGCATCTTGGAAAGAATATTATTCTTCTTGGTTTGGGTGGTAGTTATGCCTATGGCACTAATGTAGAGAATTCGGACTTGGATTGCCGCGGCTGTGCCTTAAATAGCAAGATGGATATTTTGACTAATCAGAATTTTGAACAGTTCGTAAATGAACAGACTGATACAACAATATATTCGTTCAATAAGTTAGTTTCGTTATTACTGAATGTAAATCCTAATACTATTGAGTTGTTAGGATTAAAGCCTGAGCATTATTTATACGTAACACCGATTGGTCAGGAATTATTAGATAATGCCCATTTATTTTTATCCAGGAAAGCTGTGTATTCTTTTGGTGGTTATGCGAACCAGCAGCTTCGGCGTTTAAGTAATAAGGCGGCAAGAGTAGTAGGGCAAGAAGAAAGAGAACAACATATTCTCAATAGTATTATGAATGCCGTATATACATTTCCTAGCAAATATGCTTATTATCCAGAAGATTCACTTAAGCTCTATATTGATAAGTCAGATAAAGAAGATTATAATACAGAAATTTTCATGGATATGAATTTTAAACATTATCCACTGAGAGATTATAAAGCAATGTGGTCTGAAATGAACTGTGTAGTAAAAGATTATGCGAAGATTGGGAAGCGTAATCAGAATGCTATCGAACATGGAAAACTAGGAAAACACATGATGCATTTAGTTCGTCTTTATTATATGTGTTTTGACATTTTAGAGAATGAAAAAATTGTTACATACAGAGGAAAAGAACATGACTTATTGATGGATATTCGCAATGGTAAATATCTGGACGGTAACGATCAGCCGATTCCTGAATTTTATGAGTTGGTGGATGAGTTGGATAAAAGATTAGCTTATGATAAGAAAAATACTTCTTTACCAGAGAATCCTGATTATAATGCAGTAAATGAATTTATGGCAAGTGTTAATGAGAGAGTTGTAAAAGGAGAAATTAAATGTTAGAAGGTATAATTTACGGTCTAATAACTGCATGGATTTTAACATGGTTTGATGTAGATGAGATTTTTATTGACGCTTTAAAAATGTTTTTGCCTAGTATTCCATTAAATACAAATCATTTTATGTTGTTTGCGCAATTATAGGTTGCGCTAATGGTTTGATTAGCAATTTAAAGTAAAAGGAGAATAACAAGATGAAAGAATTTAGAGTCACACAGGATGCAAATTATGTACAGGGCTATTTGAGGTATGGACACAGAGAAGGGATTATCGAAGCAGAATCAAAAGAAGACGCTTTAGACAAGTTAAGAAATGACAGTTATACAGATTATCTCGATTTTGTGCTGGATGATTATAGTTTAGAGGATGCAGACTATGATGATCAGCCGTTTGAAATCGAAGAGATTGAGGAAGAATAATGTGGATAAAAGATATAAAATACGAAGGTCTTGGAATCTACAGGATAGATATGCAGCCTAATAATGGAATCATTATTAAATTTGAAGCGAATAATATACAAAATTGCAAAGAACAATTCATAAAAGAAATAAGTCGCGATTTTGATATTATAGTAGATCAAAAATTGAAAGAAATTTGAAATTTTGTTTTCATACGGAAGGAGAATAAAATGGTAGATTTTGATGATATTCAGATTTGGGGTTGTAATATTTCAAACGAAGTAAAAGTAGTATTAGATTCTGTGAGTGATAAAGTAAAAGCATCTTTTGAAAATGACGATCAGCAAATGGCATATCAGATTGGTGTAGATAATGCATTGTCTGCTTTAAAACATCTTTTGCAAGAAGGATTAAGAAAAAACAATATCACAATCTATTATCCTAATACAGATACTTCTACTGAATTAGATGCAGAAAGTGTAGTAAAATGGGCAGAAAGCTTGCCTGATTTAATTTAGAAAAGGAGAATAATACAATGAAAGTAACACTTGAGTTAGATAATCTTGAGAATATAGTACAGACAACATTAGAAAAAAATCTTGGAAATGTAGTAAAAGAACAGATTGCTGATATTGTAAAAAAGACTGCTGATAATTTAATAAAAGATACTATCAATACACAGGTTTCTAAAAATTTCCAGCACTTTGTTGACGAGTATATTACGACAAAGAAAATTAAGGTAGGTGGATCTTATTGGGATAATGAACCTGAGCAGGAATATACAGTAGAGCAGTATATTAAACAGCAGATAAAAGAAAGACTGGATTCTAAGCAGTTAAAAGTGAAGAAAAAAGGTAGGTCTGGTTCTTATAGCGATGATTATGAAAATGTAACTTTTGAACAATATATTTCTCGCCAGTTTGATTTTACAGAAACGATTAAGAAAGAATTAGACACATTTATGAATGATATTCGTAAGCAGGTAAATACAACAATGAAGGAGACTTTTGACAATTCTACTAAATCTATGTTATCTAATGCTGTTTTAAATATTCTTAGTGCAAATGATACATATAGACAGATTGAGAACAATATTAAATGTATTGCAGATAGGCAGGCATAAAATATGGAAAAAGAAGTTTTTGAGAACAACTGGGAAGAGTGTGAATATTGTAAACGTTCATATTATGAATATGACACCGGTTATAGTGAGTATGAATGTACTTTAGATGACAATGAATGTTGTTTAGGTGAACTGGAATATGGCTGTCCATTATCGTTCAAATATACAGTGGAGTAGAAAATAAATTAAATATAAATGGAGAAAGAAAATACTTTAAAATTAAAAAGATGTAATTGCGGTGGAACCGTGGAGTTAATTGAATCAAAACCATGGAATCAAGATCCGTGTATTTATTGTTCGAAATGTGGTGGAAAATGGAAATATGGAACATATTCGGATCTTTTGACTATCAAAGAATGGAATAGTAGACATTAATAATTATATCAAATACAGAGAAAATTCTATAGAGTATCATGAGCATTTCGCTCAGACCCCCAATGCAAAACGAAAAATTGTGTCAAAAAGAGGTGAAGAAGTATGTATTATGGATTAGATATGTTTCAATACTATATTCCATTTGATGCTAAAGTGTCAAACATAAAAGAATTTCCAGACAATAAAGATATTTGGGCATTTGCGTATAAAGAAGATGAAAGAGCATTAAATTATATATGCAGACCAGTAAAAGGTAGAATTAAAACGGATGAATATAATGGCAGATATTTTTATGAGTATAAAGTGAATGGAAAAGATCTAAAGAAAAATGGAGTAACACTTTATGCTAGATATTTTTGCGATACATATGAAGAAGCAGTTGCTGGTTTTAATGCGCTTGTAAATCGGAGAATTAAATCTTTAAAAGATGAGATTGTAAAACTGGAAGATATGTTGATTAAATAAAAAGTATTGTAACGAAAGGAAATTTATTATGAGTCAGACAAAAAATACTAATTGGAAAGTATTAGTTATTGTGCTTGTTGGAATCCTCGCGGTTGTTTTTATGGCAATTTTTGGAGTACAAGGAAGCCAGAATACAGCCATTTCATTAGAAGAACAGGTTAATTCTGCAAAATCTGGTATCCAGGTGCAGGAAATGCAGAGAATTAGTCATGTACAAAACCTTGTTGACTGTGTAAAACAGTACGACAAGCACGAGGCAGAAACATTTGAAGCTGTAGTAACTGCTCGTGGATCTGCAGGCAATATTGAAAATACTACAACAGCGATTGCTGCAGTCACTGAGGCGTATCCAGAACTTAAATCAAATGAAAATTATAAAACTTTGATGAATGATCTCGTAATTACAGAAAATCAGATTGCGCAGTACAGAAATAATTATAACGAACAGGTTAGAGCATATCGTAGGTATGTGAACAAATTTCCAACTCGTCAGTTTTTATCTTTCTTAGGATACGAAGTAAAGAATTTTGAATACCTGGATTACGGCGCACCATCAGAAGCACCACAGAACTTATTCGATTAGGAGAAGAGTATGAAGCAGCTTATTAACAAACGGTTTGATTTCGGTGATTTTGAGATTACAGTTAGAGAAATATTAACAAGTATTTCTATTATTGCGGTAATGCTGCTTATTGGCTTCGTCATTTCTGGTAGCATTAAACAGGGTGAAGCTGATTATAACGAACAATTTTTAAAGGCGATTAAGATTGAAGGTCAGGATTTATTTCAATATGGGATGGATACTAATATTGGAAGTGCATTTGTATATGGTGATTTAGAAGCAGTAGATACAGTTACATATCCTGAAATTGAAGGAGAATATATGTATGTTGAAATGGATACTGAACGATACACCATGCACACCAGACAAGTTGCTCATACAAGAACTGTTAACGGCAAAACAGAAACATATTACACGACTGAGACATATTGGACATGGGATGTAATTGACTGGGATAAAAAGAAATGTAATGAGATTTCTTTTGCTGGTGTTGTGTTCCCAGTAAATAAGATTAGCATTCCTACAACAAGATATATTGATACAGTTTCAGCTGGATATCATTTGCGCCATGTATATTATGGTACAGGAACTCATTTTGTAGGAACTATTTTCACAGATCTCAGAAATGGCACAATTTCAGATGATACAAAATTTTACAAAGATACCACTATTGAAGAAGCGGTTGAAGAGTCTTTACATAAAAGCGGAGTATTTTTATTTTGGTTCTTCTGGATTGTTATAATTTGTGGCGTAGTTTATGCATTTTATTATGCAGATAATCGTTGGTTAGACTAATTGAAAGTTTTATTTCATAGGAGGAAAATAATATGAATATTAAAGAAGAACAGAGAGATTTATTTACAGTACCACAGGGTTATTATTTAGCCCATTGTATCAGTGGTGATTATGCGTTAGGTGCTGGTATTGCAAAGCAGTTTGTAGATGTATATAACATGAGATATAAATTACATAGTCAGTATCCAATTCCAGAAGGAGAAAAATACGATAATGTAGGAAAAGCATTACTCATTGATAACGTATTTAATCTGGTTACAAAGCCTCGTTGCTATTACAAACCTATATATGAAACATTATATGATACTTTAGTGGATATGCGTGATTATTGTGAAGAATATGACATCACTAAAATCGCAATGCCACGTATTGGGTGTGGCCTCGATCAGCTTGAATGGGATCGAGTATATGAAATGTTAGAGGATGTATTTTTTGATACTGATATTGAGATTTTAGTTTGTACATTATAAGGAGAATATATGGCAGAGATCAAACCAAGATATTTAGTGATGGTCACTGCTTCTGCGAATAATAATAAATATTATAAACAGATTCCTCATGGAGATAGTTGGACTGCTGAATACGGAAGGGTAGGAAGCAGTCCACAACGTAGAGAGTATTCTATGAGTCAATGGGAATCAAAATATAAAGAAAAACTTCGCAAAGGCTATGTTGATCAGAGTGAACTTGTAGAAGACTTAATTCAGGTTGAAAAACCTAAAAACTCAGAATATAAAGAAATTGAAAATAAAGTTATTGCTGAGATTGTAGAAAGATTACAAGCAATGGCACAAAAAGCTATCAGCGACAATTATACGATTTCTTCTAACAAAGTAACTCAGGCAATGGTGGATGAAGCACAAGATGTTTTGACAAGTTTACTTGATATTAAAGAAGTTGAAGAATTTAATAATATTCTGTTAAAACTCTTTACTGTTATTCCTAGAAAAATGGGATACGTTTCAGATTATCTTGCTAAGTCTAGCAATAATTTCTCTGAGATTATTCAAAAAGAACAGGATCTGCTCGATGTTATGAAAGGACAGGTCGTACAGAAACAGGTCATTGAAGAAACAAAAGCGGAAAATGATGTAAAAATCAAGAATACAATTCTTGAGCAGTTAGGACTGGTATTCGAAGAATGTGATAAAAAGGACATTGCCGTTATCAAAGATGCACTTGGATCATGTTCTGATAAATTCTATAAAGCATGGAAAGTCAAAAACCTTAAGACACAGAAACGTTTTGATGATTTTGTAAAAGAGAATAATATTACGGAGACAAAGTTATTGTTCCATGGTAGTAGGAATGAAAATTGGTGGTCTATCATCAATAGTGGTCTTGTCTTAAAACCAACTAATGCTGTCATTACAGGTAAGATGTTTGGGTATGGTATTTATTATGCACCAAAAGCTAGAAAATCTCTTGGTTATACCAGTTTGAGTGGAAGCTATTGGGTTAGAGGTGATTCCAATTTTGGTTTTATGGCATTAATGGATGTAGCTTATGGTAAACCATATGATGTGTATTCATTCAATAGTAAATATTACAGCTTTGATTACGGTAAACTTCAATCCGTTTGTCCTGGTGCGAATTGTTTACACGCTCATGCTGGTGATATGCTGCGCAATGATGAGATTATTGTTTATAAAGAAGAACAATGTACTATTAAGTATCTGATTGAATTGAGGTAATTTCATGGGCGAATATTATACAAACGGTATTACAGTCTATGACATTGATAAGTATTGTGCTGCCTTAAAACAGCGTGATGTTGATCAGATTGTAAGGATTAAATACCTTGAAAAAGAGAATAAGAAATTAAAAGATGCAGTATATAAAGATTCTGAACTTCAAAGAATGAAAGCTGAATTGGAAGAAGCTAGAAATGATTTACGAAGAGGTTTTGGCATCTCAGAATTAGAGCAGAAAGCAATTAAAGAATGGAAAAAGAAACACGAAGCAGAAGCTCATGGTATTGTGACTGATGATCAGAGAATGAAGTTACATGGCTGTATTGGCGGTAATTATAGTTATATTTTTATACCTACATCTATTGGAATCATTGGAGAGATTCAATGTAGCTGCGGTGAAAAATTTACTTTCTGTGAATTAATGTAAAGGAGCAAGAAATGGAATGGATTAAATGTGAACCTGGTCATATGCCAGAAGATGATAAAAGATATAAAGGTAAGAAAACAATTAATGTATTGGTCACTACAGACAGTGGTGTTGTTACGAAAGTTCAGAGAATATATTACATAAGTATGAGTAACAAAGTTGGATCTTGGTATTGGGGAAGAATTGGTGGCACTATGAAGGCATGGATGCCACTACCTGAGCCGTATAAAGAAATAGATTAAATTTATGAGGAGAAAAAGTTGAAATATGAAAACAGTAGTACAGACAGAATATCAGGATATTTACAGAGTTGTGGATGGTGTTCTGCTTGTTGTAAATAAGTTTGAGCCATTGTACATCGAAGGCGTGGAGTATCCGAGAGTATATCCAGTCAATAGAGCTGGCATGAGATCATATAACAAGAATTGCCAGCAACAATTAAAGGTTCTTAAAAATGAATGGCACTGCAAAGGATCATGGTATACACCAGCATGGAGCATACCGGCAGGAACAGTTTTGTACGGCAGCATTCCAGTTATCACCATTTCTGATAAAAACAAGTGGCAGTATGAGATTAAAACCACTGACAATATGTTTAGTGGAAATGCAGTAGAGATTCTTGAAATGTTACATAACATTGAGAATGTTGTTGGAAATGGAGAATAAATATATGAAGTTAAAAATCATTTCAGTTAAAGATAAAGATGGTAATGAGAAAACAGAATTTATGGAAGAATTAAGACAGAATCATCCTTTTATGTCTGGTGAATGGATTTATCATCAATTTTTCGTTCAGAATCACGGATCTTTTCATTTATTATGGGATGATCAAACTGATAAATGTCTTGTTACATCTACAGTAGAGAATCTTATTCAGACCGATACTAAAGTGGTAGTAACAACACGAAATTCTGTATATGAGTTTGAGATTATTGGAGAATAAATATATGAGAGCAGAAGATACATTACAATTCATGATGGATTTTAATGGAAATTTATTTTGGAGTCGTCAGCAGTGTCTAAATCATTTATTTTGTACGATTGGAAATGGATATGAATGGGAAAACGGTGAACTTGTAGAGAAAGATTATGATACTAAACAGATGCTTTCTCGTTGGCAGCTTATTGAACCTGTTAAACATGCAGAACCAAGACGATTAGCGGTGGAACTTAATGAAATAAGAGAAGGAGCACAAAGAAGAAGAGGCTTTAAAGAGATTCCAAAGTGGTATCCATTATCAAAAGAATATTCTTATCTCTATAATTATCCTGATAATATTAAGCCTGACTGGTTAGCGCTGATTAAAGAATGTAAACAGATGCTTATTGCAGATGGTATTGAAATTTGAAGTGATCGTTTCATTGGATGAAAAGAGGTGAGGATATGTCGGATGAAGTAATTAAGATTTTAGATGCTTTGACGGAGCGACTTGGATTAGCAATAGATTGGAGTTCTTCAAACGTATTGCCGTATTTCCAACAGCTATGTAATAAGTATATTAAATATGAAATTGCGACAAGTATTATATGGATTGTGATTGGAATTGTGTTGTTGTTAGGTGGAAGATATTTGTTTAAGAAAAGAAAATATATAAACGATATGTTTTGGGGTGCCAACGAATTGATAATTACAGAAGTTATTATTATGGTTTTACTAGGTAGTTCCATGATTGTCACACAAACTTTTGATATTGCTACATGTATTACATTTCCAGAAAAGATGATTTTTTATGAATTACAAAATATCTATAGCTCATATAAATAAACAACAAAAAGAAAGGATAAACAAATGATGAAAGGTTTAAGTAGTAAGGAAGTTCTACAGAGTAGAGAACTTCACGGTAGCAACAAATTGCCAGAACCACCAATTAAAAGGTGGTATGATTATGCGAAAGATGCAACTATTGGAGATCATACGATTTCACTTCTTTTAATTTTGGCAGCAATTCAAATTGTTTTAGCAGGTTTTGGAGTTTTGGATTTAAGTGATCCATTTATGATCGCAATTGTAGTTGGAATTTGTACAAGCCTTGGTATAAAAATGAACTTGGGTATTCAAAAAGCGACATTAGAATTGATGGCACGAAGTTCAGTGAAATATTGTGATGTAATTCGTGACGGAAAAGTACAGACTATCAACAAGAATGATTTAGTAGTTGGTGATTTAGTTTGTGTTGGAATGGGTCAGGAAATTTTTGCAGATGGTTATTTAGTAGAAGGAAAAATCTCTGTAAATAATGCAGCTATTAATGGAGAAACAAAAGAGTGTGTTAAAACACCAATTCCTGAGTACGTACACACTAAAACAACTTCTACATCAGCTTATACAAATCAGAATTGTTTATTTGCTGGTACTACCGTTATGAGTGGTGAAGGCAAGATGATTGTAACTGATGTTGGTATCAACACTGTTAATGGAGACACATTAGTGAAGATGCAGACATTGGAAGCACCAAAGACTGCATTAGATATTGCATTAGATAATCTATGTGACTTTATTTCTAAGTGGGGAACGATCGCAGCAGTAATTACCTTTGCAGTATTAACTATTTCAGGCATCTTAAATGTAGGTTTTGGAGAATATTTTAGCGGTGGAGTGTTAAACATCATTCAGAAGTTTGCTCAGAACTTTTCAGTGGCTTTGACTATTATTGTAGCAGCTGTTCCTGAAGGACTTCCATTAATTGTAAAACTTGTCACTAAACAGAATGTCAAAATAATGGAAGGATTTAATATTCTTGCAAAAAATCCTGGAAAAATTCCTGAACTTGCCTATGTTGATTTAATCTGTACTGATAAGACAGGAACCCTTACAACTGGCATTATGACTCCAAAAGTAATTATTGACGGAACTGGTAGTGAAGTAGATAAGAATTCTGATTTATGGAAGGTTATTAAAGCAAATATTTCTTTAAATAACAGTGCTACATTTGATTCAGAGAATAATATTACAGGTGGTAATTCAATTGATAGAGCAGTTTTAAGCCTGGTTAATCCTGATGATTATACTGATATTTGCAAAAGAAATCCTTTAATTCAGAAACAGGTATTTAACAGCCAGAATAAATACTCTGCTTTTGAGAGTAAGTATAGTTTGGGTGACTCATTTACATATTATAAAGGCGCTCCTGAAAAATTACTTGAGCATTGCACACATTGGATGGACTTAGAAGCTATTCCGTTTCATGAAAATGAAAAAGAAGAGTTATGCAAAAAGATTAAATCTATGACAGAAAGATCTATTAGGTGTATCGCACTTACATATTCTAATAGTCCTCTTATAGAGAATGTATTACCAGATGATATGATCTTCTTAGGAGTAATTGGCGTAGTTGATCCTGTTAGAGCAGAGGTTCCAGCAGCTGTAGAAACAGCTCATAAAGCCGGTATTCAAGTAATCGAGATTACAGGTGACTGTATCGAAACTGCAAGAGCTGTAGCCGCCGAGTGTGGAATTTACAAAGACGGAGATGTAGCTTTAACCAATGATGAATTTGAAGCCATGACAGATAATGAAGTAAAACAGATTATTCCTTCATTAAGAGTTATTTCCAGATGTTCACCAAATACCAAATTAAGACTTGTTACGTTGGCGCAGGAGATTGGAAGATCCGTTGCTATGACAGGCGATGGTGTAAATGATAGTCCGGCATTAAAGAGAGCAGATGTCGGTTTTGGAATGCAGAGTGGATCTGATGTGGCAAAAGAAGCATCAGATATTATCCTTACAGATGATAACTTTGCCAGTGTTGTAAAAGCAGTAGAATTGGGAAGAACATTTATGCATAACATTATGATGTTCCTGGAATTCCAGTTACCAATTAACATTTCTTTACTTATTCTAAGTGTTATCTATCCTATGATTACGGCAAGTGCGTTACTTGCATCAGTTCAGATTCTTATCGTAAATATCATTATGGATTCCCTTAACTCGTTATCATTTGGCGGAGAACCACCAAAAGAAGAATATATGACAGAAAATCCTATTAGGAAGGGTTCTGGTTTATTTATTCGTGGAGCCAAGAAGAGAATTACTTTAAGTACGATTACATTTATCGCATTATATGGAGTTATTACATTTGGTCCTATCTCAAAAATGTTTCCAACAGAGACAGCTGCAATAACAGCAAGATTTGCTCTGTTATGCTTTATGGCGGTATTTAATGGTTTTAATATCCGTACTGAACATATTAATTTATTTAATGGTATTGGCAAGAATAAGATGTTTTCTGCTATTGCAGTAGGAATTTTTGCTATGACATTTGCAATTTGTAATTTTGCTGGAAATCTCGTAAAGGTCACAGCATTAGATTTACAGCATTGGATGGTAATTCTGATTCTATCATTTATGGTTATTCCTGTTGACTTAATCAGAAAGATTGTTGAGAGAAGAATGAATAATTAAATAGGAAGGAGAAATACATATGGGATTATTTAGTAAATTATTTGGTGGAAACAAAACAGAAGCAGAAGAGAAGGTGCAGTCTACACCTGTTAATACGACAGCATCAGTAATTGATATGTCTAAATCAGCTGAAAATTTAAACAAGGTTCTTATTGACATGTCAAAAGGATCTAAGATTGACATGACTAAGCATGTTGCGAGAGTAGCATTAGCAATGGATTATTCTGGCAGTATGGACAGATTATATTATAACGGATCTGTACAGAATGTGATTACAAGACTACTCCCAATCGCTTTAAAGTTCGATGATAATGGAGAATTAGAATCATGGTTGTTTTCTGATAGAGAAGAAAGACTTCCAGCTGTAAGTGTTAATAATTATAAAACTTATGTGCAGAAAGTAATGATGAAAGCTCGCATGAGTATGAGTGGCACAAATTACGCTCCTGTTTTAAAAGATATGGTCAAGTATTATAAGGATATAGAGCCAAGTAGTGTACCCGCGTTTATTATTTTCATTACTGATGGTGAAAACTTTGATAAAGCAGAAACAAATAAAATCATTAAAGAGCTGTCTAATTATAATATTTTCGTACAGTTTATTGGAATTGGAAACGAAAAATTTACGTATTTGAAATCATTAGATAATATGGAAGGTCGTGTTCATGATAATACTGGATTTACTGCTGTAAAAGATATGAACAAGATGACAGATGGAGAATTGTATACTGAACTTCTTAGACAGTATAAGGATTGGCTCAACAAATAATAAAAATATAAATAAAAGAAAGAGGTAGATATTATGGCAAACGTAATTAACATGAGTAAGAATCAGAAAATCAATATGACCAAGGATGATGGAACCGCAATCAAAAACTTTTTCATTGGTGTAAATTGGGACCAGAATCGGTATGCAGGTGAAGCAGATATTGACTTTGACATTAATGGTTTTTTAACTAATAGTGACCGAAAGGTAACTTATCCAAAAGATATTGTTAATTACAATACATATGGTGATGGTGGTGACTATCCATGGGTTGAGTATTCTGGTGACAATCTTACAGGCAATGATTCTCAGGGAATTATTTTTGATGGAAAACACTACGATGAATATTTTATTGTACATGCAGATACTTTCCCGAAGGATAGAACTGATTTTACTATTTGCCTGACTATCTTTAGAGCGGTGCAGCGCCTCCAGAACTTTGGAATGGTCAATAATGCAATAATGACCATTTGTGATTATGATAATCCAAATGGGACTAAGTGGGAATACGATCTTTCTGAAAATGAAAAGTTCGAAAGCCTTAATGCAGTAGAAATGGGTAGACTTTATCGATATGGTGATGGGTTTAAATTCCAGGCCCTTGGTTCAGGCTATGTCGGTGGTATGACTGAACTGTTCAAAAATTTTGGACTTGATATTGATGAAGGGAGAGATTAATCAATGAATGGATTAATTTGGTTAATTTTCATTGCGATTATTGTTATTTTATTGTTTTTTACAAAGACAGGCAAGAGGATTAGAATGAGGGCTTCTGGTACTACTGATGAGATTATTACCAAGGACGCATCTACACCAGAAGGTGCCAAAGCATATTACAATAAAGCAATTGAAGCTAAAGAACAGGATTACCAGAAAGCAAGTGCAATTCATGCTCAGATGCTTGGAAAGATTGAAAATTACGAGGATCAGCTGCGCTCTTTAAAAAAGGAGAATATGCAGTTAGATTTAAATATCAATTCTTGTGTAGATAAGGATGATGATGAAGGTGCGAAAGTATATTTGAAGCGTCAGCAGGAAGTAATTGATAAAATTGAAATTATCAAAGACGCTTTAAAGGAATTAAAAGAAAATGCTGCCTTACAGGGAGAAACTGTAAAAGATATTTTTGAAAAGCTTGGTGAGTTAAAAGCAGAAAAAGAAACTGCCGTACTTACTCTTGAAACAGCTCAAGTGGCAAAGTCATTACAGGCTACTCCTGGTATTAATTCTAGTGAAGAAGATAAAATGCTGGAAAAGGTTCGTGATGGAATTAAGAAAACCAAAGAAGAATCTGATGGTAACAGGGTAGCGTATGAGAATTCTACAGCTGTTCAAATGAAGCGTCTTGACAAGAAAATGAAGGATGAAGAAATCCAGAAAAAATTAGATCAGCTAAAGGCGGCGAAGAATAAATGATTGTACTAAACATTGGTGTTTTCCTTGTGATCCTTGCGGCAAGTTTTGGTGCTGGATTTATCGTAGGAAAGTGTAAAAAGTAAATATCAGGGCTAACTGGGGTCATAGCCAGTTAGTTCATTTGGAGAAAAATGGGAGAGATTTGTTCTCAAGATAATAATTGGTGGGGATTATTATCAGGTAGACAAGCCAGAGTAACATAGTCAACAATCTTTAATGTTATGAGGGACACGAAAGATACTACAGTTGCGATGTTTGATGCCATAGGCATCACCTCCTTCAAAAATAATACAAATGCCCATGTAAATATTATCAATGTTGGTGAGACTCTGGCTTGTTTTTCTCCTTGGGCAAATCTGATTATATCAAATTTCTATCTAAAATCCAATAAAAATATAAAAAAGAAAGGAAAAATTAGAAAAGTTCCTATAGGATAAAGTGCGCACTACTTACTATGGTAAGAGGAACTTGGAAAACAAAGAAAGAGCATTAGCACATATTGAAAAAATTGAATGGGTAAAACCAATTGAAGGTGCAGACAACATCGAATTAATTGGAGTATTAGGATGGATCTGTGTAGCAAAAAAAGGTGAATTCCAGCCTGGTGATTTAGCGGTTTATATTGAAATTGACAGTAAGTGTCCTGAGAATGATGAGCGATTTGCTTTCTTAGAAAGTAAAAAATACAAGGTTAAGACGATGAAACTTGGAAAATTCAATGTCATTAGTCAGGGTCTTGCATTACCGGCAATTTTATTTCCTGAAGTAACAGATGATCCAATTGGTACAGATGTTACTGAAAAATTACATATTACATATTATTCTACGGATGATATTGCAAGAAAATCTAATAAAGTCGATCCAAATTCTAAATACAAATCTATGGCAGCTCGCCATAAAAATCTCGCAAAGAAAAAATGGTTCAGATGGCTAATGAAGCGTAGTTGGGGAAAGAGAATTCTCTTTTTATTCTTTGGAAAGAAAAAGGACAACCCAAAAGAATTCCCTAAGTGGATTGTTAAAACTGATGAAACGAGAATTGAAAATGCACCATTTTATTTACAAAGCACAGAAAAATGGGTAAAGACAGAAAAATTAGATGGCACAAGTTGTACTTTTGCTATTGATCGCAAAAAGAAAGGGAAGGATAAATTTGAATTTATTGTTTGTAGCCGAAATGTAAGACAGGCTGATCGAGATCAGGAATGCTATCATGACAGCAATATTTATTGGGAGCTTGCCGATAAGTATGACATTGAGAATAAGCTTACAGAATTAGCAATTACTGGTGGTTATGACCGTGTTGTACTGCAAGGAGAAGGTGTTGGTTCAGTTCAGAGTAATCCGTATAAATTAAAAGAAAACGATTTATATGTATTTAACTTAATTATTGATGGCACAAGAACAGGAACAGTGGAGATGGCTGAATATTGCGATAATCATGGTTTTAAGCATGTGCCAATTATTGATGTAGCCTACGAACTTCCACATACCATGGAAGAAATGAAACTTGAAGCTGATGGTTATAGTGAAATTAATCCAAAAGTAAAGAGGGAAGGGTTCGTATATAGAGATCTTTTAGGGCAAAAAAGTTTTAAAAATGTTAGCCGTGAGTATTTACTGAAACATTCATAAGGAGATTTTAGATGAATAAACCTAAGCTGTATATTATGACAGGTCTGAGTGGTAGTGGTAAGTCCACTATCGCTCAGAAACTAGCAGAAGAAAATCCAAATACAGTAATAGTATCATCGGATGCTATTCGAGAAGAATTAACTGGTAAAGTAGAAGACCAGACGAAGAATGAAGAAGTATTCAAAATTTTCCATAATAGGATTCGTAAAAATTTAGAGAATAAAAAGAATGTAATCGCATATGCAACCAACATCACCATGAAATCTCGCAGAGCAATTATGATGAAAGTAAATGGATTGGATATTGAGAAGATCTGTTATTTGATCCCAAAACCGTATGAACAGTGTAAGATTGATAATAAAGATAGATTACATCCGGTTCCTGATGAAGTATTAGATAAACAGATTATGAGATTCCAAGTGCCATTTTATGAGGAAAATTTCGATAAGATTATTGTTTATAGAGATGATAGTTGGAATAAATACCAGATGGATAGTATTAAAATGTTTTTTGCAATGTGGGGATTTGATCAGAAAACTCCATACCATAATATGACATTAGATAATCATTGTTTGAATGCATATAACTTGTTCTGTAATAAAATTCCACATAAAACATTATTAAAACTTGAATATGTTAATGGGTATGCAATGGGAGCAAAACTACACGATTTTGGTAAAATCATGGTCCAGACTTTTGATGAAAATGGTGTAGCTCACTACTACTCCCATGAAAACACAGGATCTTTCTTTATTCTTTCACAAATGGTAAAGCCGCCTGTATGGACAGATGATATGTTATTGGATTGTTGTTTTCTTATTAATTATCACATGATGCCATTTAATTGGACGAGCAATAAAGCAAAAGAGCGTTGGAAGAAAAGATTTGGAGAATATAAATATCAGATGCTATTAGATTTCAATGAATGTGATCGAGCGAGGTAACTATGGGAAACGTTTTACAAGACGAAGCTTATTTTTATTTAAATGAGTACAAAGATATTGTCAAAACAGAAGATGGATATAAGTTGCAGCCGGTATTTGAAAGACTTCAAAATGGAGACATCGTAAGAACTGAATGTAGCAAGGCTATGAGTAATCAAAATAGTACAGACAAAATTTGTTTTAGTTGTATTCATTCTACTGAGCTTGGTTCAAATCAGATTTGCGAAATACGAAGCAAGTTAAACGGCAATTCAAAATGTTTGTGCTTAAGTTCATATGTTCACAATTGTGATGCATGTGAATATATTGAACCACTTACTGTTGTACATTCAGAAGAAGAGATGATTCAGTTTATAGAAAAAACGGAAAATTTCTTTCCTTGTATTGAATATTACGAATCTTATTATGGATTTGAGCGTAAGTGGGATGAGAAAGGAAATGGAGAAATTTTAGAAACCGTTAGAGAATATTATAATAGAGGTGGCAAGTTTACATATATTCCAAATAAATATCCAAGTGTGGTCTATTTTGGATTAGTAGATGATGATTATCTATATAGTTGGAGTTCAGCACATCTAAAATGGGTATATTGTGGAAAATAATAAAGCGAGGTAAAAGATATGATAGATAGCTCAGATGTAGTTTCTTATGATAACGGTTGGCAGGCTGGTTATGAAATGGGATTTTCAGATTGTAAAGAAAAATTGATGAATGTACTTGAGAAAGTAGCCTTAAGAGCTGCAGCAAAAGAAAATCCTGGATTATATGTTATTCCAGATGAAAAGTTAAGACAGATTATGATCGAAGCTGGATTAGATGAAGGATTATTAGATTAATGTGTTATGTGGTGGCGGAATAGGTAGACGCAGAATTAGTGTCGAGTAGCTGAGAAATTTGCTTAAATGCAAGACTGAGTAGTGTTCGAAAACGAAGGGTACGATGGTTCTTCATCCTCGGCACACATAAAATATTCGTATGGAGACATATATGTATGGTGCAAATCCATACCCACATAGTAAAAATAAAAAAGGAGAATAAGTATATGAGACAGAGAGCAAGAAAGAAATGGCTTAAGAAACATAATCAGTATATTAATCCAAAAGAATTATGGAATTTGGATTATACGATTGCAAAGTTTGTTTTACCAAGACTGATCGAGTTCAAAGAAAATACTATCAGTTTTCCAGGTTATGGAGAAGTGGATACCAGAGACAAATGGGATGCTGCCCTTCAGAAAATGATTACCGCTTTCGAATATATTATCACAGACGAAGATTGGTGGATTGATGATCCGAGATATGATTATTCTGAGGGTCTGCATGTAGAGACAGATAATAATACAAAAACACTTCATTTCTATGTAGATGATTGGGCTAAAGAAATTGAGAAAAATCAAAGTGCAGAACGAGATAGGCGAAATGAAGTAATTAGAGAAGGATTGGAGCTGTTTTCGAAATACTTTCGGCATTTATGGGAGTAATATATATGAAATGTACTGAATGTCCATATGGACTTGTCGAATATAATTTCAGAGATAATAATATAGAAGATTTTGATGATTGGTTTGAAGAAAATGCAGAGAATTCTATATGGTGCGATAAAGTAGGTGGTAAAGTGAGATGGTTCGGAAGATGTTCTGAATATGATCGTGAAGAATTGTATGATGAAACCCGTCTTTCATCCAGAAAAATTAGGCTTACAGCTACTGATTATAAGAAGAAAAAATTACGTAATCGGAGAAATTCAGAGAATACATATAAGACACATCTAAAATTTCTTTCTGATAATCTTAAGAGATATCCTTCGCCTGTGTATCCAGTTGATCAAAATGGTGAACCTTCAGAAAAATGGAATTTCCAAAATGGCTCATATACGTTAGGTGAAATCGCACGATATAAGAGATGCTGGCTTTCTAAAAAAGAACATGGAAATTTAGCTGGGTATCATAAAAAGATGGCAAATCGCGCTGTGAGGAGAGATAAAACCATAATACATAGAGGCTGTTCTTATAAAAAAGTTTACGATTATTGGTGGAAAGTAATTTAGAGAATATTTCTGGTAGGGACATATATTTCCTTACCAAAAATTTCTACAAAAGGAGAATAGATATATGGAACAGACATTAAAACCTTGTCCGTTTTGCGGCAGTAATAAATTGAAATAGGAGAAGATGATAAAGATGAGAAATAAAATTGGAGATGTAATTTTAGTTTTAGGATTTCTTATTGGTTTGTATGTAGGTGGATGGCTGATGTTAATTAAACCAATTCTTGACTGCTATGCTGCATACGGATCAGGAGCATTAACATGGGGAATAATCGGATGGAATTTCTTGAAGTTCTGTTTTGCTGGTCCAGTGATTTGGTTTATTGCATGGGGTGGCGCAATTGTAAGACTGGTTGTAGTTAAATGGAATAAAAATAAAGAATAAGAGAGGAAAGACAATATGAGAAAGTTGACTGAAAATGAAGTAGAAATGTTAAAAGGATTAAGTGCAGATGAGATTATGAAAGAACTAGAGAATATCTATAAAGATGATAAAGATACGCTGTTAAAAATTCAGGAATGCGAAAGTATCAAAGAGTCTTTGCAGTGGATCGAGACATATCCTGCTTATGCAAAGTCTTATGAAATGTTTATTGAACATTTACGTGAAATGATGGATCAGATTGGATATTATAATGAAGCATTAGTAAATCTTCAGAAGGAATAAAAGAATAAATAAGTGGCTGAGAAATCAGTCACATCTAGCGAATTAGTATAATCAGGTAGTACACTGAGGTTTGATCTCAGAAGTATCGGTTCAAATCCGGTATTCGCCGTCGGCTCTGATTCATCTGTGATGTGGAAAGTCGCAGAACGGTGGCAAGAGGATGTAAAACTTTAAAAACAAATTTCCCATCGGATTGTTATTGCTTGGTTGATGCGCAGACTTAAGCAACAGAGCCACTTAATAAAACGTTTATGGTTTCTCATTGGTGTAATAGGAAGCACGGCAGCTCACTCTGCAAAACTTGGTTCGAGTCCAAGATGAGGAAGTAATAAAAATAAAAAGGAGTGATAAATATTGAGTGTATTTGTAACAGGCGATTGCCATGCGGATGTAAGCAGGTTCAGTAAAGATTGTTTCTATGAACAAAAAGATTTTAGCGGAAACAAGGATGAAAATTTTGTAATCATCTGTGGTGATTTTGGTCTTGTATGGCAGCGTGATTGTGAAAGAAAATCAGAGCATTATTGGTTAGACTGGTTAGAAGATAAACCATTTACAACCTTATTCGTAGATGGGAACCATGAGAATCATAAAAGAATGGCTACATATCCAGTAAAAGAATGGCATGGTGGTATGGTTCACGAAATTAGACCACATGTTCTACATATGATGCGTGGTGAGGTTTTCAATATTCAGGGTAAAAAATTCTTTACATTCGGTGGTGCAAGTTCGCACGATATTTCAGATGGTATTCTTAATTATAACGATGAGGATTGGCGAGAACAAGCCAAGGAATTGGAAGCAAGTGGTAAATGGATGTACCGTGTAAAAGATCTGACTTGGTGGGAAGAAGAACTTCCAACTGATCAAGAGATGCAGCATGGTTTGGATAAATTAAAAGAGAATAATAATGTAGTGGATTATATTATCACTCATAGTCCACCTGCGTCAGTTATCGCTTTATTAGGACAAGGCTTGTATGAACAGGATATTCTTACGAAGTATCTGGAGAATATTAGAGCAGAAACCGAATATAAGTATTGGTTCATGGGACATATGCATGTCAACAGAGCAATCAATGATAAAGATATGATTCTGTATGAGCAAATCGTACAGGTTTTATAAAAAATAAGAAAGAAAAGAGGAAAACAGTATGGGAATTTCATGCAAGGCAATTGGTAAGATGGGAAGTATCATGGCAAAGCTGAATAATGAGCTTGCTAAGGAAAAGGCAGCAGCTAAGAAAGATACAAAGAAGAACGAGAAGAATAAAGACAAGAAGGAGAATAAATAATTATGGAAGAATTATTAGCAAAGTTACTAGAAAATCCAGAGGCATTATTAGAGATTGGAAAGACTTATGTCGAGAAGTATAAACCAGTAGCTTATGGTGTAGCACAGGAATTTGTAAATGTATATAAGGATTATTCCGAAAATACTGAGTATCCTGCAATTGTAGCAAAGGTTAAGAAGAATATGTATGATGCTTATTGTGAGGCTGGTTTTACTGAGGATCAGGCGCTGGCCCTTATGATCAATGATAATCTGAAGCTGATGGACAATGTTAAGAGAATTGGCAATAAGAGTGGTTCTGTAAAGAAGGAGAAGTAAATGAATCCAATTATGTTTCCTTTAGTTATTGTGGCGGCAATCATATTATGGTTTCTGCTGGCAGCGATTTTTAAACCTGTAGGTGCAATTTTAGAACTTCTTTGGAATGATGTCAAAAAAGCACTTAAAGGTAACGAAAAAGAAGAGAAAGAGGAGAATAAAGAAAATGAGTAAAGGTTTAATTGGCGGAGTAGGTTTAGCAGTATTAATTGCTGGTGGTCTGTTTGTAGGAATTAAGTGTACAGAGAAAATTCCCGCTGGATATGTGGGAATTGTGTACAACAGCATGAACGGCGGAGTTGATGGAGAAGTTATCACACAGGGTTGGCATTTTGTAGCTCCAACAAAAAAAGTAACTACATATTCTATTGGTATTGAACAGTCTTATCTTACATCAGAAGAAAAAGGGGATTCCCCAGCGGACGAAAGTTTCTCTACTCCAACATCTGATGGTAAGTCGTTAAAAGTCGATCTTGAATTTTCATATAAATTCGACCAGACAAAGATTGCAGATACATTTATTATGTTCAAAGGACAGCCTGGGAAATCTATTAAAGATACATTCATTAAGCCCAAGATGAGAGCTTGGACACAGGAAGTAACTGCTAAGTACCCTGTAACTGATGTATTTGGTGATAAGCGTCAGGAATTAAATGAGGCGTTAGATGTTTATTTAAAACAGAAGTTCGAACCATATGGAATTATTATTGATACAGTCAACTTCACCAATATTTCCACAGATTCTGAAACATCTGCTGCAATTCAGAAGAAAGTAACTGCACAGCAGGAATTAGAACTGGCGAATATTGAAGCAAAGACAGCAAAGGTACAGGCCGATAAGGACAAGGAAGTTGCTCTTATTGCTGCAGAACAGGAAAAAGAAAAGGCTTCTATTGTTGCAGAACAGAAGAAGATTCAGGCAGAAGGTGAAGCTGAAGCTACAAGAATTAAATCCGAAGCAGAAGCAGCTGCTAATGCTAAGATTGCAGCATCTCTTACTCCTGAACTGATTGAAAAGCAGAAGATTGAGAAATGGAAAGGTGAAGTCCCACAGGTTCAGGGTAATGCTACTCCAATTGTAAATATGCAGTAGTAGTGAGGTGTTGACATTGTTATTTGGTTTAGTCGGTGCAATTATTGTATTTTGTATTGGTGTCGCAATAGCTCTTATAGTTTTATTTGGAGTTTTCTATTTAGCACTACGAATTTCTACATATGTTGGAAAAGTTTATTATTTGTTTTCTCAAAAAGAGAATAAATTAAACGACCTTTATGACAAATTGTTTGAAAATTGAAACCACATGCTATAAGGATGATACTTTGTCAAGAAAAGATTAATTGTAAAATATTTTGATAATTAGGTTAAGTCGATTGCAAAGGCGATATAAGGATAAAGCGGAGGAATTTTATGACAAGAACATATTGTGATGTATGTAACAAAGAAACAAATTCGGTAACAGAATATATGTTACCAAAGCGAGTGAAAAGATATGCGACAGACAAGGCTGGTAATAAAATAATGCCATTCGGAGAAACTGTTGAACCAGTAAAAAGGGAGTTGTGTCCAAGATGCTCTCGTTTATTGAATGTGTTTGTAGATGGTTATTTAGCAGCTTTGAGTACAGAAAATGACAAATACACAATTCAATTTAATCTTATTCGTGGAAGAAAATAATAGTATATAGAAAGTATTTTGAAAGAGTAATCAATCAGATAGTTACTATATGTTAATAGATTGTATACATAAGGTTTACGCAAAGCAAGGAGAAGATAATAGATTGAACAGTAGTATTTTTGTTCCTAAAACGATAAATGTTGGATATCAAAATCGTTCAGGAACTTACACAGGAAAACTTGCTTACGTCATTTACTATGATGAAAAAGGCAAACTGCGAAAAGAAGCATCATGGAACAGTTGGCGTGACGATAAAATTCCGAATGATGAATTTGATAATGTTCCAACAGAAGGATTTGTACTAAATAAGAAAGCTGGTGATTACTCTACAGGATGGGATCACCGACATGCTTATTGTAGAGTATATGATCCAAGAGGATTTGAGTTTGAAATTACCATTGAAAATTTATTGTACATTCTTGAAAATGCGAATTGTATCAAAGGTAAGGGGCTTGAAGGAGAATTTATATATGGATGGGATGGTAAAGATTTAGTTATTATGCCTGTTGAATCACCTGACTATAAGCAAATTAGTGAGTTTAATAAAATTATCCATAACAATGAAACCATTAAAGCAAAAGATTTAATTATCGGTGCTACATATCTTACAAAAGATAATGAGAACTGGATTTATATGGGTAAATTTGAAGCTTTTGACTATTGGGAAGGAACAAGTAAAGGTAAGCATTTTTGGTTTTGGCATAATGGTATTTTTGAACATTATAAATCTTTACCAAAGAATAAATTTATCAAATGTATTGATAACAAATGCAGTGAAAAATATGCAAATATTTACAATAATTTAGAAAGAAACTGTGAGTATTCTCCATACGACAGTTCAAAAAATGAATACAAATATCTCACTTTTGAAGAGTTTGAGAAAAGATCATCTTCTGGTCGTTGGAGCGAAAGACAATTTATAAGTGAATATTACGGTAGAAATAAATATGAGTTTGAGATTTATCCAGAAGACAAAAATAATAACTTATTTATTGTTCGTATGAAAGATAATACGAGTAGGCATGAAGTAACCAATATTTTCCCGACTACATTTAAAATGGTTAAATCAAACCGTTATCCATACAAAGATATTGAAGAAAAGCATATGATTCCAGTTACGATAAAAAAGATTTTTGAAGTGATGAAGCCGATGTATATTCAAAAATATTTAGCAAATGGTAGAGAATATAAAAAGGAGTACGAAATTAAATGAGTAAAAACGATGACAGAATTTTAGAATTAAAGAAACAGATTGAAGTCAAGAAGAAATCAATTTCTGAGAAGAAGATCAGATTTATTCCTGAAACAAATTGCGTTCTTAATATGGATGGAATAACAATTAATCTAAATGTGTGTTCAGATGATGCATTATTATTACTTTTGATTAGATTGAATTCATATTTAATGTCTGCAAAGGATCTTAATATGGCTGATTTTGAAATTTCAGGATATAGTGTGACAGCATGGATTAAAGATATTAAGAGTAAGTTGGAGGTATCTGGTCTGAAGAAAGAAGAGTCTGATTTGAAGAAAATGGAGAGCAAGTTGGACAAGTTGCTTTCTGATGATAAGAAAACAGAGCTGGAAATTGATGAGATTGCTGCTTTATTGAAGTAAAAGAGAAAATAATACTATAAGTAGTGCATTTCATAAAATGGACAAGAAATATCGGTTTCCTTGGGAGGTGAAATAATGGAGATTTTAGGAAATAATTTAAAGATGTTTTTTGATAAAGTAGACAATCCACCAAATAATGCTGAAATTACATATGCTGGCGATAGATATGAAGTATGGGAAGTATCGGAAAATCTATTTAATAAGATGTGTGATATGTCAGAAGATGAATTTGTTAAATTAGCAGGTGAAGAAGCATGGTGGAGACAGAGTGATGGTAGTGTACTTGGTATTCCTGATACAAAATTCATTATTAGTGGTGAAGAAATGGTAGGTTGGAACACAAGAGGAGAATATGAAAATTTTCAGTATGCTAAATTGACTGATTATCTATGCTATGGAATTGGAGCATCGCAACCTAAAAATGTATGTGCTTGTTGTGTGGATCTTGCAAAATACAATGATATGACAATGGCAGAATTATTTGAAAAGTATGGAGAATAATCTATTAGGGAGGTGCATGACATATGAGCAACTTAAAAGAAAAACTAACAAAAGGTGGAGTAACAGCAGTTATTGTTATTACAATTTTTGCATTATGTTATGGGCTTAGTTGGATTGTTACATGTGGAATTATTAAACTTATTACAATGTGCTTTGGATTAACATTTAAGTGGTCTATTGCAACTGGTATTTGGCTAATTATCTGCATTTTAAGATCAATTTTCAATATAACAGTGAAGAAATAGAGTCAAAGGAAACTGACATTCTAAATGGAGAATTATATAATGTAGTCTCTTATGGAAATGGTGAGAATGAATTTCTCGGAATGAATGTTGGTTGGTATGTTCAGAGAGATAACTTTGAATCATGGTGTGAGTTAAATGATTTGGAGATGTATGAAGTAACAGGAAATATCTTAGATAATATCTAATCGGTCTTAGCGATTCAGCTAACAAATTCCAAAACAAAATGTCACAAAAATTATATAAAAATCGAGACAAAACAAGAGAATAAATGCGGAAAACATTTGTATGGGTGGAAGAACAGCATACCCTTGGGTTCTTATACTCAAAAACCACTGTTTGACATAGATGTTTATCGTATAGATTTACTTTCTGTGTTCCGTCTGAAAAAGGCGTTCAAATAAATTGTTTATTAATAAAAATTATTATATTAGGAGGTCATTTTAAATGGCAGAGACAAAGAAAAAAGGATTAGACATTCCACAGACAAGAGGTACTTATCAGATCAGAGGAAAGGTTACTGGTACTGAAAAAGAAGGCTTCTACACAGAAAAGATCACTAAAACTGGTAAACCATGGAGAAGCGTGAATTTTGGAGTAATGTTTAAGCCTGATATGACACTTTCCGTAGGTTTAAACGGTATGGAAAGAGACAATGTTTATTTCACAAAAAGATTAGAAAATGGCAAGTTTGATAAGAAAACTATTCCGTGGAAAGATCGTTTTGCATTTGCAGAGGATGGCTTTTCATTATTCGGTGTGAATGTAGGTGTAACTAAAACTAAGGATGCAAAAGGTAACGATGTAAATGATAGAAAGCATCTGACCGATTATGATGCCTGCAAAGAAATTTCCGATCATCTTACAGATGCAAATACCGTTTTTGTAAAAGGCAATATCGAATACAGTTCTTATCAGGATGGAGAAACATTAAAGTGCTCTACTAAATTCGTTCCTAATCAGGTTTCTCTCGCTAGAGACGTTGATTTTGATGCAGAAGATTTTACCCCAAATGCAAAGTTCACTCAGACAATTGTGTATATGGGAATCACACCAAATGAGGATAAAACCAAGTTTGCAGTAGCTGCAAAAATTGTAAATTATAACTCCATTGAAGATGTTGAGTTCATTATTACGGATGCAAGTCTGGCAAATGTATTTAGAAAGCAGTTAAAGCCATATACCTCAATTAATGTTTGGGGAGATATTTCTGTAGAAAGAGATACAACTGATGTCGAAACCACAGACTGCTGGGGCGCAAAGAATGATATGAAGCGTGTAAATAATCCGACAAAGCGTGAACTGATTATCACAGGCGCAGACCCAGAAACTATTGATACAACTACATATTCCGAGGCAGAAATTGACAAAGCAATTGAAACTATCAAGGCTTCAAAAGCAGCAGAAAATGATTTTGGTAAGCAGACAGATGGTTGGGGATCAAGCAAATTAGAAGGTGACGAGGAGGATATGGGCTGGTAATCAGCCCTTCCTTTAGCAAAACAAATAAAAACTAATATTATAAATATGGAGGAATTTATATATGGCAACAGGACGTGGTGGAAATAAAATTAAGACAAGATTAGGATTTTTACTTTATGGTGATTATGGTACATGGAAATCTAGTTTTTGTCTTGAGTCTATGAAATTAGTAAATGAAGATGGTCGTCCATTTAGAGTCCTTTTTATTGACCCTGAGAATGGTGGTGTGGATACATATCTTGATAAATATGAAGAGGAAGGTTACGATCTTAGAAATATTTATATTGTATACACTCAGTCTCTTACAGAAGTAGAGGATTTTATCAAGAAAGCAAAAAATAATGAAGATTTCTATGAATTCGATGATGATGGAAACAAGACTGATGAAGTATATCTTGATGCAGATGGTAATCCATTTAGACCAGATATGATTGTTGTTGATGGAGCTACACTTTTATATACAGCAAAGCAGCAGAGTATTATTGAATTCTCCAAGAAGAGAGCAACTGTAAAAGCTAAGAGAAATGAACTTACTGGTATGGATAAGGAAGTGGCAATTGAAGGCGCCGGTATGGAATTGAAAGATTGGAACACTTTAAAATTTGATGGACAGAATTTAATTCTTGATCTTCTTGCTTGTGGAAAACATTTTGCTGTAACTGCAAGAGAAAAAGCAGAAACAGATTCTTTTAAAGATAAAGATAACACAATTAAGATGGTAAGAACAGGAAGATTTATTCCAGATGGTTTCAAGGATGTAGGATATAACTGTAAAACAGTTATCCGTATGTTTAAGGATACAGATGGAATTATTAAAGGTCTAATCGACAATAAGGATAGAACTTTAATTCATCAGCAGAATGAAATCGTTATTGAACCATCCATTCTTGATTGGCAGGCAGCAATTACCAAAAATAAGGGGAAAAAGGATTTTATCGTTCAGAATAATATGGACGCTGCGATTTCCAAAGAACTTAAGGAAGTAGAAAAGGATAATGCAAAGTTTGATGCAGAATTCGATGAAAAAGCTGTCCCAACCAATGTTGCTTCTGGCCCAAAAACAATTGCAGAGTATCAGGATGCAATTAAATCTGCGATTACAAATCTCACACCAGTAGAAAAAAGTAAGAAGCAGACTGCTATTGTAGAAGCTGGGCTTCCAAAAGCATATCAGAAGCTCACTGATATCGATCAGTTAAAGAAATACTATGAAATTGTAACTCGTTAATTAAATGTGTGTTGTACTAGAAGAATATCTCTAGTGCAACACATAAAAACATAATATAGTGGTATATATGAGAAAAAACACGAGAATATGCACTTTTTGTCACAAAGAAATTGACATATTATCAACAGATGAAAAATTCTTTTTTTTTAACAAATCAGATTCTATCGTATGTTCGCATGATGAATGTTATATTCAATACCAGACAACTAAACGTAGAAAACCTATGACTTTAGAAGAATGTCAGAACTTCATTAAAGAAAATAAAGAGAACCCACCACAAAAAAAGAAATCAATTAGGACAGAATTGTATGATTTTATTTTCGACATGTATGACATTACGTATCTTCCAAGACAGTTTTATTTAAAATTGGATTTGATATTCAAAGGTACATATCAGAAAATTAAACGTAAAGTTCCACCGGAAGATTTGTTAGATATGTGGAAGCAAAAGAAAAATTATCTGTTAAAACAAGCTGATTATAATAGAAAAAAAGGTAATGAGATTGATAGCATGGGACAGGTTTATTATGACTTGGCAATTCTTTTATCAAAATATGATGGGTACTTAAAGTGGAAAGAACAGCAGAAAATAGCACGAATAGAACAGGAAAAACAAAAAAATGACAGTGTGGATTATAATGCTTACAAGAATGTCCCCCAGTCAAAATCAAAACAAAAAGAGAATGATGTAATAGACATTAGTTCTATGTTAGATGAAATTTAATAAGGCGGTGACAAATTGGATGTAGTATCTAATATTACAAACGAAATTCTGGTTGTTGGAAGTATTTATAAATCACCGGATTTGTTTATTGAAAATGGTCATAATATTCGCTCTAAATATGACTTTTATGACGAAGCAACAAGGTTCTTTTATGACAATGCAGAAATTATTTATAAAACAAGAAGCCAGGTTTTTAACAGAAGTGTTATCAGTACATATATGGCAGAAGATGAAGAACGTTTGTCATTTTATAAAAAGTATGGCGGTTGGAAAACATTAGAAAGTTGGATGGGGCTTGCAGTCACAGATAATTTTGGAGGATATTTTGAAGTATTAAAAAAATATTCATTATTAAGGGAGTATCAAAAAAATGGTTTTGATATTGAAAAAATCATGAAACATCCCAAGTTTGAATTATTATCTCCAATGGATATCTACAGACTAATCAGAGCAAAAGCAGATCGGATTCACACAGTAATTTTGACAAACGAAGAAGCAGAAATTCTTAATTCTAATATCAAATCTACATTAATTCATTGTATGGAAACTCCTGATCTTGGAATCCCAATGCCGTTCCCCATTATGAGCGATATGGTTAGAGGTCTTAAAACAGAATCAACAATGGCTGTTGGTATGCTTAGTAACGCAGGAAAAAGCCGTTATATGACCCTGATTATCGGTTATGTTACGTTGGTACTTAAAGAAAAAGTATATGTGTTGTTAAATGAAATGAGTATTCAGGAAATCAGATACGCATTAATTACAACGGTTATAAATAATCCTGAATTTCAAGAATTGTATGGTCTTAAACTAAAGAAAAAAGAAAAGGAACTGACCCTTGGATTGTATAAAGATAAAAACGGAGAATTTATTTATCCTCAAAAGGACGAATGGGGAGATGTAATCGAACCTATAGAGGATTATGTAAATCGTGTAGCTGCAACTTCAGAAGAGTATCAGAAAATTATGAATGTTGCATCTTGGATTGAAGATCAGACACAAGGACTTATTTTTACAGAAGATGTTTCCACGGCATATGATGATAAAACATTAGAGTTTAAAATCAGGAAAGCAAATCTTACATACGGAATCAAGTATTTCTTTTACGATACGTTCAAGAACGATTTGGCAACAACAGGTGATTGGGCAGCAATGAAAATAACAGCGACAAAGCTTACTGAGCTTGCTAAAGAGTTAAAAATGTTTGGGTATCTTTCTATTCAGCTTACAGATGATGCAAATTTTGTTAAACCAGATGAACTAACTTCTAGTAATATCGCAAACTGTAAGGCAATCAAACATGTTTTACATACATTATTTTTATTCAAGGAAATTGTAAAGTCGGATTTTCACAAATATGGATATATTACTATGACCGATTGGGGAACTAATACAATACATAACCTTGATGAAAATAAAAGATATTATTGTTGTAACACAGATAAAAACAGATTTGGTGAGAAGAAAAAACTATTATTCGAGGTCGATCTGGATAGAAATATTTGGTCAGAAAAAGGTGTTTTAGTTAGAAAATAATTAAAGTAGGTGGTTAAATGGACATTGAAGTATTAAAAGAACACATATTAGAGAATGATTTGATAGAAAAGGTTCTTGAAGAATTAGGTTGTCATCATATAAGAAAAAGAGATGGGTTTATCCAGGCAGCTAATCCTGATGGAGACAATGTTACTGCCGTATGTGTTTATGAGAATACAAATTTAACTACCATTAATTATACGAGGGATATAACAAATGGTAGGAAATCATCAGATATTATATCCCTCGTTGAATTTTACAAAAAAGAATCTTTTCCATATGCGGTTAAATGGATCTGTGATGTTCTTGATATTGATTATTATTCCAACATTGATGATGATATTCTTGAAAGTTTGAAAATGACGAAAATGCTTTTGCAAATGCAAGTATCAGATGACTCTACATTAGAAGAAGAAAAACCATTAAAACCTATTTCCGAACATATTTTGAGTTATTATGAGCCATATGTTAACGAAATGTTCAATGAGGATCATGTGGGATACGATACTCAACAAGAGTTTGAAGTGGGATATGATGAAAGCTCTGATAGAATAACAATTCCAATCAGAGATGATTTAGGAAATTTAGTTGGTGTTAAAGGTCGATATTTTTTCCGTAAAGTTCCAGAAAATGTTCAAAAATTTATTTATCTTGAAAAATGTGCAAGGTCACAAATTCTGTATGGTCTGTACAAAACACTTCCTTATATAAAAAATAGAAACAGAGTTTTTATAACTGAAGCAGAGAAGGGTGTTATGCAATTATGGAATGCTGGATATTATGAGGCAGTTGCTACTGGCGGAAAGAAAATATCTAAATGCCAGATAGACAAGCTTACAAGATTATGTGTTCCTTTATATTTTGTTTTTGATAAAGACGTGGAGCAGGACGAATTAAAAGAAATAGCTGAAAGATTTATCAGTGAAGTAGAAGTATACGCATTGATTGATAAAAATGGGATTTTATCAGAAAAAGAGTCACCAACAGATGAAATGGAAAAGTTCGAACAGTTACTAAAAAACAACGTATATAGATTGAAATAGAGGTGTTAGTTTGAATTATAAGCTAATAGATGGATCATTAAATGATGAAACAAACGTTATTGAAACAGTTCTAAAAAACAGAGGTATAAAAAATACAAAGCGATTTTTGAATCCAGATAAGACCGATACGTATCCTTATGCACTATTGAAGAATATTGACCTGGCGGTAAAATGTACAATTAAGCATATTCAAAACCATGATAAAATTCATATTCTTGTTGATTGTGATGTAGATGGATATGTATCAGGCGGTATGATATATCGAGCATTGATAAAAATTGATCCTACATTGAATATTACATATTCTTTGCATACAAAAAAACAGCATGGTCTTTCTAATGAAATTATCATCCCTGAAGATTGCCAGCTTTTGTTTATTCCAGATGCCGGAAGTAATGATGTAGAACAATGTCGGAAATTAAAAGAAAAAGGAATAGATATTATTATTCTTGATCATCATATCTGTGATGAGAAAAATGATGCTGCGATTGTAATAAACAATCAATTGTGCGATTACCCAAATAAGAATTTATGTGGAGCAGGAATTGTATATAAGTTTCTTGAAGCTTTAGACGATGAGCTGTGGGAAAATACAGCAGAAGATTTAATTGATGTTTGTGCTTTGGCAAATATTTCTGATGTGATGGATATGAGAGAAGTAGAAACAAGATATTATGTTACAAAAGGTCTTGCTCATATCAGAAGTAAATTATTTAAGGCTTTGATCGAAAAACAAGCTTATTCCATGAATAATGTTGTAAACATTATTTCAGTACAGTTTTATATCACACCAATTTTAAATGCAATGATTAGAATTGGAGACCAGGATGATAAAGATCTATTATTTAGAGCATTTATTGAAACTGATGAAGTTTTTAAATATAAAAAACGTGGAGAGCCAGAAGAGGTAGACGAGAATATTTATGATAGAGCTGCGCGCTTATGTTCAAATGCAAAAACGAGACAAACAAAAGAGGTAACAAAAGAAGTAGCAGAAGTTGACGCCTTAATCGAAAGAAACAAACTTTATAAAAACAAAGCCCTTTTTGTGAATGTATCAGATATTCTTGGAGAAACGTTAACTGGTTTAGTGGCTATTAAAATTGCAGAAAAATATAATCTGCCTACACTTCTTATGAGGCGACAGGCACCAAAAGAAAATGGAGAATTGTATTATGGTGGTTCTTGCAGAAACTTCGATAATAGTCCTATTGCAAGTTTAAAAGATGAATTAGTAAAGACAGGACTTTTTGAATATGTTAGAGGACATGATAATGCTGCAGGAATAAGTATTTTAAGAAACAATGTAGAATTAGCAATTAAAGAAATCAATGATAAATGGAAAGATATTGATTTTAAAGCACTTTGGAGAGTGGATTTTGATAAAGATGTAGAAGATATTGATATTAGTTTCATTAAATCTATTGATGATATGAAAGATATGTTTGGGCAAGGTGTAAAAGAACCTTTATTACATATTTCAAACGTTCCTGTATATAAAGACTCTACTATGATTATGGGAAAAAATCAAAATACATGGAAGACTATTTATAACGATGAGCTTGCTTTTGTAATGTTCAGCGTAGATAAAGATAATGATGAGGTTATAAAGAATTTCGAAAATAGAGAAGAGTGTTTTGGAGACTTGCTTGGCTATATCAATGTAATTGGAACAGCGTCTTTGAACAATTATAAAGGAATACTTACCCCACAGATTATTGTTAAAGATTATGAGTTTTTGAAAGTTATTTAAAAAATACGAAGGGTGGAATATAATGTCTAGTTCACTTCATAACCATACAGAATATTCTGTACTTGATGGTTTTTCACATCCAGAGGAATATTTAAAAAGAGCAAAAGAACTAGGTTTACATGCATTTGCTGTGACTGAACATGGCAATCAATATTCTTGGGTATATTTTGATAAACTCAAAAAAAAATATTCAGAAATAAAAATGATATATGGTGTTGAACTATATGAGTGTTTTGATATAAAAATTCAAGATCCTGATAACAAATATTTTCATTTAATCGCTCTCGCTAAAAATGAAAATGGTAGAATCGCTCTTAATGAAATCATCACCAAGAGTAATTTTGAAGGATTTTATTATAAACCGCGTGTGGATTTGGATATGTTAAGACCATACGCAAAAGATCTAATTATCATGTCTGCATGTCTTGCGTCTAAAATTTCCCGTGAAAGTGATTATAAGAAATGTCTTAATTATGTATATGAGTATAAAAGTATTTTCCCGTATTTCTTTCTTGAGATGCAGAGTCACCGTACCGAAGATCAGGCTGTATATAATCGAAAGATTTTACAATTAGCGGAAGATACGAACACGTTATTTACGATCACAACAGATAGTCATGCGGCAACAAAAGAAGATTTATATTACCAGGCGAGACATGTCCAAATTGCAAGAGACAGTGATACGATAGGAGAAACTTATGAAGGCTGCTATATGCAATCCAATGAAGAGATTCACGAAGTAATGGATCGGCAGATTGGAAAAGAAAATGTTGATTTAGGACTTAGAAATTCTGATCTAATTGCAGATTTAATTGAAGATGTAAATATGCCGTTTCAATCACCACAGCTTCCAACTTTCCCGTTACCGGAAGGGTTTAATACAAACTATGACTATTTAAAGTATTTATGCGAAGAAGGCTGGCAGAGGCGTGGAATCAATACTATGCAAAAAGAAGATCAAGAAGTTCGAAAGAAACGTCTTGACTATGAACTGGGAGTCATCCACCAAATGGGTTTTGATGGGTATTTCTTAATTGTATGGGATTTTATTAAATGGGCAAAAAGTCATGGAGTATATGTTGGTCCTGGTCGTGGATCAGGCGGGGGAGCAATTGTAGATTACCTTCTTGGAATTTCTGAACTTGATCCTATTACATATGGTTTGATTTTTGAACGTTTCCTTAATCCCGAACGTGTATCTATGCCTGATATTGATAGCGACTTTTCTGATCGAGAAAAAGTTGTAGGGTATTTGATGGACAAGTATGGAGAGGATAGAGTATGCCAGGTTATCAACTTCTCATATATTACACCTGTTGTTGCTATTAAAGATGTAGGAAGAATTTTAGGTATTCCATATAAGGTATGCGATAAAATTAGTAAGAAATTTATATATCCTACATTTGAAGAATGTATAGAAAATAATCCAACATTATATGAAGAATATGCTGATTGTAAAGAACTATTTGATATTGCGGGGAAAATCAGTGGAAGAGTGCGTCAGACATCAGTTCATGCCGGTGGTGTTGGAATTGTAGATACCAAAATTACTGATTATATGGCAATGAAACTTGGATCAAAAGGTGAACATGTTATTCAGGTGGATAAAAAAATTATTGAAGAAATTGGCATTATTAAGTTTGACTGCCTTGGTCTGGCGGACACATTGAACACAATTAAAGAATGTGTGGAATATGCCCATATTGACCCTTACGAGATTGATGTGAACAATTCAGAATTTCTTAAAAACAAGGATATGTACAAACTGCTGTGTTCAGCTGATACGAACGGAGTGTTCCAGGTTGAATCACAGGGCATGAAAGATCTTCTGTTAAGATTACAACCATCCAATCTGGAAGATGTGTCTGCTGTACTAGCATTATATCGTCCTGATAGTATGGGCGCACTTGACGAGTATATTGAATGTAAGCATGGTAGAAAAAAAGTTCACTATATTCATCCAGATATGGAACCAATTTTAAAAGATACCTATGGTTGTATTATTTACCAGGAAGAAGTTATGGAGATTGTACGTAAATTTGGAGGACGTACATATGGCGGTGCGGACAAGTTCCGTAAGGCTATTGGAAAAAAGAATCTTGAAATGATTAAAGAAGAATCAGCAAAGCTATATCAAGAAATTATTGATAATGGGTACGATGAAGATATTGCCAAACAGATTAGTGATGAATTATCTAACAAGGGGGGATATTGCTTTAACAAAAGTCATTCCGCATTGTACGCTATTCTTACTCTTCAAACCGCTTATCTTAAAACAAAATATCCTACAGAATTCTTTTGTGGAATTCTTAATCAAAAACGTGATGATTATGGGGCGTTAAATAAATATATTATTGATTCAAAAAACTTTAATGTAAAAATATTGCCTCCTCATATTAACCGCTCCGATAGAATCTTTTCTGTATATGACCAGAAAATTTTATTTGGTCTTGAAGCGATTAAAGGTGTTGGTGAAAAATTCGTTGATGGGCTTATAAAAGAAAGAGAACAGCGTAAATTCGATAATTTTGATGATTTTTATGATCGTATGAAGCCGTCAGTTTCTATTGTAATCAGTTTAACTAAAGCAGGTGCAATTCCTTGTAAAAATAAAAGAGAATTCCTGCTATCGTTTGCAAAATCCCAGTTTAAAGATAAAGAATATACACCCGTTTCTACATTACCGAAATTATCTGTATTAAAAGAGAAGTATGGTATAGATGGTACGGTAATCAAAGTAAAAGAAGATAGATTAAAACTTTATAACACTGCGAAAATGAAAGAGTTCTATCACAACCAGGAAGAAAAAAACAAGAAAGGTATTGAAGAATTTACTGAGAAATATTTGAAAAACGAACAGTTCTGGGAATTTGAAGCATTGTCTGTATTTATTACATATAATCCATTTGAAAAAGCCTATGAATTTATTGAAATGCCTTTTGAAAGTGTTGAAGATGGGAATAAAGGAATTATAGTCGGAATAATTGCAAATATTCAAAAGAAAAAGGATAGAACAGGAAAGCAGTTTGCATTTATATGGATGTATTCGGCTTTTGGCTTAATTGAAGTAACTTGTTGGCATACGCAGCTTAAACAATATGAAGATTTAATTAAGCGTGGAACTCAGGTAGCAATGCTTTGTTCCAAAAGCGATGATAAAGCAATTGTAAAAGAAATGAAGAGCTATGATCAGTGGCTCGAAGATAGACAGTTAAAACAGAGAATATCATAGTGGGGAATCAAATCTCCACTATGGATTATAAGAGGTGAAAATCTTGGAAGAAATTAAATTCAAATGCATTCCGGTTACAGAGCGTTATTATTCTAATGATTCATCATATGGAGTATTTGTTTTTCACACTAAGGATGATATCCCAAAATATGATGAAGTACCATCTGATCCTTTTTATGGATCTGAAAATAAAGGAATGAAAATGTCTATTCTGGCTGGTAACATGCAGCAATTATACGTAGGTTCGGAATATGAAGTTGTAGCAACATTAGAATACAACAACAAATATAAAAATTACCAGTACAAACCAAAGTCAATTGTATCTGTTGTACCAAAAACAGAAGAACAACAAAGACAGTTTTTGGAATCTATTATCACACAACGACAAGCGAATATTTTATTAGAACAGTATCCAAATATTGTACAGGATATTATCAATGGCACTGATAATGTTGATTTATCTATTTTAAAAGGCATTGGGAATTATACATATAATTCAATCAAAGAAAAAGTTCTAAACAATTATGTAATCTCAGACATTTTGGTTATGTTACAACCATTAGGGGTTACATTCAATAAAATTAAAAAGCTAATTTCTAATGAGCCTAATCCATCTTTATTAAAGGAAAAACTAATTGATAATCCTTATATTATGTTAGAAATTAGAGGCTTTGGATTTAAAACCGTAGATCAGTTAGCTTTGAAAATAAATCCTGACATTCGTATTTCAGCAAAACGAGTGTATGCATTTCTAAAATATTACCTTGAAGAATTAGGAAATAACAGTGGGCATACTTGGATAGATATAGGCCACATTGAAAGTGCAATCAGAGATAACCTTATAGAATGTACAGATGTTTATAAAACTATTATTGAGAATGAAAAGAAACATGAATCAATACTTCATGTTGAGAATAATAAAATAGGTCTAAAACAATATTTTGAAAAAGAAGAAGCTATTTTTGAAATTGTTAAAGAACTAAATGAATATGATCCTTTAAAAATATCGGAGAATGAGATTGAAGCAGGTATTTCTAAGTCGGAATCTGATCAAGGATTCTTTTTAACTGATGAACAGAGAGCTGTTGTAGAAAGTAGTATTAAAAATAATGTGGTCATTATCACAGGATCTGCTGGTACAGGAAAAACATCAATTTCTCGCGCCATTCTTAATATATATAAGCAGGCAGGTTATTCTATTGCATGTTGTGCTCTATCGGCAATGGCTGCACAAATAATCACGGAGGCAACAGGTTTTCCATCTTCAACTATTCATAGATTATTAGGATATGGTCCAAATGGATTTAGTTATAGTCATGAAGCACCGCTTAGTGAAGATGTAATTTTGGTAGATGAATGCTCAATGATTAATGTAGGAATTTTCTATGCGATCATTAGTGCCGTTCAAGGTGGTAAAAAAATCATTATGTGCGGTGATAATAGACAGCTTCCGCCAATTGGTTATGGGAATGTTTTTGGAGATTTACTTGAATTTAAGGAAAACTTTTCGGTTTATAAACTCACTAAAGTTTTAAGACAGGCAGAAAAATCTGGGATACTGATGGATGCTAATAAAATCAGAAGAGGAGTTTTTCCAATTAACCAGCCAGAACTTCGTATTATTAATGGTGAACTTCGAGACATGATTTATATGTTTCGTGATTCAAGAGAAGCGTTGCAGAATATTGCAATTAAAACATATATGAAGTCTATTGAAGAGGATGGGCTGGATAATACAATAATTATTACTCCAAGGCGTGAAAAATGTAATAACAGTGCATTAGAAATCAATAAAAAAATAACTGATCTTTTGTTCACAAAGTCTGATAAACACATGCAGTTTGGAGAACGTATTTACTATGTTGGATCAAAAGTAATGCAAACTGATAACAACTATGAGAAAAATGTCTTTAATGGGGAAATAGGTTATATCACTTCCATTTACGATACTGAAGTTGAAGGTAAAAATGTTATTCAATTTGATGTCGAATTTAAACTTGGCGAACAGACAAAAATGGTTACATATAATCGTAATGAATTAGATCAATTGGATTTAGCATACGCAGCAACCGTACATAAGGTACAAGGTTCTGGTTATAAAAACGTTATTATTATTATTGATATGACACATTATACGTTATTGGACACCTGTATGCTTTATACGGCTATTACAAGAGCAAAGAAAAGATGCTTATTATTAGCTGAACCAGCTGCATTTAAAATGTGTATGACGAACAATAAGAGTATTTCTCGTCAAACTTGGTTATCATTAAGAGAATAATGTATCAGGAGGTACAAAGCAATGAAATTCATTTCAAGATTATTGACTCATAATTTTACAAAGATTCCATTATTATGGATCGGTTTCAATCTGCAGAAATTTCGCCAGGATGGTCCAGAAAATTCTTGCTACTGTGAGCTACATCCTGAGTTAGAAAATGATCAGCATATTATCACGACTATGAATGAACTATGCGACTATATTCGAGAGAACTATGATATGGAGAAGATTGTATGACGGTAGGTGAAGCAATTTGGATTTTGTACCCTAAAACATCAGCAGGTGTGATTTATCAGATGAGGGAAGATGGTATGTCAGACGAAGAAATTTTAGATAAAGTAAATGAAGCATGTGTACTCGCATGTGAGATTATGAAGAAATATTTGGAGGATAATAATGCCGGTTAAAACAGAAGATAGAAACTCGCTTTGCTTATTCAACGCTGAAACTAATGAAAAGCTTGGAGAAGCTAACGATGTTAAGAGTATAGATCTTACAATCAATCAAAAAGATACTGTGAATTTTAAAGGTGAACTTATGAATCGAGAGCTAAGAGGGACATATGCTCTTAATTTCGAAGAACCGTTAGATACAGATGAGCTTTGTAAAATACTTGGCCTTGATGAAGCAAAAATGCCAGATAAGTATGATATTCAGGTTTCTAAAGTTGTTCAGTGTAGAAGACATAAAAAGAAGAGAATAAATAAGAAGTGGGCAAAGAAGTATGGATATAAGCAGACGCATGTTATTATGAAAGGTTGGAAAATGCACAGCAACCGCAATGGTGAGATTGAATTTGTAAAAGATGGAGAATGAGTAAGGAGGATTAATTATGCCAGTACATGACGATTTAGGTATTAGAATGAAAACATTTTATGAGCAGGTTCCAAAGACGAGATTGATACGGCGCTGCCCAGTCGCTATCAGAATTGACGGAAAAGCCTTTCACACGTTTACAAGAAAATTCCAGAAACCATTTGATGAAATTCTAATTAAATCAATGCAAGATACTATGAAATATCTTTGTGAGAATATTCAGGGATGCGTTTTAGGATACACTCAGTCAGATGAGATTACATTAATTCTTGTAGATTATAAAAAACTAACATCCGATGCTTGGTTTGATTACGAAGTGCAGAAAATGTGTAGCATCGCAGCTTCAATGACAACAATGGCGTTCAATAAATTTTTTGGAAATAATGTTGGAGATTATTGCACATATAATTCTGAAAGAGAAGATGATACACATAAACAATACGAACATACATTATGTTCAGCAGCCAATAAAGGAGCCATGTTTGATACTCGTTGCTTCAATATTCCAAAAGAAGAAGTCACTAACCTTGTATACTGGAGGCAACTTGATGCGACTCGCAATTCTATTCAGATGGTAGGACAGGCCAACTTCTCACATAAGGAACTTCAGAATAAATCATGCAATCAAATTCAGGATATGTTGATGACTCAGAAGGGTATTAATTGGAATGATTTCCCAGTCTACCAGAAAAGAGGTAGCTGTTGTGTCAAAGAAACAAATGAGTCTGGTAGAGGAAAATGGATTATTGATAAAGATATTCCTATTTTTAAAGGAGAAGATAAAGAATATATTGATAGACTAATTTTTGTTGGCGAGTAAATTGTGCTTTCATTGGAGGGCAATGTGAATGAGTGATCGTTTGAAAATACCGTATACTACATCATTTAAAGAAAAATATATTGTTCCAGAATCACGAGAAATTGATTTTGATACGGTAGAGATTTGTAAACTAAATAAAGATGGGACGCTTGGTGAAATCGCGCATGAATTTATGGTAAATAGAAATATATTTCCTAATGTGATTATCCCTGAATGGCAAATTAAAAATCAAGAATATTTCATAAAATACATATATTCACCAAAAGAAGATTTTTCATCAAAAACTGTAAATAAAATATATCGTGATTTTAGTTTGTCTACAGATTTTCAAAAACATAAAGAAATAGCGTTAGATCTACTTAAGAATAATAAGCAATATGAGACAGCAAAAATTGTAGAAAAATTATTTAAAGATGAGAGATGTTGCACTGTCAATTTTTTGGAGTGTTGAAAGTAGATATGAGAACAGGAGAATAATTATGGTAGAGAATATGTTAGACGTAGCCTCTGATCAGGATTTAGAAGAATATAAGAAAAATGCCTGTGGGATTCTTCGTAAAAATACACAATATGCAACGGAAAAAATTGTAGAGGAACTATTTAATAAAGAGTTGGAGATGAGAAGACTTATTAGGGTTTTAAACACCATTCCAAACTCATAAAACAGGAGAATAATTACATGACAAAAGAAGAGACAGATCAAATTATTAAATCCCAATGCCCAATGCGAAGGATTGTTACTGTAAAAGCAATCTATGACATTTCTGATCCTGTATTCAGAGAGCCTGGAATGTTGACAGATAAAAAACAAGTTGAAGAAGTAATTTTCAATGAAGTATCAAATATTTTTTTAGACAATGAAGACATCATGGATTTACAAGTAACATGTGAAGATATTTAAAACAGGAGAACAAATAATATGGAAGTAATGTCAGAAGTAAAAGTTTTTCAGGTAAAAATGAAGTGTGATAAGTGCAAAGAAGGTTATATGGTACGCAAAAATACCATTTTGACATGTCATCCTCCGTTATACTCTCATATATGTAATAAATGTGGACATGCTAGTAGTTATAGAAGAATTTATCCATACATGAAGTACGTTCCAGTTGACTTGGATAATAAAACAGGAGAATAAATAAATGAAGATCAAAAATATTAAAGATGTAGAAGACTTTCTGGCAACAGTAGACAAGTGTAGTGGAGATGTGATCTTGACATCGGTATATGGAGACAAACTTAATCTCAAGTCTAAGCTTACGCAGTACATTGCTATTGCAAAGCTGCTTGGAGAACATGGTGAAGAGTTAGAGTTGTGGTGTTCTGATAAGAACGATGAGAGTAAATTCTTTGAGATGTTTGCTGAACATCCTGAGATGGTATAGGAGAGTAGTTATATGTGGGATACTATAGGTTCTATTTATTATGCAGTTATGATATTTTCTGTTCCAGCAGCAATAGTTACATTACTTTTTTCCGTTGTTGCAATTAGTGAAGCTGATGAGGAAAAATATTTAAAATATTCTTTTGCTTTTGTAATAATTTTTTTAATGTCATTTGCATTTGAAGTATACGGAAATGGACATCTCAATAATATTCCATGGGAAGGTACTGAGGCCCACAGTCAGTAGAGAAGATTATATCACTTTCTGATAACAATTTAATATCTGGTCAGTTTTATTTGAGAAGAGGGTATATAGATCAGGATTTATGGTATCAGTATATGGTTGAATTAAATGACGGCGGGTTTGTGGCCAATAAAGTAAAGTCAACTGATACTACCTTATATTATAGTGATGGCAATTATAGAGTCGAGTGGTATACAAAGGAAAGGCATTGGTTATGGTTTTATGAAAAGGAAAATTATCATAAGATTTTTATTCCTGCCGGTAGTATTACAGATGAATATTCTATAGATTTGAAATAGGAGAATAAGTGTATGAAGCGTAAATTTGATTTTACAATTTATGATGATAAGGGCCTTTATAGGGACGTTATTCGTTTCTATCCTAGAAGTTCACATGTACACAGTTTTAATGATGATCCACCAACGAATTGGGAAGAGGTATATAAAGTATATTATTCTTGGGCTATAATTCGACAATATTATAAAAGCAATGACCAAAATAGTATCCAACCTAGAAGCACTAAAAAACTTTTTGATATGTCAATGGATGAATGCAGTAGAATACCAGATTTATCAGCAATAATCAAAGATGTTATGAATACTGGTAAAACTTTTGACTATCCAACTATGGGACAACCCGCTGGTGATTGGAAAATTGAAAGAACAAAATATTATGACTTTGATAATAAAAAGCATAAAATTTACAAATTTGAGGTATTCAACAATTGGACGAATCAAGGATTTAGATTCTGGCTTAAGAAAGACGAAGTTTCACAATTTTGTGATTGGTTAGATATGGTTAATCAGTACATGTTAGAGCATGGAGAAGGTGTTTGACATGATGTGGTACGCAGAAACGAAAAGAAATAACTGGCATCTAATTCGTGGATGGGATGCTATTGGATGGTACAGGCAATATCTTCGGAATAAATGGTGGGAATCTCTTACCGATGAAGAGAAGAAAAAGTATGAAGCTGAAATAGAACGGGAGTTCCAAAAACTTCAAAGGGCACAAGGTATTATTGAGACGATTAATAGAAGAATAATGAATAGATGGATGTGAAATAAGAATATTAGGGAGGTGTATTCATGTCAACACTTTATACAGCATTTATAGAAGATGGGACAATTACAAATGGAGCGGATTTTTTGAAACTTTGTACAAGAAATTTTGGAATTGCATCTGATATAAGAGATGAACCACTTCCAATTTTACCACCAATTCATTTTGAACCAGATCCGTATTATGAACAGACATATAAAAGAGCAGTGGAAAGAAATAATAAAGTTCAACATATGACTTTTGAGGAAGCAAAACAGGAGATAATCGAAAAATGTAAATCTGAAGCCGAATCTTCCAGAATATATTATGAAGATTGTATTGAAAATAATCATAAGTATTTAAAAATTAAAAAAGAAGTTTTGAATTGGATACCACCCACTAAAGAACATGAAAATATCAAAAAATTTGCTTTAGAGCAAATCGATACTTGCATCACGTCAGAAAAAGATCTTCGTAGATATAATCTAAAAGATACGGGATTGTACTGTACCGATAAAGAAGTACAAGAGTATTTAGATGATAAAAAGCAATACGAAAAAGATAATGTAAAAAGTGCGTATCAACGTTGGCAGGAAGCCATTAAAGATGCTGAAATAAAGAATCTTTGGATGAAACAATTTCTGGATAGTTTAAAAACAATTAGCGATAAAATAGAGGTGTAAAATTATGTTAGATTTTATTTTAGAGAGTGGGAAACGTTTAACATTAGAAGAAAATGGAGATATGTTGAATGCTAAATTATGGACAGAAAATGGAGAATATATGGATGAGATCAATTGGGATGTTGATTCGGTTGCCGATATGTTATTCACAGAAGACTAATGAAATGTCCGTTTCAGAAGAAGGTGAATAAATGAGTCTAATTGTATTATTTGTTATAGTACATATCATAGGAGCTATTATTACTATTATTATTCATTGTAAAAACGGCACAATGGAAGCTGCAAGCAAATATGGCGATGGCATTAGATTGGCAAGACCATCAGATGTTATCTTTATAGACTGTGCGGCATGGGAAATTTTGTGGTTGATGAGAATAGTGGATGATGTAGATTATTATATAAACATGAAAATCGAAGAACATTTTAATTATAATGAGGATAACAAATGAAATACGAATGCATTTATCATTCACGAGATTGCCAGGAAGAAAAGTGTCCTTGCTCGTTATATACAGATAAAATAGCTTTAACAAAAGAAGAAAATGAACTTACGAAATACTGTGGAGATTTTTGCCCAATATATTATGCCATTAAAAGCTATAACAGTGACTCACATAAATATCACAATACAAATGTAACATTGTCTTGCCCAACTGAAATGTGCAATGCGGTTACAAAAACTTTTATTTTAAGAAGAAGAGAAAGAATGAGAAATTTCATGAGGTGAGATAAATAGAAGAATATTGTAAATTATGTAAAGAATGCGAATATCTATATCATTGTTTCGGATTAGAAGTGGCGAACAAAATAAAGCGTAATGAAACATGGGATATGTATTTGTTGCCTAATAATTGTTTGGATTTTTATCCAGAAATAAAGTAATAGATTCGTGAGAGGTGAGATATGTATTTTTTTAAAGATTGTTTAGTTTGGTTGAGATCTGCTATGGAACATAGAATGGGCGCATATAATGTATCATTTTTGGAAGAAACTAATATGCATGATATGGCTATTACAATGTCCGCTGTACCTGCATATGCGCTACCAAAAAAGTTCACAGTAGGAGATATTGTTACATTAGGTGATATGTGTGGAAGATATACTTATCAAAGAACAGTCGCTATAAGAATATTTAAGAAAAATCTTGATGAAAAATATAAGATTATTGATGTAGAATATGCAAATTTCCCACGATGGCAATTTTGGAATAAGAACAAATATCCATTTGTTTATTGGGTAGAAAGAGTAAATGATGTTTTATAATAAAACCTTATTAGATGTTAAGTCTAAAATTGAGAAACAATTACGCCAGGATAAAGAAAAATATGAAATCGACAAGCAGAAATTCTATGCTGATCCTAAACATTGGGATAACAACAAGAGAAAAAGAGCTGGGTTGCATATGCTTAGGAGTGACAGTAATAAGTACAGAAATAAAAAGTTTCGATGTTTTAGAGTAAGTCAAGAACTTTTTGAAATGGTAGACAATTTTACTGACGAGTATTTAAAAGTCGAATGGGCTAATAATAGATTTTTTAATAGATTTGTAGAATTAAAAGATTTACAAACAGACAATACGGAAGGAGAATATACATATGAAACCAGTAGTATATTTTGATTTTGAAGATATTGGCAATGATCAAGTTTCTATCGATAAGAAGAGATTAAAAGAGATTCTGGATGAGGTTTATCAGGCAGGATATGAGGATGGTAAAAATTTTAATACTCTTCGTTGGACCCCACCTGTTCCAAGTAACCCTGTAATTCCAAATGAAATTTGGGGAAATACAAAAGGATCAGCAACTACTTCAGAAAAACAATATGGATCAAGTGTTACTTGTAACGATGTGATGAAGTCAGTGCGGTTATAGGAGGATATATGAAAGTAGCATTAACAGGTCATAGACCACAAAGACTTGGGCTTCCAGATGACGAGATGGATAACGCCTGGGAGAAAATCGAAGAATGGATTACGAAACAGCTTTTTGAAACGAATGAAGTTTCTTATTTAAATGGAGAAAATTTAGATGTTTATTGTGGCATGGCTTCTGGAAGTGATTTTGTATTTGGAACTGTAGCCGCATTAGCAAAAGTAAATAGAATTATTCCATTAGTGTTACATTGTGTTCTGCCATGTAAAAATTATAATTCATCGCATCCATTTTATAAAGACATGAAGAAGTATGCAGATGAATGGGTAGAATTATCAGATGAATTCTATAAAGGCTGTGATAATGTAAGAGATCAATACATGGTTGATCATTGTGATGTATTATTAGCAATTTGGGACGGAAACAAATCTGGCGGTGTTTGGTCTACGATTCGCAAAGCTCAAAAGGCTGGTAAGGAAATTATTTTCTGTCCAAAAGAAGTTTTAGAAAATCTTTAATGTTTCTTGAGCGTTTCTGCTCAAAAAATCCGGAATAAATAAAAGAATAACAAATCAGAAAGGAAGTAAAGCGCAGCTGCTGTAAACCATATGGACTTTCTGGTAAATAAATGGTATATCAAGGGAGTAAAAATAGATTAGCTAAATTTTTAGTGCCAATTATTCAAAGATATATTGATGATAATAATATAAAAACTTATATAGAACCTATGTGCGGAAGTTGTTCAATCATTGAAAAAATTAAATGTGAAAATAGAATTGCTTCTGATGTAAATGATGAATTAATAGCTTTATTACAGTATGTAAAGTCAGATCCTATTTTATCAATTGCCCCAATAGATTGCGATTTTGAGCATTATGCAGAAGTCAGAGAGAATAGAAGGTTAGGAACTAATAAATATTCTAAAGAATATACAGCTTTGATTGGATACTGTGGATCATATGGTGGTAGATATTACGATGGAGGTTGGGGGAAAGACAAGACAGGTAAACGTAATATTTATCAAGAAAGAGTTAAAAATTTAAAAGAAGATTCTCCATTACTTCAGAATATTGAAATAATGTGTTGTGATTATTCGAATTTTGCAAATTACAAGAATTGTCTTTTTTATTTTGATCCACCTTATTTTGGAACAAAACAGTATTCTAAACAGTCAATAGACTATGATTCTTTTTACGATTTTCTTCGTAAACTTTCAGAGAATAATATAGTATTAGTAAGCGAATATAATATGCCAGATGATTTTACTTGTATTTGGCAAAAAGAACGTAAGGTACTACAAAAATCAGATAGGATTAGTGGTGATACAGCTACAGAAAAATTATTTAAAATAAAAGAATAATAATACGAAAGGAGCAGGAGATTTGCTGCAGCATTAAATCATGGTTTGCTCTGAGTATTAGATGTTAGAAATCAACAAAATTTACAATGAAGATTGTCTTGAAGGTATGAAGAAAATTGATTATAAGTCAATAGATGCAATCATCACAGATCTTCCTTTCGGAATTACCAGTCGCAATAAATGGGATTCAGTTATTCCATTTGAACCATTATGGGAACAGTATGAAAGAGTTATTAAGGATAATGGAGCAATAATTCTATTTGCAAATGGTATGTTTACTGCAGATCTGATGCATAGTAATAGAAAGCTTTGGAAATATAATTTGATTTGGGAGAAAACTCAACCAACGGGATTTCTAAATGCTAAAAAAATGCCATTACGTTCACATGAAGATATCTGTATTTTCTATAAGAAACTTCCTACATATAATCCACAAAAAACAACTGGACATCCAAGAAAAGTTAGCAAAGCAGAGCATAAGACTAGTTGTAAAGAGACTACTGATTATGGAGAACATGGTCTTACTACTTATGATAGTACATAACGATACCCTAAGTCGGTATGGACGTTTGCAAAAGATATTCAGAAGTCAGCTCTGCATCCAACACAAAAACCCGTTGCCTTGATTGAGGAACTTATAAAGACTTACACAAATCCAGGAGATTTAGTTCTTGATTCATGTGCAGGAAGTTGTACAACAGCAGTTGCAGCTATGAATACGAATAGGAATTACATATGTTTTGAGAAGGATAAAGATATTTTTGAGATAGGAAGTAAAAGAGTAGCAGAATATAGCAATCAAGAAGTATTAATGAGTGTAATTTGAAAGTTAAGAAATCGCACTTTCATTGGAGAATAAATTAGTGGGTAAAGCAAAAAGAAAACCAAGACCACAACCACCAGGTTACTTCTGGTTAGACAGAGATAATTGTTGGCGGTGTAAAAACAAAAATAACTGTACTAATTGTAAAGCACTTAAACGGCAGAGAGCAAAAGATAGGCAAAAAAGAAAAAAGATAGTAAATTGGCAACTACAGAAGGAGAAGAATTATGACATACGAACAGTTAAAAAATATTATTGAGAAAAATAACATTCCAAAAGATGTACATTTGATGTCTAATAGTGGTTGGGAATGCTGTGCTACAGAGATGGATGGTGTTTTGTGGAATCCAATTTATAATGAAATCCATTTTACACAAGATACAGAATTTTATACAGATGCGCCATATCATTGGCCGTATAAAAGAGACGACAAAGGTAGTAAAAATGGAGAACATCGTGACGGTTGGATTATTTTAAATTAGAAGGTGAAGAACAATGAAAATCATAGTAGATAAGATGCCAGAAAAACCAGAAGATTGTCTGTTTTCTACATGGAATTTTAGCTGTTACACCTGTGAATATGGCGCAAACTGCGATGTAAAAGAGTGCAATATTTTAAGACCAATCTCTGATTTTTCAGCATTAGGTTTAATTAAAGGTCAAAATAATACTTATACAAAATTTCCTATTGTTCCAAGAAAATATTTTAAATAAGAAAGCACAATAAATTATGAATAAAATTTTAGAATACAAAGGTTATAAAACCAGAATCGTCTACAGTCAAGAAGATGATGTCTATTGTGGAGAAATTATCAATATCAATGATTCCGTTAGCTTTCATTCTGAGAATATTTCCACAATCGAAGATGAGTTCCATAAAGCTGTAGATGATTATATTGAGTTATGTAAATCAATTGGCAAAAACCAGAGATAGGATGGTGACAGAATGGCAAAATTTTCTATTTTAAAAACGATTATTGATTCGGAAAAAATCATGACCGAAATCCAGTTATATGAAAATTCACAGAAAAGATCACCGTACATATTTGTGAATAGCAAGATGATCGATTCGTTTTCAGCAACTTCACCAATGGATAGTCCAGGATTAGGAATAAATTATTTAGGAAAATATAAAGGATGTAAGGTGTTCCGTAATGACGATCTAAAATATGGCGAAATGGAGTTGAGATAATGGCAAAACAGTATAAGTATTATGCTTGCTGCAAGGATATGTATGGAAACGGCGTAACATGTACAGGAAAAGATACGGCAGCAGAAGCTTATAAGGATTTAGAAGAATTAAAAGAGCATGATGATTTGATTTTTATCGGCGTGATTAAATGTGCTGATAATCCTTTAGGGCATATTTGCCATCTGAATGTAAAGGAGTAGTATATGGGAAAGAACAAACCAAGGCATGATCCCAACAAATGGCAGAACAAATTAGGAGATAAATGCTGTTATTATGAAGGATATAATGAACATTTTTGGTGCGAACATGGATACGATATCACTAAATGCGGTGGCAATCCTCATAATTGTTGCAAGGTCAAATATCAAATTTTAGCAAGCAGAAGTGATATTCAGAAAAATAATGGAGTTGGAATTACCCATAAACATTATTAACGAAGAATAGAACGTAAAGAAATGGAGTGGATTTCTCAATGTCAGTTATTGAGGTTTGCGATATATGTAAGAAAGAAGTCAAAAAATATAATGGTATTACAGTCAAGGCATATGATACACATCCTGGACCAAAGGATGATCGACAGACTAATTTTGATATTAGAATTTGCAGCGATTGTAAAAATAATATTATAAGATATTGTAAAAAGAAGAAAACTTCTATAATCAGTAAATTCTTAGAGCAGTTCAGCTCAGATTCCCAAGAAGAAAAGTAGGTAAATTATGCAAAAAATATATTGTAAAAAGTGTAATTCTACATCATTACATATAGAAAAAAAGGTAATAACACAGGTTTATATTGCAACACCTGCGGTTCATGGATTAAATGGCTTTCAAAAGATGAAGTAAGAGCATTTGAATATCAGAATGAATCAAGAAGCTAAGATGTGGTAAAACATGATTTTGTTATAGAAGAACTAGATAGATTTGTAGAATATTTAGATAAGGCTATTGATCAAGAGTTTTCCGTGGAACCATTATCTAAGATGGACGCCATAAGAAAATCTTCTTATTGTTTAGGTTTAGAAAGAGATAAAAATGCTCTTATAAATATTTTGGCAGGTAGAAAATTCGATGATTGTGAATAAAAAACGATTAACCAAAAAATGATGACTTAAAAAACACTGTAAAATGGGCATTTTTTGAGGGTGATTTTTCAAAATTTGCCGATGAAAGTTCAGTTTCATCAGAAAGGATAAATACATATGAATTCAAAAGTATTAAAGAAGAAATATGTAGGATATTTAACTAAATCAGGAAAATATATCTCTACAGGATTAGTTTTCAACATTAACAACTGGATTTATAAAATTACAACAATACCATATGGTGGAGGTGCCTAGTGAAGAATATAATGCTAGATTTCATGATGGGAATAATTTGTATTCTATTAGTAATAACAGTAATTGGAATGCTTGCGCTTCCGTGTACGTTAAGTGCTTGGTCAGCAATGAGATTAAATGAAAAATGGGAGGAGAAGGAAGAAAATGAAAACGGTTTTTAATTGGATTGGCGATGATTGGAGAAGAGTAAAGAATCATTGCCGTACAACAGATAACAAAGATTTTACAGAAAAAGATGCTACAGATATTTTTAAGAAAAAACTGCTTATTTCTGAGCATAGTCCTATTAGATTGCTTGAATTTGATTGGACTTGGAAAGCAATTAAATATTGGTTGAGTACAGAAATGAGCCGTCACAAATATGAAAAATTTATATCTACAGCAAGAGACGATAGAGGATTTTCAGAACTTAATACTGAAAAAGGTTATACAGTATGGGATGAAACTACAAAACAGAATATTGAATATCATCCATTATCCAGAGATGACGCTCCACAGAAAAATTCTGTAAATTTTGATGGTTATGCTAACATGCAGAATTTAATTGATGTTTGGCGTAAGAGATTATGTTTTTGTTGCACTAAAGACGCAAGAGAATTGGCAGAAGATTTTAAAATAACATTACATAAAACACATCCGGCAGAATCTGATGTACTCACACCAAACTGCATATACAGATTTGGTTGTCCTGAATTCAAAACATGCGGATATATTAAGAGGTTTATAAATTGGGCAAAAGATAAATATGGTGATGTAGATTTGGCGGATATCCAGAAGAGATACGATCTGTATAATGAATATTTCTATGAAACACATAAAGAGGTGAATACGTTATAGCAGGTAAAAGAAAATATAGTTGCAATTATAATTATTTTGATGTAATTGATTCACATGATAAAGCTTATTGGTTAGGTTTTATTTTAGCAGATGGATGCGTAATGCATCATATACGAATTAGGCACTTAAAATGATGTTTTCAACGCCTTATTTACCACTATTAAAGATTCGTTAGAATGGGCGTATGATGTAGAAAATAAGGAATATGCAAGTTTTATAGACGGAGTTATTTGTTTTGGCAGTAATCTGTTAGAACAATTAGATAAGAAAGAAAGGAGCGAAAATGGACAAAGTACAGAGAATTAAAGAGCTTATTACAGTTCTAAATAATGCTCGTAATCAGTATTATAATAACTCAAATAGTCCAATGAGTGATTATGAATACGACAATCTGTATGATGAGTTAGAGCAGTTAGAGCATGAAACGAATATTATTTATGGTAACTCACCTACCCAGACAGTAGGGTATGAAGTAAAGTCAAAACTGGAAAAGATAACACACTCACATCCAATGTTATCTTTGGACAAAACCAAAGCAACAGATGATCTAGTTAAGTTTTCTGATGGAAGAGATTGTATTATTTCTTTAAAGTTAGACGGATTAACAACACTATGTACTTTTGAGAATGGCAGCTTAATTCAGGGTGAAACTCGTGGCAATGGTGAGATTGGTGAATTGATCACTCATAATGCTAAAGTCTTTGATAATTTACCGCTAAAGGTTTCAAATACGCATAAGTTTGAAATCGAAGGCGAAGCAATTATCACCAAAGAAGATTTTGAAAAGATCAATAGTAAATTAGCAGAGGACGATAAGTATAAGAATCCAAGAAATCTTGCTTCTGGATCGGTACGTCAGCTGGATAGTAAGATTGCAAAAGAACGTCATATAAGATTTGTTGCATGGAAAGTGCCATATGGATTTACAAGATTTACTGATGGATTTAATTATGCAAAAGAGCAAGGTTTTGAAGTTGTTCCATACATTCTTTATAACAGTGATAAAGATGACATTAATAAGATCATTGATGAATTAAAAGCTGTCGCAGAAGAAAAATCATATCCTATCGATGGTCTCGTTATTACATACAATGATGTAGAATATGGTAAATCTCTTGGTATGACAGGACATCATCCGAGACATTCCTTAGCATTTAAATTTTATGATGAGGAAGTTACAACCACATTAAAAGATATTGAATGGGGAATGGGTAAGACTGGCGTTTTAACTCCTGTTGCGGTCTTTGAACCCGTGGAACTAGAACAGACAATTGTTGAAAGGGCTTCATTGCATAACATTTCTATTATGGCTGATCTTTTACATAAACCATTCAAAGGTCAGGAAATTGGCGTATGCAAGAAAAACCAAATTATACCGCAGGTGACATGGGGAGAACATTCAGATAATAATTCTGATGTATCATTTATCTCCATTCCTGATACTTGCCCTATCTGTGGTGGTAAGACTCAGATTATAAAAGAAAATGACTCCAAACAGCTTTTTTGTACTAATCCAGATTGTAAAGGTAAACTCCTTGGAAAACTTACTCACGCAGTAAGCCGCAATGCATTAAATATTGATGGCCTGTCAGAGTCAACAATCGAAAAATTCATTTCTCTTGGTTGGCTCACTTCTATTAAAGATATTTATCATCTACATTCCCATGAAAAAGTAATGAAAACTCTTGATGGTTTTGGCAAAAAATCTGTAGATAAACTCCTTGATTCTATTAATGTAAGCCGTAATACAACTCTAGCTCGTTTCTTGTATTCGCTTTCAATTCCACTTTTAGGTAAGACAGCAAGTGCTGCAATTGCAGAAACAGTAGATGGTGATTACGGAACATTCATTCATGTAATGACTATAAAAGGAGCAGATTATTTCAGACATCTGCCAGGTGTAGGAGATTCTCTTATTGACTCTATGAATACTTATTTCAAGAAGCATATGGATGATGTAATGGGTCTTTCTACAGAGTTTATCTTTGAACTGCCAGTATCTCCACTAAAAGAAGCTATGAATGCCGTAGACTCTAAAAAGTTGGAAGGTAGGACATTTGTCATTACTGGTAGTTTAAATCACTATACCAATCGAGACGCTGCTAAAGCGGAGATCTTGGCATATGGTGGTAAGGTATCTGATACTGTGAGCGCCAAGACTTCATACCTCGTAAATAATGATATTAATTCTAGTAGTTCGAAGAATAAGAAAGCAAAGTCACTTGGAATTCCGATTATCACAGAAGAAGAACTAATGGCAATGATTCACTAAGAAAGGAGAATATATAAATGGAGATGACTATCCAATTAAATAATGTTCAGGATGCAGGTTTATTTGTTGCTCAGTGCAATGAATATGCAGAGAATATCGACTATAGATTCGATCACTATATTGTCGATGCAAAATCATTATTAGGTGTGATTTCAGCAGGATTTAATAAAAAATGTATCGTTTCTATCAATACATCTGATTCTGTTGTTCTGGATAAATTCTATAAAGACATGGAAATGTGGAGGAATAACATATGATTTTTATTGCAGGTAAGACTTGTAGTGGAAAAACGAGAATTGTATCTGAGCTTTGCAAAAAGTTCGGATACAAGAAAATTGTCACATACACTACAAGACCTATTAGAAATAAGGAAGTAGATGGAATTGACTACCATTTTATTTCCGAAGAAGAGTTCGAAAAAAAGATAGAAGAAGGATTTTTTGCAGAATATAAGGTATATGATGCAGAATTTGGTAGATGCCATTATGGTGTAGCGACAGAAGATGTAGTAAATGCTGGTCCAAAAGATTTGCTGATTGTAACACCGGCTGGATACAAAGACATCACCGAGAATTATTCTGTGCAGCATAAGTTACTTTATATCTATGCTAATAATTCTACCATTAAGAAAAGATTAAAGGATCGTGGAGATGATGATAAGGAAGCAGAGCGTAGGGTAAAAACTGATAATGATGATTTTAAAGGCTTTGAAACTGTAGTAGATAGAATCTGCTATAACAACTACAATGACGATCTTGACCAGACATTAAACTATATTAATGAATATCTGGAGGATCATGTATGATAAGAAAGAAATTATTTTTAGATTTTGATGGTGTGATCGCAAATACTATTGAAGGAATCATTTCTTTATACAATGAAGATTTTGCCGCTTATCCTGATTTTCAGTATGTCCCTTGGTGGAGGGTGGAGACATGGTGCTTTAAAGAGTGTAAATGTGCTACACCAGATTATATTGACTGCTATTTTAATCAGCAGCGATTTTTTGACAGGCTAAACTTTATGCCGTGGGCAAAAGAAGTTATCTCAATTCTCTGTAAAGCCTATGATGTAACAGTTGTATCTCATGGGTATTCACCTAATTTACTTCTCAAAGAAGCTTGGATCAAAGCACAATTCCCTGATATTAAATTCATTGGTGTAGATTTAGATAAACATAATGATAAATCGTGTGTAGATATGTATGGCGGTATCTTTATCGATGATAATGCTAACAATCTTAGAACATCAAATGCTCAGTATAAATTCTGTTTTGGTGATTTATATGAGTGGAACAAAGATTGGTATGGAGAAAGATTATATAACTGGACAGACGTATATCTTAAGCTGATCGGTGGTGATATTAAATTTTGATCACTAATTCAGAAATGCTTGCAAAGGAATTACTTAAGGAAAATGATTTTATCACTGTAATGCTAAATAATAGAGAATATATTATTGAGAACATCGGAAGGGTATTTGGATGTGGTGACACACCAAGTTCTCATAGGTGTTTAAAAATTAGAGAAACAGGAAGTGGGTGTTTGTTAAGATGACAAAGAATGATAAGAAGTTGCTTATTGAGTTAATCTGTGAAAAACAGACCAAGATGATTGCCAAGGATCATACAAAGTATTCGTCAGAAAAATATAAGCATTTGGAAAAACTTAAAGTGCTAATTAAGGATATGTGAGGTGGTATATATGGCTGATATTACCATGTGTTTAGCGGAAAAGTGTCAAAAGAAGGATAAATGTTATCGATGTACGGCAGTTCCAAATTATCACCAAAGTTGGAGTGATTTAACGAATTTCTGTAATGAAGATAATAATTATAAATTTTTTATCGAAGATTGGCGAACAATCGTAGATGCATGTAGAAAATAGGAGGATGAGAGATGCAGGTTATTAAAAGAGATTGTACAGAAGTACCATTTGACAAGTCTAAAATTTCTTCTGCTATTTTAAAGGCAATGAAGAATGGCTCAGGCATTGTAAAACCTAAAATTGCAGAGGATATTGCGACAGAAATTGAACTAGAATGCAAGGATAAAGACGAGGTAAATATTTCCGAAATTGAATCAATGGTTTACGATAAACTAATCACAAAAAAACAGCGTCTTACTGCAAAAGCATATGAGGGTTATAGAAGCATCAGAGAATTTCAGCGTGAGAATAGTAATACGACAGATGATGAAATTTTAAGATTAGTAGAAGACCTTGATGAATATTGGAAAGACGAAAATGCTAATAAAAATCCCGTGTTAAATCCAACTAAAAGAGATTATATTGCTGGATCGGTAAGTACAGATGCAACCAAAAGATATTTACTTTCACCTGAAATTATTCAGGCTCATATGGAAGGACAGATTCATTTTCATGATGCAGATTACTTTATCCAGCATATGCATAACTGCGGATTAGTTAATCTTGAAGATATGCTTCAGAATAATACTGTAATTAGCGAAGTGTTAATTGAAAAACCACATGCATTTTCTACTGCTTGCAATATTGCTACACAGGCAATTGCACAGATTGCTAGTAATCAGTATGGTGGACAAAGTATTTCCTTAGCTCATCTGGCTCCATTTGTAGATATCAGCAGACAAAAAATTCGCAAACAGGTAGATGAAGAATTAACCTTAGTTGAAAATATCTATGTATTATCTAAAGAACAGTTAATTAATAATATTGTCGAAAAACGATTAAAAGAAGAGATTGAAAAAGGAATTCAGACAATCCAGTATCAATTGGTAACTCTTATGACAACCAACGGACAGGCCCCATTTATCAGTATTTTTATGTACTTAAATGAAGCAAAAAATGAACAGGAAAAATATGATTTAGCTTTACTAATCGAAGAAATGCTTCGTCAGCGAATTTTAGGAGTAAAAAATGAAGACGGGGCATATGTTGCACCCGCATTTCCTAAATTAATCTATGTTCTTGAAAATGATAACATCCAGGAAGATTCACCATATTGGTCTTTAACACAGTTAGCTGCCGAATGCTCTTCTAAACGTCTTGTTCCTGATTATATCTCTGAAAAAATGATGCTTGAATTAAAAGGCGATGTTTACACTTGCATGGGTTGTCGCAGTTTTCTTACCGTAGATCGCTTTTCTAAAACATGTGGGAATATTTCCAATTCTAAAAATTTTGATCCAACCAAACATAAATATTATGGAAGATTCAATCAAGGTGTAGTAACAATTAGTTTACCGGACATTGCTTTGTCTTCTGAAGGCGATTTCGATAGATTCTGGGAGATTTTTGAAGAAAGAACAGAATTATGTCACAAAGCATTAAGAGCAAGGCATGATCGTTTGTTAGGAACTTTATCAGATGTAGCGCCTATTTTATGGCAGCATGGTGCATATGCAAGATTGAAAAAGCATGAAAAAATTGACAGACTTTTATATGATGGATATTCAACAATCTCATTAGGTTATGCTGGTTTATATGAATGTGTAAAATATATGACAGGTCATTCCCATTCAGATGAAGGCATTGGGGAAGAATTCGGATTAAAAGTTATGCAGGCATTAAATGATAAATGCAACCAGTGGAAAGAAAAAGAGAATATTGATTATAGTTTATATGGATCCCCAATTGAGAGCACAACGTATAAATTTGCAAAATGTTTAAAATCTCGTTTTGGAAATGATGTCTTTGTAAAATTAGATGGGTTTGACAGAAACTATATCACGAATTCATATCATATTCCTGTATTTGAACCTATTACTGCATTTGAAAAATTAAGAATTGAATCAAAATTCCAGAAATTAAGTCCAGGAGGAGCAATTTCTTACATCGAGGTTCCGAGTATGAATCATAACATCCCAGCTTTATTGGAAGTAATTAAGTTCATTTATAACAATATTATGTATGCCGAAATCAATACTAAGAGTTGTTATTGTGAGAAATGTGGATATGATGGTGACATTCCGTTAGTTGCAGATGAAAACAACAAATTAAAGTGGGAATGCCCTAATTGTGGGAATACTGACAATACTACGATGGATATTGCTTTCAGAGTATGCGGATATATTGGAACTGCAAAAAATGGTGGAAACCAAGGAAGATATGGAGATATCCACGACCGTGTTTACCATCTTGACGATGTTGAAGATGAGGAGATTTAAATGAGATATGCTTCTATGAGATCTATGGACATTACAAATGGAGAGAACATAGGAGTATCTTTGTTCGTCCAAGGCTGTCCTTTTCAATGTTACAATTGTTTTAATTCAACAGCATGGGATTTTAATGGTGGAAAAGAATGGAATAATGATACAAAAAAACACTTTTTAGATTTAATTGACAAACCGTATATAAAAAGAATATCAATTCTTGGAGGTGAACCATTAGCGTCTTCAAATCTTGATGGTATCTTAGATCTTTTGCAAGAAATTCGCACTGAATATCCTGCTTCTCCAAATTTGACCCCTGAAATTCATTGTAAAATGGGTGATTTTTCATCACAAAATTTCGATCAAATCCGCCTTTTATATCCCGCAAAAACAATCTGGCTATATACCGGTTATACATTGGAACAGATTTTACAACCATTGCTTATCAATACAATTCCAACAGAAGAGGAAGAAAAGCGTATTGACATTGTAAAAATGGTAGATGTTCTTGTAGATGGACCATATGTAGATGCACAGAGAGATGTAACAACGAAGTGGCGAGGTAGCAAAAATCAGCGTGTTATCAATATTCCAGAAACATTAAAACAACAAAAGGTGGTCTTATATTGTGACTAAAGAAGATGTTCATAAAAAAGACATCCTTTACTATGCAAGAGCAATTCCACAGACAGGAATTTTTGAAGTCTGTGAACTAATTATCCGTACTGTGGAAGATGATTATTTTGTAGGGAGTGATAAGCGTGATCGTCACGCTTACCTCCTACATTATACTGATTTAGATAAAATTGTATTTCAGGACAGGAAAACAGCCTTGCAGAAAGTAAAGAAAGCAGAAAAGAATAAATCAACGGTGAAACACGAAACATATTATGAAGAATACTAAGAGGTGAGATTACGAGTTTTCTAATTGATAAATTCAAAGGAGTCTACAGAATTCTGGCTCCTATTGACCTAAGCAAAAATGACTTTCCACGAAAATTAAATGGTACATATGAAGATATAGACCTATATATCGCTTGCCAGAATAACATCCAGATTTTTTATCAAGGAAGAAATGTGCTGCAAGCATATATCCCTTCCATTGGTCGTGGCAATAACATTATCAAAGCAATCAATGAGATTGATCCAAGCATGATTTTCAATATCAGGAAAACTGATGCAGAAGTAACATTCGAATTCAAATTTGTCGATTCTGACAAAATTATCCCATTATTAAAACCTAGAACAAGTGGCGCTGGCATTAGTCCTTATAGTGCGAAAAACTTATGTCGCAGCACTTATATTATCCCAGACGAAGATTTAGTTGTCTACAAAGAAATAGTGGCTAAATTACCTCGTGAGCGCATTTTAGAACTAACGCATAGCACCAATTCATTTTTAAAATCATTAGTCACTAAAAAGCTCACTTGGGAGCAGCTTCGTGCGGATATGAAGTTCAAAGGTTTAAAAAGTAAGGAATATATTCATTCCATCGGTAAATGGGATAAGTACATTGCGTACTTAAATAAAAATATTTTGGAGAATAAGTAAATGGAATTGAAATTATATAAAAATGTAACTCCTGACATGCTTATCAAAGCTGGCTTCAAACCATCCTATTCATTGAAGAATATTTTTCGTTTTAGAGAAAAATTATATAAGGATAGCATTACACTAACTATCAAAATTGATCTCGCAGACGATGAGTTTCCTATTGAATGGGATGTACTTGATGCCAATACAGGAATTACATATACGACATTCTACTATACACCTAATACCTGCAGAGACCTCGTAAGAGAAGAAGTTATTAGGAATTTCAATGAGGTTGTCACCGAATTAGATAACAGAAAAATTTTATACATGGAGGAATAGAATATGGAGAATATGAGAGTAGCAGAATTCAAAAAGGTTAGCTTAGAACAGTTTAAGAAAGATATGACTGATGCTTTTGGTCACAAATATTTTGACGAAGAAATTGAAGAAATGTACAGCCACATCAAACTTCCTATCAGAGCAACCGCTGGCAGTGCAGGTCATGATTTCTTTGCACCATTTGATTTTACCATTGAGCCAGGTGAAACATTAAAGATCCCTACCGGAATTCGTTGTCAGATTAAAAATGGTTGGTATTTAGCACTTTATCCGAGATCTGGTCATGGATTTAAATACGGCATCAAGCTAACTAATGGGGTTGGGATTATAGATAGTGATTATTACTATTCTGATAACGAAGGTCACATCATGATTAAACTTGCTAACGATTCCTGCATCAATAAAACATACAGTGTTCCACAGGGACAGGGATTTTCCCAGGGTATCTTTATGCCGTATGGTTTGACAACGACAGACAATGTAACCGAAGTTCGTAACGGTGGTTTCGGTTCAACCACTGATATTCATGAAGCTGCACTCAGAGGATAAAAATAAAATAAATCTGAGAATATAAATATGTCGGATGGTGGAGTGAGAGATAGGATATGGTATCCGTGTTCGATGAACAGTCGGTGGTTCGATTCCATTCAGCTCCTTTTAGATATCCGACTTGCTATAAGGCTGTAAGAGGTTTTATAGCAATTGCGCTGACGAGCGTTTATATATAACAGCCAGTCTGGTTAATACACATACGAAAGGAAGTTATAAAAATGGTTAAATTACTTACCACAGGGATGCTTGCGATATCCCTATCATTATGTACGCCTGTCTTCGGGCAGGCAGAAGAACTTAATACACTAATCGAGGAAAACTACACTTATAAATACGCAACATCTGCCAACGTCAATATTAGAGAAGAACCAAATACAGATTCAGCTATCTTAGGGAAGACTCTGCTTAACACAGAATTTCAAGTAGTAGAAGATGTAGATGGTTGGTCCAAAATCACAACCGAGGCGGGTTACGCTTACATAAAATCCGAATATTTGTCCGATACAGAAACTGAATATATTCCATTAGGAAGGTTTAAAGTTTCTCACTATTGTATTGAACCACATAAACATATTTGTGGTACAGGAACAGGTTTAACCAAGCTTGGTACAAAAGTACATCCTGGTTCTTTAAGCGTAGACCCACGTATCATTCCTTTAGGAAGTACGGTTATGATCAACGGAGTAGAATACATTGCTGAAGATACTGGTGGTGCTATTAAAGGTAACAAAGTAGATATGGCAGTAGCAACACATAAGGAAGCACTACAAAAGGGTGTGTATTATGCTGAGATATATTTGAAGGTGAAGTAAATGAATGAAGTCGAATTACAAAATAAATTGAATTTAACCATAGAAGAAGCTGCACAATATTCCAATATTGGAACTAAAAAAATACGTGAACTTACAAAAGATAAAAGTTGCATATCGTTTATTTTAAAAGTCGGAAATAAGACTTTAATAAAAAGAAAAGCTTTTGAAGCATGGCTAAATAATCAATATTATATTTAATTTGATTAAAGAAGGGATAAGTGTTATATTGTTGATATGCAAGTATAACTTTATCCCTTCTTTTGAGTATAAGGAGAAAAAAGATGGGAAAAGATCTAACAGGAAAAGAGTTAGGAACAGGAATAAAACAAAGAAATGATGGTAGATATGAAGGGAGGTACGTAGATAGATTTGGTAATAGAAAATCAATATATTCAGCTTCTTTAAGAGAGTTAAAAACAAGACTTAAGAATTTACAAGCAGAGGATATATTGGAAATCTCCATCAAAAAAGATCTAACAGTGAATGAATGGTATAAGATGTGGATGGACGAATATAAATGTGCGCCTATCAGAGTATCCACAAGAACGTATTATCGGCAAATTTACGAATCTAAAATAAAAGATGCAATTGGATCAAAAAAGTTAACGGATATACAGCAGATTGATGTCCGCCGTCTTTTAAGGGGGTTAAAGGATCAAAATTCCAGTTTTGAAATCTGTGATAAAGTTAAAGCGATATTAAATGATATGTATGATAAAGCCATATTGAACCATTACGCAAAAGAGAATCCAGCAAAAGGCATAAAGTTAATAAGAGATGAAAAAAGTGACCCAAAAGTATTAACAGTAGAAGAACAAAAAGCATTCTTTACATGCTGTGCAGGGACGTTTTATGATAATGCTTATACAGTTCAAGTAAATACTGGATTACGTCCAGGTGAACTTTTTTCATTAAGAGAAAGTGATATAGATTTTATTAAAAAAACCATTCATGTTACTCGAACGTTAACGTATTACAAATTTGAAGAACTTGGCGATACAAAAAAAGAATTCCATTTTGGCCCACCAAAAACAAAATCGAGCATACGAGATATACCAATTAATAAGCAATGTGAGATTGCATTAAAAAAACAAATCTTGCAAAAGAAAGTAGTCGAAGAAACAACTTGTAAAGAAGTAGATCCTCAATTTGCAGATCTATTATTTACAACGAAATATAATATGCCACTCAATGTACAAACTTACGTGGATTCCATTAAAAGAATTGTAAACGAGATTAATCTTACTAGATTCCCATTAGATTACATGGAACCATTTTCGGGTCATACATTTAGACATACGTTTGCCACAAGATGTTTTGAGGCTGGGATAAAACCTAAAACAGTGCAAAAATTCTTAGGACATTCAGACCTGTCAATGACCATGAATTTGTATACTCATGTATTGGAATCATTCAAAGTATCACAGATGGATTTATTAGACGAATTTAATGATAATGTCTTAAATTCAGAAGAATCATACCCATTTAAAATAATAAGGGGTAACATGGAAAGTGGCAATAAAGTAAGTAAAAATATAGTATGATTTTGTGGCTAAAACGTGGGGTCAAGCGTGGGGTCAGACACTAAAAATGGGGTCAAATATATACAAGAAACCTAGTGTTTATGCGGATTTGCTCCAATACATTGTATACAAACTGGCTGAACTTCTATGTATATCAGATGACACCGTATCTGCTGGATGATGGGGAGTAGGAAGTGGCTTAATTACTAGGGTTTTCGATTATTTCAGTAATCATTCATAAAATTTATTTATGGCATTTATTGGCATATTTTGGCACAGTTTGGCGGCTCGATGGGGTCAAAATGGGGTCAAAAAAAATAGCCGATGGGGTCAAAAATATAATTGATGGGGTCAACAAAAATTTTTAGATTTCACACCTAATAATAGGGATAAATTATACTTGCTATAAATAAGGACATAATAAAATATTGTGTGTTTATTTATCTACAAAATCATAAGAAGAACATGTCCGGGATAAATATTCCGGGCATTTCTTTTTATCTTGACCGGAACAAATGTTTGTGATAATATGTGAATAGAACAGATGTTCTTTAGAGAAGAGGGCTTATATTATGCTTAAATCAAATGTAAGAAAGGCGAAAGCACAAGAAATATTAGACTATATAAAAAGTAAACGAGATAGAAGTTATCCACCGTCAATACGTGAAATTGGCGCAGCAGTCGGACTAAAATCTCCCTCTAGTGTAAAAGGATATTTAGATGATCTGACAGAAGCTGGTCTTATCCGCCGTGATCCATCCGTCTCAAGAGGAATAGAAGTTATAGATTCGAAAGAGTCACATCAGGGAATAATCCAAGTTCCTTTGATCGGTACTGTAGCTGCAGGTATACCTATCCTGGCTGTCCAAAATATAGAAGAATATATACCATTTTCTGCCAGCATGTTACATGGTTTGGAGCATTGCTATGCGCTCCGTGTAAAAGGTGAAAGTATGATCAACGCAGGTATCCTTCCAGACGATATTCTTTTGGTTAACCAGCAGCCCACGGTAGAGAATGGTGAGATAGCAGTAGCTTTAATAGATGAGTCTGCCACAGTAAAACGTTTTTATAGAGAAAATGGATATTATCGTTTACAACCTGAGAATGATACCATGGATCCGATCATAGTCGATCATGTTGATATTCTTGGGAAAGTGATAGGATTGTACCGCCGCATATAGTTCAGTTGCATATAGTCACTATAATGATAATTGCCATGATTGTAAATCCATGTTAGAATAGATAAGGGTGAAGTGAGATGGTCTATGAATTAACATTGCAGTCAGTACAAATTAAAACAACTATATTTGAAACACCGGCAAAGCTGATCAATTACAAGGAATTATCTTGCGCAGTAGGAATGGCCCAAAAGCAGGCTGGGCTTCCTATGGATCAACTGGTTGAGTTCGGTGCTAATATGAGTGAGTTTAAAGAGAAGAGTGTAGCTCTATTCCAGGGTAAAGACATCAATGAGAAAATAAGATTTGTAATCGAGGGTTACATTCTAAAACCTGACGAAGTATTTGATCAGGATGCACTGATCACAATGCAGTTAGGTTACGATTCAATCAAATGAGAAGAGGAGAAGTTATAATGGAGAAAGGCTTATATAGCTTAGATAATAACGTACTACAGGAAAGAATTAGCCGCTTAGAAAAGTTGGTTGATAAAGAAACTGACCCTGTAGCTTTGAAGACCTTACAGCTCGAATTAGAGCGTCAAAAAGCCTTTGTAGAGAGTATATAGTCTAATATCAAAAAATCGTAAAAAATAGGGATACCGTTAATTTGGTATCCCTAAAATTTTCCTCTATTATTCGCCAAGGCGGGCGTCTTATAGTTCTCCTATTGAGGTTTTGTATTTCAAATATTCTTCTTCAAGTTTTAAAAAATCACAACAAGTATAATTTAAGTGGTGATCTTTGTTACAGCCAATTTTATATACAGCATTTGCTTTTTGATAAATATCATCCTGATGATGCAAGCAGTAATCATATTCCGCTGTAATAATGTTGGCATAGTTCTGGTCTTGAGCAGCAATTTCTTTAAAATTCTTTTCTTTTAAAACTTCATCATAAGCAGGAAGCATAAATGAAAATCTTATAGAAGATATAGGTCTATTCTTATCATAAATAAGAAGGCTTGTTTGAAATTTTTTAATTGTATGAGAAATTGGTGCATAAAATTTTGTTCCATTGATTTCAAGTACAACTCCACAAACAAATTTATTATTTGTGCTATAATGAATGTTTGGAATTTGCTTGTCAATTGTTTGTAAATATTTTACATAATTTTCATCTATGTCGTAAAACTTCAAATTTTCTCCTTATGTATAAGCAAAAGAGCGAAGACGATTAATCCTCGCTCTGCATTAAACTCTCACGCTTTCGGTGGTGAAATACCTAGCATTAAACCCTTCAGTTACGGTCGAAGAATACCTAGCATTAAACCCTGGCTTGTGGCGCCAGAAACCAAGCATTATAGAAATCTTATATGATTTCTATTTATATTATACATAATTATAGAAAAAATGATAGATGTAATATTATACAAAAATCTTTAAGTAAATACGAGCATATTCACCAGCAGAAATAAATAGCCGGGTGACAATCCAGCATCTTCTAATCAAACCATATGGTTTTCTGGTGACAGCCGCCTGTTCTGTCCTTATTTATTTCTGTGATGTACTTATTTTTAGATCTTTCTTCCAGAATCTCAGCATATAGTTTCTGTTTAGTTTCTCTTAGTTCTTCTACAGACATTTTCAGATATTCCGGTGGGATATGAATTTTGTCAGACACAATCATAATCATTTCTCTCTAAACCTTGCTATTTGATCCATATCAAATATAATCTCACTTTTTACTTTCTTATATGTGGCTACGTGTGGATTTACTGGATGAAAATCAACTTTAGGTTTGAATTCACCCATAGTAGAAAGACTACGAGCTTTTACATGACCTTTTGGTAATTCAGACATTCCTTTCCCTCCTATATAATTATTCCCACTTTTCTCCGTGAAGAACTTCCTGGTATTTTTCTCTGATAAATTCCATAGACTGTTCGACAACGCCATTTGTCATATTGTTTTCTTCTAGTATCTTCTCGTATTTATCATAAGTCTTGATTACATTTTCATACTGTTCAATATGGCAATGTTTTCCATTTGCAATAGCATTAGAAAAATCTAATATCTGCCAACGCATTCTTTCTATTTTTTCGTCTAACGCAGCTTTTTGCATGAGATCTAAGGTCTGTATGATTTTTTCGATATTCTGCTTTAAGTCATCACGAATAATTATGGACTGTTCATGATATACGACATTATTTTCTTCAAGCTTAGTTATGCGATCCTTGCTATCTTCAATTGTTTCTAACAGTTCTTCTTTTTTTTTTCTGTAATTATAAAAAGAATCTAAAATAGCAGTTACTTTGCTCCAATGAGAGATAACAAAAGCAACTGCCATTCCGATCAATATATATACTATAATAGCCCCTGGCTCATTATTTCCAAGTAGCCAAGTTAAAAGCTCATCCATAACAACCCCCTTAAAAAACAGCAAAACTTAAATTGCCAACCTATATTTAGTCAAGTCAGGACTTTCAGTGTCCCATTGTGGCTCATAAATTCCATCAGCATTTAACCAATAATATTTTTTAGAATTTGGGTCTTTGGATTTTACGTAACAAGAAGTTGCCATGATGTTATCAGAATCGAAATAGTAGTCATTGCCCTTATAAGATAGCCAGGAACTCTTTAGAGCATAGCAGTCAGCACCGAAATAATACCAATGATTTTTATACTGATACCAGTTGTCATGGACGGCAATGCCAGCACCATCAAAGAAACACCAACCAGTACCATCATTGTACCAATCATTCTTTACACACTCACCAGTATCGCCAAGATAGAATTTCCATCCGGTATCTTCCTTAACCCAACCTGATTTCTTGACAGTAGGAGAGGAGATTGCTTTCTTAAAATATTCCCATGTATACTTACCTGAGTTGTATACAAATGGATTTGGGCAGATCTTACCAGTCACATCATAATGTCTGATCACATGATCAGGGGCAATATGATATTTCTCCATAAGAACTTTAGTCAATTCAATAGCAGCCATGACTGTCTTATCTTCAAAGTACCAATCTCTTGATGTATCTGCCAGACTACCATGATTTCTTACACATAGCTCAATGCCAATACTATTTGCATTCCTACATTCTGGATGTACATATTTCTTAGCACCACAATGCCATGCAATGTTTTTATCTTCAACAGACTGCCAGATAGAGCCGTCAAAATCTACATAATAATGTGCGCTGGCAGAACGATTTCCACCAGCGTACCACTGACAATTTGCTTTTGCTCCCCCTAATGCTCCAACATAATGAATGACGATGTACTTTATTCGAGATACATCGCCATTTGTATGATTATATGGAGTCAAGAGCTTATTTACTGTATTTAAAATATTACTCATTAAATATCCCCTTCCTTATATACCTTTAAGTCCAACTGTAATATCAGTAGTAGGTTTACTATAAACAGAGAATGTAACACTACCATTAGCTGTTGTGCCGGTTCCTGAGCAAATAATTCCAAAAGCTTTATTATAGGTTTTCTGTGTATCAGGACTAGCACCTGCAGCTAACATGCTTACCATCACTGGATTATCACTTTCCATAATTCCGTCTACTTTTACTGTCTGAGTATACGGTGCAGCTGTACCTGTCCAACCAGCCGCAGTAAGAGTTACGGATTTAATAGAATTTTGTCTATCTACATATCCTTTTGTGGCAACATCACTGTCAGAAGATGGTTCTTTTACCCCTGTAACAGTTGCTTTACCATTAAATACAATGTCTCCCGTTACAGGGGTGTCTTCCCAAGTACCATAAACAGAAATAAGCGTTTGTAATTCCTCAACTAAGTCATTTGACCAATTTTCCAAAGTGCTATCTATATAGTTTTTATTAACTGCATCATCAGATTCAACAGGCGTTCCCACGCCACGTATGATCCAGTCGCTTGATGAACCACCTAAATAAATCATTTGCTTATTCTTTTGAGGATAAAATGTAACATCTAAAGCTCCTGATGTTTCGGCATCTCCAGTTTCTAAATTAGTAGTAAAACTACTAGGAGTAAGTTCGGTTGTGCGTGTACCACTAGAACTTGAAGTTATAAGTCGCGAACCCGAAGGAGTATACCCCGCAAGATACGTGTTGCCATTATCTGTACTACTTTGAATAATCGCACCAGTCATTGGATTATCTTTCGTAGTCCCCTCCATTGGTACAAACCCACTGATTGTAGCCGTTCCAGTCTTATTATCACCCTTAGTATAGGTAATAGTCTTACCGCTTGCACTCAATCCCTTGATATACGTGGTATTAATCTGCTGGTTTGCACTGTCTTTTGTTGCGGAAGTCGCAGAACCGGAAGTATTAGCATATTTGACTGTACCTACGTCTACACCAGTTATAGTGCTTGTATACGCTTGATTATGTAAAGCTGTACCTGCGTCAGCTAGGGAGACATAAACCTCGTAAGAAGTTTTTTTGTCTGTAGTGGTGGTGTTATTTGTTTCAGAAGAATTGATAAATGTCCATGTTCTACCAATATTTCCTCTTGAACCTGATCCTAAATTTCTAATTGTGGTAGACCAATAAGTTCCTACAGTTTTGAAAAATGCATCTGCATAAGTAGAACCGTCTTTTGTATACAAACCAATCTGAACAGAATCAGCAGCGAGGCCACAACGAACTAACCATTCAACACTTGCTAAAGATAAAGTATTTGATTGATTGTTTGTTCGTAAAACAATACGACAAATACCCCATCCACCGCCATTAAAATCTTGTGTAATTAAAAGATTGGTTACACGATCCTGATAACTGTCGATTAAAGTATCTAATTTTGCAAACCTATGATACGGATAATTGTTTGCATTAGCAACAGCTATAATTGCATTATAAGCTCTTAACAGTGTTGACGCATTTCCTGATCCATCAAAATTAAAATTCATAACATAATCATCATTTGCAGAAATGGTCCTTGCAGTCGCTAATTTTGCAGCGCTATTTGCAACACCGCCAGCAGATGAACTTCCAGCGTAATTATGTGTATGTCCTACATCGGACTTGTTATCTAACAGGCTATACACATAGTCCACTAAATTTGTTCCATCATAATAGTAAACAGGATGTTGAGATGTAAGACAGAGCTGATAAGATGTGCTATACGTATTTCCAAGATAGATATAGTATTTACCTTTTGTGAAAGTTTGAGTAATACAATTAGTTGTTACCTGAAAATATCTATCAGAAGAAAGAGTACATTCAAGATAGATTGGTGCATTTGCAGTAAACTGAGTTGTTGTGCAGTTGGTAGAATATCTTAAGTCTAAAATATATCTAATCTGCCATACATTATAAGTTGAGGGAACGAGATTTCCATTAGTTGCATCATTATTTGCACCATAATAATAGATCGTTGCTGGTAATCTAAACTTTGCAGAAGTATTAATTGTCTTAGAAGTGCCTGTACTGCTAGAAGTAACAAAAGACTGCCATTTACCTGTATTGTCCAGAGCAACAAGTGTGTATCTCCAGATGCCATTTGTACCAGCGTAAATACGACCATTACCAAAAGAAATATCAGTGGTATTAGTTGAATCGAAAGAAGATACGTTCCACCAACCGGAATAGGTTGTACCATTAATAACAGCAGCAGTTCTGTAAACAAGTCGAATAACATATCCTGTGCTGTAGTGAGTTGTTAATCTAGTGGTGCCCCTATAATACATATTCTTTGCACCTGTAGTCGTTCCATCATCCAAAGTAAGATTTAATGTATCACCCGCACTTGTACCTGTGAATGGCACCCAATAATCAATTAACAGTCCATCATAAAGAGCGGAAACGCCTGATAACTTACCTGTCCATGCATTGGTAGTAGTAGTATGTGTTCCAACTACGAAAAGTGCTCCTTTATCTTTGGCGGCTTTAGTGTCTAATGCAGCCTGGACAATCTTGTTCTGTACAGGATTTGTTGAACTACTAGACATAGCAGAATCAACCGTAATCTTGTTAGCCCCTTCCGTAATTCCATCCAGTTTCTTTTTGTCATTAACAGACATAAGGCCATGAGCTGACTGCGTTGCATCACTATATGTTGTATCAGTTAACTTATCTGTGGTCCATGCAGACCAAGTACCATTTACACAGGTTCTACGATAAGATAAATCTTTCCGATATAAAATCTGAACATAATAATTACCACCTGCTGTATGAATTACTTCTAATCCAAACTCATCAACGTTTGTTGGCTTGTTTGTACACGTATTACCACCTGAGGCATTATAAAATCCCGGAATTGTAATGGCATTTAAGTTCTCATTGGTTAATAAAGTATTAGTTGCTTTGCTGGAAAGAGCAGAAACAACCACTTTATTCTGTACAGGATTGGTAGAAGAATCACTTAATGTACTGTCAACTGTAGTCTTATTAGCCCCACTAGCGATACCGTCTAACTTACTCTTATCAGATGTTGACATCAACCCGTGGGTAGAAGTTGTGGCATCATTATATGTAGTGTCAGGTGGAACCTGCCATGTGCCATCAGATCTAAGGTATCGAGTGGCAGCACCTGCTACAGGAGCCGGAACTAAACCTGCCTTACCTGCGGCAGAAGTAGAAGCACCTGTCATGTTTCCATAGGTAGTGTTGGTATCAGTGTTGATATCACCAACCAGTGCATAATCAGTGCCATCGTAGATAAATTCATAAATTCTATTTGCTGCTAAAGCATCTGTACTGATCGCTGCACCACGATACTTAATTGATTTTGCTCCGGTACCATTTACATTTAGCGTAGGGTTAGCTGCAGTATTTGTAACAGTGAATTTCACAGCGACCTTTGCACCCGTGGCAAGATTAAAACCATTTAAGGTTACTGTTTTAGCAGCAGTAGCGGCAGCTGTTGAACATGTTCCATAATGAGTGATGTCAGCAGATCCATCGAAGTTCACACCATCTACTTTTCGAATGGTCTGTAATTTTGTAGCTGAACCTGCATTACCTGATACATTAGTAGTGAGCATCTGTGTATTTGGTGTGTATTTTAAATTATCACTGGATGCTCTTTTTGTCTCATCAGTTGAATTAGAGAACCAGACATGACGGGCTGCACCATCAGATGCAGTTCCGCTATTTTCTACAGCAGATGCCAGTGTAGCTTTGTTGGCAGTTGTTGCAGTGGTAGCGCTGTCAGCCTTGGTAGCAGATGTGGCTTTAGTTGCTGTATCGGCGTTACCCTTAAAATTATTAGCATAGACAGCGTTCCATTTATGGCTAGAGTCTCCTAAATTAATCACATTAGATTGGTGTGGATACACATTTCCATATAATTCTCCGCCACCTTTATTTAGAACAGTGCCTTCAAGTCCTCCGACTAAACCTGTAATGGCAATCTGGGTGATAGCAGTCCACTCGGTATTATCATTACGATTATAAAAACTTAGTCTGATGGATCTTTTCTTGCCGTCCATACCTTTATGTGGATAAATTGTAACTACTGAACCACATGCACCAGAAATACTACCTTCTGTCTGCCAGTTCTCTTTATTGACATCACCTGCTTCAACAAGTAAGTCTCGAACCGTTTGTCCAGATGATCTAAAATAAATTGAATATCCAGTTTCATAATCTGCTGTTTCAGGCAATACAACTTCTACTTGAATCAGAATTTTTCGCAAGATGGCGCAACCTGAATATGTGTTTGTTGACCTCCTATAATTATCATACCAAATACTAGGATTCTCCAATGGATTTTTTCCAGTATTATCGGACAAGGCTTTAAACAATAAGTATGAATGTATATTTCCGTTATTCAACAATACAACAAAATCACCTTTTTTATATTGCTTCGTTGAATCCCACGCAATTTGTTTTATATCGCAATAATCTTGAATACTTTCAAATCGAAGATATGTACTAGATTTTCCATCGAACAGTTGTTCAATTGAACCTTGGTATATTGGTAATTCAAATCCATCAAATTTTACGCAACCTGAACCACCACGATGAATCGCATAACCCATACCGTTAATGCTTGGATTGACGGAAATAGAATCATCAGAGTTTATAATAGAATTGATACCATTTTTAACTCTATTGACAACTTTTGTGTTATCGGTCACTGTATTTTTTAATAGATTAAAATCTTCAATTTTGGTATATAACGAATTTGCTTTTGCTTTAATATACTCCCAAAGTGCAGACATAGGACGGCGTTGGTAAGTTGTGGTGGTTGTTCCACCACCTACATATTGTGATATATAATAATCATTATCTTTCGGAATAGAACCATTTGCATTTAACTTGTTAATCATTTCGCTTAAATCATGTTCATGCCAAGCTGGTTTTGCCACATCATATTCCAAATCTGCCCAATGAGCTGTACCATCACCTGTCTTAGTCTGTCTTATATCAGAAGAGTAAGCAATCTCACCTTTAAGCAGAATAGGATTAGCATTAGCCCATTCCGCATCAGTTTTATAAGCATGTCGCACCCTTGCTTTTAAAATATTATCTGCCATTTATATTCTCCTTTCACATTAATTTAAAAATCTCCGACAAGCTTTGACCCTCATCGGAGATAATATCTTAGATAGTACCGTCTAAAATCAGAGTATCACTGGAAGCAATAGTCAGTTTTGCGGCATTTAAAGATGTTACATTCAGAGCTACATCAGCTGTACCATTGAATGAAATTGCAGAGGCAGTAGCACCACCTGTAATAGAGAAATTACGTGCAGTTGCTAACTTAGTTGCACTCCCCGCATTACCACTTACAGTTGTAGGTGTTGCAGGCATAGTCATTGTGGTTGTAGATGTAGAGGTAATATGACCCTGAGCATCATAAGTAATGCTTGGCACTTTGAATGTGCCACCGAAACCTAATGACTTAGAGTCGTCACCCTTTGCAGTACCGGCAGTTACAGAATTAGAGTGATTAATAGCATTGCCAGAACCGATGGTGATACCTGTACCAGCCTTATATGTAGTGTTGGTATCAGTGTTGATATCACCCATGAACAGGTAATCTGTACCATCATACACGAACTCGTATACACGGTTAGCCGCAAGATAACCAGTGCTAATAGTAGAATCACGGTATTTGATTGCTTTAGCACCTGTACCGTTAACATTCAGAGTTGGAGACGCTGCTGTATTGGTTACGGTGAACTTAACAGTCACTCTCGCACCAGTCACTAAGTTGAAACCTGTTACAGCAACAGTCTTAGCGGCTGTACCTGCAGCAGTAGAGCAAGTACCATAATGAGTGATATCTGCTGTGCCATCAAAATTTACACCATCAATCTTGCGAGCTGTTTCTAACTGTTTTGCCTTTGCAGTGGTTGCGCCAGAAGTGATAAATCCGCTATCATTGGTGATTTCAGAGGTCTTAGTAGGAACAGTGATGTTGACCTTGCGGTTAGAATCTACTGTTACATCAGCACCATTCTTCTGAATACCTACGATGATATTTCTCTCTGCATTGCTTGGTGCATGTGCAGACTGAGAGTGATCGTAAGCTTTTTTACCTCTTGCACCATCAAACGCAGTAGAAGATGTTTCACCTAATGCAAGAGTCTCGGAAATAACAGCATATTTACTGCCAGAGTAACGATAAGTCTTATTATTATTTAAATTTACATAAATCTTACCTGTTTCTGGTGTGTATGCACTTGTCTTTCCAGAATCCTTATAGAATGCACTTAAGTCATCTGCTACATAACCTTCCAGGACGTCATCGACATAACTTGGGAGCTGTGCCGCAGGTACTTTACCATTTTCATCCAGAGAAGCTACACCGTTCTTAGCACCTTTTGCAGAAGTTGGAATGGCATCTACATCACCGGCAGAAAGTGTAATATCACCGCTTAATGCTTTACCATTAACTTTTCTGGATGTCGGTACTTTACCGCCTAATGCACTATTTACTACCTTGTTCTGTACAGGGTTAGTAGAAGTAGAACTCAGAGCACTATCTACTACAGTCTTATTTGCTCCTGTAGCGATGCCATTTAACTTCTCTAAGAGAGCAGTGGTGAAAGATGCAGTAGTTGCATCAAGTACATCTTTGTTGCTGTGGCTATGAGAAGCCGCTTTGATTAAAGAATCCACCTCTTCAGGAGTTAAATTGACGAATGGCAGATCAGGATAAGCAGTCGCACCATCACCGATCTTGATCTTTCTCGTAGAAGAGTCCACAAGAAATTCGCCTTTCAAGCCGACAAATGTGGCGGCTTGCGCCCACTCATCGGTGGTTTTGTTGTTTAAAATAATACGTGTTTTTAATGTTGTATTCGCCATATTAATTTTCCTTCCATATGTAACGCTTAATCCGACATCATCTGTAGCCCTAACTACAGTGGTACCATCATAAGTGCGAATTGAGTTATAAGTTGCTATATCAGAATCTGTGAGAGGGGTTTCGATAGGAGTTTCGAGAGCATACATTACTTCTCCACTATGTTCTTTGCAGGATTCGTTAATAGTTTCCGCATAATTTTCTTTTATAAGATATAAAAAACCCATTTCTGGGTTGAAATTCCACGTCTCTGAAGTAAATGTACTCCTGGCCTCCGCCATTTGACTCATTCCGCTAAATGTCTTCGCACTTGGCAAATTTCTCAAATTCATATTGCAATATTGTCCTGCTTGCGAAAAAGTTACATTTACTCCATCAACAATAATGGAATACACCCTCTGTATATATACGCCCCTCTCCAGATCTACTTCATCACAGATCCATTGCTGTCCTGTGTCGTCTGTATAATTACCATCAGATGAAACAGGAATGCCTGGTAATCCGTTGTTTAAATTTAGGGTCAGAGATCTGGGGGGGGGGTGTAAGATTTATATGGAGTTGCTGTAGATCCTAATTCGAGCTGAATGTCTTTGATTTCAATGGTACGATATAAGCCCGCAGTTTGACCCTCGGTACTTACAGTCATGAAAAATCCGATATATTTTTGAGATATGAAAGTAGCAGAAACACGTTTAAACTCTGTGCTTGGAGAAGATATCTTATAAAAAATTTGATCACCAACAGGATAGGTATTATCATTATTTGACATAATGCTGAACGCACGATTTACGTTGGTTTCAGGATCATTAGTATCTATTTGTCTATACGTCACAGACAAAGTAACTTGTTTTCCCTGAACAGGACTTTCAAAAACAAGGTTCCGCCAACCATTTTTTGCACAAATTGTAAGCAAACTATTTTTGTTCTCAAACCAACCAGCCCAACCTTTTCCTTTCCACTCAATATCGGTATAATCAATTAAATTCTTTCCAGTAAAATACAATTCAGGCTTTGCATTAGTAATTTCTTGTGGATACTCTAAAGAAGGAGATGCTTTAGCACCAGTATATGGTTCCCATGGAAGAGCAGTAGTGCCTTTATTAAGCATAGGATAGACTCTGTAGTTATCAATGAAACCTGTATACGATCCTGCTTGCATCATAAAAACCAATGATTTCTCTGTTCCATCTACTGTAAAAGATCGATTAATTGCCCAGTTTATTGTGCCATCTACTTTATTAATGCTAATTTGTGCATATACTCCACCATTTTTGTTCTCTCCACCAGATATATAATACGTTCCCGCATCCAATTTTATTGGCACACAAATATATTGTTCATATTGTCTTGCAGGAGTTCCGTTTATAATAAATCCGCCGTCATCTAACCGAGATACTGTTGCACCGGTATTTGTCATTAACGGCATATTATTCAAGTCAAGCAGTTGCGCACCCGTTGTTTTCGTTTGATTACTTCGTCCATATACAGTCAATCCTTGTAATGCCATCTTTGCACTGTCGTTCAGTATCGCAGGATTCCCAGTAACATTCGTTTTCTCAATTGAAAACAAATCCATATTATCTTTTCACCACCTTTCTTTTCTTAATAAAATAGACTGGAAATTTTACTTCCCAGTCCCGTCAATAATTTCAATCTCGTTGTAATCACTTCCTACTGTAAAATATTTCAGATTTGTATCATCCCATCGATAAACCTTATTTGCTGTAGTATCTACATAGAGACATTCAGGACTGCCGATAGTAGGAAAGTGCAAGTAGGAATCTTCATTGATTACAACCTGTTTTTCGTTTTCTTTTATTTGCTTGGATATATAGTCTTTAATCCAACCGTCATACCATTGAAGCCCATCCAAGCCAATATATATTTTTTCCATGAGATGTCTCCAATCAGAAAGAGGACAGAAATAAATCCGTCCTCAAATTATGCCTGAGCATTAGGGAACAATGCCTTAATCTGCTCTTCGGTGGCAGCTACATATTCTACAGATTCAAGGTCAGAAACCTTGTCTTTTAACTCATTGATGCTTGTCTGAGCCGTAGCAATTGCCTCTGTATTAGCCTGGATCTTGTTATAGGTTTCACCGCCGGTAGCCAGAGAAGCCTTATTAGCTGCAACATCTTTTTTCAGATCGGCAATATCAGCCGCCTGTAAAGCAGTATCAGCTTTGCCAAGAGATGCCTGTACATCTTTAGCCAGTTTTACCTTGGTGATGTTACCATCGGCAATCTTAACGGTAGTGATAGCACCATCGGCTAACTCAGTAGTGCCTACAGAACCTGCTACGATAGTTGCACTGATTTCTCTAGTTGCAGAGTCAATTGCTAACTGGATCTGAGCAGCATTCTTCTGGGCGGTATAAATATCTACCAGTTTACCAACATTGATATAAATTTTATCCTCAGTAGCATTTGCCAGTGTTAATACGAGATATGTACCTGCTGGCTGTCCAGTAGGATTGGTCTCTACAGCACCAGACTTAACTACCATATCCTTCGGGATGTCGATGGTTGCTACTTTCTTTCCACCCTGTTTGATGGTATAAGACTTAGCAGCACCCTCGGTGGTAGTAGTGGTATCTACAGTTACCTTTGCACCGCCAGTCGCAGAGTCAACATCCTTTTTGACCTCAGTGATCGCACTAACAAGGTCTCCCTTTGCGGTAGTAGTCAGATCATCTAAGTTACCAATCTTACCATCGACATCTCTTTTGTTGGCATCGATGTTAGCCTGCAGAGCATCTTTTGCGTCTTTAACAGCCTTTGCTACAGAACCCTCTGTAGTGTCAGAATCATTTAACTTAGTGATGGCATCTGTATTAGCCTTGATTTTCTTCTCAAGATCCCCTTTTGCAGTACCGATTTCTGCAGTTACATCAGAAGACTTTGCAAGGTCAGTCAGTTTAACACCACCATCAGAGATAGTGCCGTCTGCATTAGCAATTACAACATCACCAACAGTAGCATTTTTGATCTTATGGATCAGGTCACTCAGATCTGCTTCTGGCAGTTCGATGGTGTATGCAGGTGCAGTAGAGCCAACCGGCTCTGCGACAGTGTAAAATTTAAGTGTATTACCTTCAATTGCAACGGTCTTTAAAGAACCTTTTACTGCATCAGAAATTTTTCCCTCGATAAACGGCTTCAGAAGACTGTCATACTGCTGAAGGTTTTCCAGAGACACATAGGTAAATTTTGTTGTTGCCATATTTCCTCCTTTATTTATTAGAAAAGATAAGATATATCGGAAGCCTCTACTTGTGAGAAGCTTTCATTTAGTTTGAGATCAATCCGTTTATCAATAAGTGGTTCAAGATTTGCCAGAACTTCATTCTGGACATACTCAGCAACTTCTTCTTTTGTCATAAAATTCAAAGCTGCAATTTTTTCATTAACAGAAGCCTCTGTTACATATCCTTGGGATTCGATCCATTCTCTTGTTGGGATATTAGTTTGAGAAACAATAGAATTTTCAGAAACGGTATAATCGATGATGTTGTGAGCTGTGATTTTACGAATAGCCACTTCCGTACCATCATGATCGACTAAAAAGAAATTATCATTAGAAGATAAGTAAGTAGTAATGTCGCCTGAACAGATCTTATACTGCCCACGAATTTTATAAATACCGGTTGCCAGGTCTGAGATGGTAATCGGATTATCTAAAGTACCATCTAAGTTATCGATAGGTCTGTTACCTAGATTGTCATAGTTCAGAGTCTTAGCATCTTCACTTAACTTGGTTACGTAATAAGAACCACCAGTATTTTTATTGACAATATAAGCAGTGTAAGCACCGTCAGTTAAGATAGCGACAATCTGACCTTCATATGTATCTGTGGCGGTATTTAAAGATTTTTCAGCACTGGAAACATCTGAGAAACGGTAGATTTTAGAACGAATTGGATTGATAGACAGATCAGAGCCAATGAATATATTTTCATGAGTGTCTTTTGTGTAAATAATGTCGTTGGCATCTATGTTGCCGTTATTGATTAGCTTTGTAATATCTTCACGATTGACATAAGAAAATTTGGCTCTCTGCGTAGATTTTTTTGCAGCAGTAGCCATTATTCATTTTCCTCCCCGTATGTATTTACCAAAACCATACCATCTTCGGTATTATCTGCGATTGCATCACCAAGATCGCTAACTGAGATGCCGACACCTTTCTTAACACCATTGGCAGTACCATAAATTTTCTTGGCATCAGTGTCTAACTTGATGTCATCTAATTTGCTTTCTGCAATAGTAGACTGTAGATCAGCCATAGCTTTAATTGCCTGCTGGTTAGCAATGATACGCTGATCTAATGCAGACAGAGCAGAATCAGGCGCAGAGAACCAATCTGCAATAGCGATAATCGGCATAGTAAACGTATCTGTCTTTCTTACAGGTGTTTCTACAATTCCATCATCAGTCATTTCAACATCAATGAAAGTCATCATAAATTCCACATCACCCACTTCTGCAGTGAGATTGGTGTCAATTCTCATCTTATACAACAGATAATCGGTCTTATATTCAGCATCAGCAATCTCTAATTCGACATAGTTATGCTTATGCGTGATCGGAGTCAGATACTCCAAACGTGCAGAATACTGAGACATATCCAGTTCACCGTATAACTTTGGTACTACAATCTGTAATACGTCTACCAATTTGGAATTCTGCATGATGCGCTGACGCTCTGTAACATTGGCGCTGTTATCATTCTGAATTAAAACAGTAAACATTTCATTCCTCCTTTCGTGTGATATATTCAAAATCCTGCTTCGAGATCTTTCCATCGGAGAGGAGTTTGTTCAACTGTTCCATTTTTAAAACCTTTTTATCCTGGTAAAGTCTTTTTAGACTCTCTACAAATTCTGTCATCACAGCACCCCCTGTTCAAACAAATTCATTGTATAATTGTCGATAATCTCTTCTGGTGACATGCAATGAGCCTGTTTCAACTGATTATATTCGTGCTCTGTAATTTCTTCTAAAGTTACAGTCGCAAAGTCATCAACAGGAAATGGCTCCAAAGAAGGAATATGATACGCTGTATCACCAGTAGAAGAGAGGATACCCTGTGCATGTTCCTCATCGCACAACAGGAGGATTTTGTGCTTTGGCTGAAACCTTACGAACTGAATAGAAGAGAGTACATCTATCACATTTCGATTTTTTATAACTTTGTAAAACATAACTACCTCCATAAGAAAAGGGACGCACCGAAGTACGCCCCATAATTTTTAGATACTTAAAATGATTACAACTCCTGCTTCCTGGTTTGGTAACTTATATCCACTGGTAGAGCCATCTGAATTTACGGACCAAACGTAGGTGTTATATCCGATATTCGGAGATCTCAGCCAGTAAGATACAGCAGTACCAGTTGCATCCGTTCTAACTCTTGCTGTGTCAGAAGTAATGAATGGAATAACAGAGCCTTCATAATTGTAAGGCTCGAAGTTCATAGCACCCTCGACTTCGATAGCAGCAGGAATTGCTACATAGCAGTTGGAAGTAACCGTCTCACTGGATTTTTCACCAGCAGTAGACTGGATCTTTGCCTGTTTAAGCAACTGTCTCCACTGTACAGGAATTGCATTGTAGAACCTGCCATTTAGGAACTTATTCAGATCCATTTTAGCCCAACCACCGGCATTGGTAGAAGTTGCATTCAACCTCATCATGTTAGACAGAACGTGAGAAGAGACAAAAGACATAGAAGTACGAGAACCGGAGTTATCGCTGAGATAATATCTCTTAAATGCATACATTTCTAATTCGATGCTTTCATGTGTCCATGCAGCTAAATTACGGCAAGCAGTATCACCTAAGTCTGCATTCCATAACTTGGCCCAGTAGATTGTTCCCTTTCCGTAATTCTCATAAGCACCATCATCTGCCTTAGAGCATCCAAACACGAGTGTACTGATTGCAATAGCAGACTTATTACTGGTAAGCTGAGAATATGCAATAGTTTCTTCTGGTAAGTTACCCTGATATACATGCAGAACTTTTTCACCAGCAATATGCCGAATTACAAGAATATCACGTTTACCAGTATTGGATACGGCTTTAGAAGAGGTATTCCAGTTAATCTGTGGCTGCGTGTTCTGCCAAAGTTTAAATCCGAGAGAACCATCAGACTTATAACACTGCATAAGAGTAGAACCAGTGGTGTTATTTGTGGCAAACATATAGTCTACTGCCAGTACAAAGTCTTTATCTTCATCAATCAGAGATAACTTTGTATCCACATAGTTACTTCCTGTAAATACAGTTTCCTGGTTGATCAGCGTATTCTCTTCAATATCTTCAAAAGTATAGTCAGTACCCATGTCAAATGAGATACTATCTTTCTCAGATACAACTTCCTGTTCTTTTGTCAGTTTCGTCATGGCGTAAATTTCTACAGGGCGCATAGTGCTAATATCTTTGCCCTTGAAGTAATCCTGAACGTATTCACAGGAGTCGAATACTGCATTAATGTCCTTATCGCCAGTCACATAACCACTAGAGTCCCATCTGTCAAAAAGGTAATACTTATATGCATTTTCCTCAGCAGTGTATACAGGAATATCTTTGCTATAGAATACAGTTGAACCATACTCGGCGGTGATAGTTTCCTTAACTGTTCCCTTGGAAATGTAACGTATAGTATACTTTCTGATAGTAGAAGTATAAGTTGCAGTGTAAACAGCGTCAGAAAAGGCTGTAATGAAATTTTTGTCCCATCCAGCAAACGTAAAATCATTCTTAGCTGTAGACTTTTTCGTAGGCGTTGAAATCGGGTTTTCTTCCCTTGTCAGAGGATCGACAGGAGTTTCGCCTTTATCAACATACTGTCTATCAAGAATAGAACCATCATCATTTTTGAATAAAATAGTGAACTGTTCTACCAAAGTGTCATATGTAAGTTCGAGATCAGGCCATGCCGCTTTGTACTCAGCAAGTTTCTTTTCTCTCATTACAGGAACATGAACCGCACCTGCAAGTACAGACTGATCAGTATTATATCCGTTACGATCAATACCTTTCATACCGTAAATCTTATCTAACAGAGAAGTGTCTGTCAGAGTCCAATTGATACCTGTAATTCTTACACGATTTACGTTCTTAGATTTCTCAATCAGAGACTTACAATCTACGACATTACAGTTCTCAAGAACCATAGTTGCGATCTTGTCATAACCTGCAATCTCTAAGTCTGTCAAATACATAAGGTTCTGCATCTTGATAGATGTAAGAGTATCTGGCAGAAGAGCAGTGGCAATCTTACCACCATTCGCAAACAGTACACCTGTTAAACCAGAACCAGTAGCATACAGTTCTTTCAGGTTTAAGCACTTAGAGAAGTCTAAACTGGTTGTAAGATTTGGCGTGTTTCTGATATCGAGTTTTTCAAGAAGTTTATTGTTTCCAATAACAAGATTGGTTAAGAATGTGTTGGAGTATCCTTCTGTAGTATTACCAATGATAAGTTCTTTCAGCTTTTCAGCTTTAGAGAAGTCATTGTCATGAATATAACATGTAGATACATCACCCATAGACTGAATTCTGGAAGCTGCATAAACCAGTACGGCAGTATCATCCATAGTTGTGTAAGGACAAGTAATGTCATATGTCTGACCTGCTTTTGCTCTAATCTGAGTAGCAGATGAATTTCCAAACATAACAGATAAATACATATCTGAGTATGGAATTATATGCAGTGTATAATCAGGTTTCACGACCGCACCAATAGGAGTATTACATCTAAACATAATCTGATCTGATGTTACTATTGCTCCAAGGAATTTTGTTGCCATATAAATTTCCTGATCACGTTCCCATTGTCTACGGTGATATTTTTCCTTACCATTAAACATAGATTCAAGATACCGCTTATTTCCTGCAAGATAGGTACGAAGTCTTTTTCTCTCAAAATCAAGTCTCCATAATTCTTCACACCATTCATTCTGAGAATTGTCGTATTGATTAATCAGAGAAGTTGCACTCCAGCATCCCTGTGATTCACATGATGCATACATAGTTCTGAGCTGAGACTTCATTAAATCACGTACACGACAGAAAAATGTAGATTCCGCAGCATTGAAAATGTAACCGGAAGATTTATCACCGTCTGTACGATAGTCCATATCTTCCTTGCCATATGGCATAGTCATTTCGCCACTGTTATTCAAACCAAGCTGTGTGTCCATATCATAAGCCCAGAAATCAAACCGATATCCATTATTAATTTTTGCAGCTTCGTCATCGACAGTATAGTATTGTGCTTTATCACTCATAGAAGCAGCTTCTTCTGTGGTGATATAATGTTTTGCCCAATGCCAAAACGTGTTCTTACTGCGATTATCAATCATAGTGTATCGAAGTGTAACCAAATAGAAATACAATGCAGAGTCGACAATAAACCAATTCTTAAGATTATTTACAAATTCATCATTGGTAGATGTAATAACAAATTCATAGAAATCTCTCCAAATCTGTCTGTTTTTTGTTCTAATTTCTGTTTTTGCTTCATCTGTTGATGTTGGATCACCATCTTTAGAATCTCCGCAGCAGTCATATCTAAATTCAAAAGAGCCATCCCAATTATTATAAAGAGAATCGTAAGCTGTATTACCAGTTTTCCATTCATCTTTACTGATAGGATATTTTGTTGATTCATTTTCGTTTTTAATACCTGTTTGGAATGTAGAATTCGGAAGCGTATTGTCGCTAATTTCAATACAGAACTCATTCATATCATCTGGATCGTATGCACGAGTTACGTCAGTCTTTTTTGAATCTCCCATATTGCCAAGCGCATAAAAATGTGCCTCACAGTCTTGGAATTCTCTATGTGTTGAAATGTCAGGATCTGATTCTCGAATGAAAACAACACAGTTAACAAATTCCATAGCATTTTTGATCCTGGAATCTCTACGAGAAGCAGGAGTTGAGTATGGAAGATATGTATTATATCGTTTCTGACCAAGAGCGTTTGTTACCATATTCGCACTTGCTACATTTACTTTTATATTTGTCCATCTCATAGGGACAGAAGTTCTTGTTAATGTAATTCCACCAGTTCCATCATTTACAATTGTGCCATCACCATAAGTAATTTTTGATACATAACTTGTATCAAGTGGAATTTTACTATTGATCTGATGTATACCATCTGCACAGAAGATAATATCTATATTACGTCCAGAATCGCCATATTCATTAGACGTTGTGCCCTGACCTGAATGATACGCATTTTCAATAACAAAATTATCTAGTTTTGGATCACCATTTTTATAGATACATTCCATGGAAGTGTTTTTTACAAAATCCTTTTTATCATTTGTAAAATGAGGAGCTGTGATAATGATAATTCTCATATCAGGACAAGCTTCTGCAAGATGTTCAGGTGTGAGATTTCCGTTCTCATCGTAAATCTGATTTCTCTTATAACGATTGATCATTTCTGTTGCAGTTCTTGCATCTGCAATAAAGTTATTCTGAACAGCTTTTGTATCCAAGCTCTTATTGTATGCCTTCATACGATAAATTAAAACATCACAATCATCAGAACCAATAGTAATTGGAACAGGATTATCTTGAGTGAAGGAATAGTCACTCGTATAACTCATTGGACAACATGGTGTACCGTCTTCATATGACATAACAATTGGTGTAGTATCGTTGTTGTCAATATTAAATTCCCACTCAATAATGTCTTCTTCGCTATATGGTACATACAGAGATTTTGCAGAAGATTTAATATACGCTTCATGTACATTCATTTGTAATCCGATACCTGCGGATTCACAAGACAGAAAGGTAGCATCTGCTTTTGCTACGTTAGTGGTTTTGAAAATAAACTTGAATTCTTTACCATTTCTACGTGCGTCATCAGCAAAAAGATTGTAAGAAATAGTGGCTTTTGTACCGGCTTTAATTCCGAAATACTGATCGCCGTTCTCATCAATCTGCCAACCGCCGTTTGCCCAGTCGAAGTTTTCAGATACAGTCATAGCCACATTACCGTCAGACCATAATCTGTTTGCATCGTTATTGGATCTACCAACAGGATTAAAGTCAAACACCAGACCTGCAGTTACTGGTTCTACATCAATATCCAGTTTTTCTACAGTAGCATTGATAGTCTTTACGATACCACGGCAAGTAATTGTCAGTACATGGTTTCCGATTTCAGTTGGCTTATACTGCCATACCTGTGTATGGGAATCCAATGTAAGAGTAGATGCCTCTTTACCATCAACAGCAAGAGTTACTACAGGACTTTCTGTAGTCGGATCGTAAACGGTATATTCGATATTTACAGTATCATACTGCTGTACATCAAGAGTCTGCTGTATACATCCAATAACAGGTTTGTCACTTGTCGGATCATACCAGATAATATCCTTCTTAATGTGGTTAGATTCAATGGTTTCTCCATTAACCTCAGCTGTAAGATATACTTCTACAAGATGTGCTCCATGCTCCTGTGTAGCGATATTATAGGATATTGGAGTACCTGAAATTCTCGTTTCAACAGTGTACAGTTCTTTACCATCTACCCAGAAATGGACTGTCTTATCCAACGCACCATAAGGAGTATAGTCAAATGATACTGGTCCAATATTGTATGTCAGTTTGTCATTGAAAGAGGATTCAATACGAACATCAAGAACCTGAACTGTCCAGGATTTAGTTACTAAAGTACCGGCATCATCCACGATACTTAACAGTAATTTCTGAGAGCCAGTAGAAACGTACTGAGTGGCATCAAAAGTATTTTCTCCACTGATGGCAGTGCCAGTAGCGATAACTCTGCTTCCGATTTTCCAAGTATAAGTGCCTTGTGTTACCTGGTCGCCTGAAGAGTCAACACCTGAGAAGTTATATTTGATAATTGCCTTTCCTTCTGTAGTAATAACGACAGGCGAAGTGGTCACATACTCAATCTTTAAAGTAGAAGTAGTTCCACCACCGCCTGAACCGCCAGTAATCTTGAAACTGGACTTTGCAGTACGGACTTCCTTTTCATCGTCACCCTCGTGCTGGATTTCCCATAAGGTGAACTTCTCATCTTCATAAGTTGCATCATAGGTCTTTACATCATCTAATTCTCCGATGTTATCTACCTTTGTCTCAAGTTCAACAACCTTTTCTGAGAGAGTGGTAACATTCTTTTTATTTGCATTTGCAGTCTGTTCAATGGCATTTACAGTAGAAGAAAGAGAAGTAAGGTCAGAAGAAGATGCTTTCTTATCTAATAGTGCATCAACATCTGTTTTCTTATAATAATCTGTCTGTAAGGATTCTGGAATATTACCAATTTTCTCATCAAGGGCAGAAACTTTTGCATCATTTTCCTGTTTATAAGAAGTCAATGCTTCTGAAACTGGACTTACAGCAGTAGTGATTTTTCCATCAACAATCTGATTATAAGAATTCACCCATTCCGCAGTTGGATTGGTGTTAATCTTAATGTCTTTGATTTTCTCTTCTCCATTGTAGAAGGAGAGAGTAGAAGTGGATTCTGTATATTCCACATTAAATTTTGCCAGCCCATCAATACTGTCAATCTTTTTGTATACATCCTGCAACTGGTCTGAGACATCGATGTTCTCAATCAGCTGATCAACTTCTTCCTTATTATAATAGGTAGAAAGTGTATCAGTAACAGTGTTCATAACCTCAGTCTTTACTGTGTTGGTTAAGTCTGTAATATCTGTTTCTACATTATTCGCTGCGGTCTCAGCCCTAGTAGCAGCCGCATTTGCCTGATCAACATAAGCAGAAGCTTCACTGATTTTGGAGTTCATTGTATTGATGAAACCTGTATACCAGTCAGAGTCAGGTTTAATAATACCGTTTCCTGTCAGAGACTCCATGACGTTCAGCTTACCGTTAGGTCTTGAAATCCAACAGTAGTTGTCACCTTTTTCGTTCACACCAGTAGCACGAATCTCAAAAGTAATGTCACCTGGAAGATAGGTAACGCCTTTGTCGATCAGCCATGCAAAACGAATTTTGTCTGTACTATACTGGCAGTTGACTACGTTATCATAATCTTCCTCTTTGTTTTTATTGATATAATGGATCTGAATTAACATCTCTGTCAAATCGATACCATCATAGTAACGGTTCATCTCAAATGGAATGAACTGAGAGTTTTCTTCCTGAGAAATATTAATCTGAGAACTGTCAACAGTGATGTTTTTCTGCCCGTCTATATATGACAACTTCTCATCTGTGTAGTTGTTATACCACACATATTTGTCGCTTTTGGTAAAAGATACATCTGCATCTGCTGCCAGTGCGACAGGTTTAATATCATCTGTACTATATGTACTCAGATTAACTGAGGTAGTAGTAGCAGATGACTTCATCTGTTGAGTCTGCTTATAAGACTCAGAAAAAGATAAAGCCATTAGTTGCTCCTTTCTTTGTGTTTTATAGTAGAAAAAGTCCTACACCGTTGAAGATGCAGGACTTGAGTAAATATTATTCTTCGATTAAATCTTCACATTCCAGATCAATTAATACTTGTCTTACCTGTGGTTTAATCTTGTCTGGAACCTGTTTATAAGTTTTCTTTCCTTTAACAATAAGTGTTGCATAAATAACTGCCATAATATCTTTCTCCTTTCTTGGTATAAAAACAAGCAGTAAGTTAAGCATTCAGAATCGCCTCAACTTCTGCTTTGATCTTTTCAGGAACATCATCAATTGTTTTCTTACCTTTACGGATTAAATCCGCATATACGGTTGCCATATAACTTACCATATTTTAATCCTCCTTCATTTCATATAACTCTGTTAATGCTAACTGAGTATTTGTAATCTCGTCATCCTGAGACAGATTTGTTTCATACTGCTCAGTCAGTGCCAGCTGTGCTTCTGTAAGCTGATCTTCCAAATCAGTCACCTGTTTCTTTAATCTTCCAATATCTGATTCTGGAAGATAATTAAAAACAGGTTTTGGGTTTTCAGAATCAGTTACATCAATTTTATCTAATGTTGCTCCATCTGGGACATCAACAAACATAGATAACAATCCTTGTGGAGCTTTTTGTTCTCCATAAATAATTGACCAGATTTTACCAGTCGTATCATAAATTACTAAAGCTTTCATATATATTCTCCTTAAATTTAAACTGCTTGAACTCCCCAACTAAGAATACCAGTTCCTTGCTGTGCAAAAACCAATCGCAACTTTCCATACCAAGAAGCATCATATTCATACGACATTCTTACATAGTTTCCAGATTCCGTATAAAAAGAACATAGTAATTTTGAATTTCCTGCGCTGTCTATCCTAAGAATATTAACTTTTGCGTAGGTAAAGGCAGGAGATTTAGCTATATCCACAAATATATGTGTGTATTTTCTTAAATTAACCATAGATGGAGTAGTAAGCGTATTACTACTTACGGCGTCATCAGAATAAACTTGACCTAAACTACCAAAACCGAGTCGTCCTGTTCCGACAACACCGCCAACATTGCCTTTGTTCCAAAAATACGTAGTAGTAGGAACATATCCATCCCAAGTCCCTGTAACACTTTGTCCATATACTGATACGGTTGCACCAGCTTTTATAACATCAGCTGATGGCATAACAAAGGCGGGGATAACAACATTTTCTGTCATATACATTCCTTTACAATTTAATGTTTGCTGGGCTGTTGATGGAATAGGGGTCCAACCAGGCTGTGATTGTATAGTTCCGGTTCTTTTTGTATGAGCATCT